AAGTTTACATTTATTTGTGAAGAAGAGGCGATGCCTTTTGCAGATGCCGTTTCATCTAAAAGAACGGTTGAATTCAAGGCTGAAACCATAAGTGATATTGTTAATGAATTTGAAATGTTTCTAAAAGGTTGCGGCTTTAATTTTGAAGGTCGTTTAGATTTGGTACAAGAAGAACAACCTCTTGGTAAAATTTACCCAAAAGATGGTCACGAAGATGATTTGGATGATATTGATTCTATTTTTTCTGGTAAGAAAAGTTTAATCCGTTCCGATGAGTGCTGATGAACGATTTATTTTACAATCTATTTGATTGGATCCGTGATGATTGGCGAAGCGGTCGTTTCCGTTTTATTGTTGAGTTGTTGGCTTGGGCTATTAGTATTGGTTGCTCTATTACTATGGCACTTACCGTTCCGAACCCACCGTTATTGGTTTTATATCCTATTTGGATTCTTGGCTGTGCTATGTATGCTTGGGCTAGTTATACTCGGAAATCATTTGGCATGCTTGCTAACTACATCTTGCTAACTACTATTGACACAATTGGTTTAATTAGAATGCTATGAATATATTTTTTCTGGATGAAGATGTAAAAAAATGTGCACAAATGCACGTTGACCGCCATGTGTGCAAAATGGTAATTGAGTATGCTCAGTTACTTTCAACAGCGCATCGAGTACTTGATGGCCAAGAATACAAAAGATTGTCGGCCAATAATCGGTCAATCAAAGCATGGCGGTTGCCTGATGGCCGTGAAGAACGCCTTATGAAACCCACTATGATGAATCATCCTTCTGCAATATGGGTTCGCCAAAGTAATGAAAACTATCGGTGGCTTTATAATATGTGGTGTGAACTACTAAGTGAATTTACCTATCGTTATGGTAAAGTCCATGCTACGGCACGGTTGATACCTGATTTGGCGGTGTTACCAACCAACATACCAAATGGTAAGTTTACTGGTCCTACGCCTGCCATGCCTGATGAATGTAAAGTACCAGGCGATTCTTTGAAATCATATCACAATTACTACAAGATGAATAAATCACATCTTTGGTCATGGAAAGGTAAGATAAATAAACGAGAGGTACCAAAGTTTATGAAAGATTGGTATCGTGCAATGAATTTATCACTTACCCATGAGTACCTTTAATGCCAACCTATGACTTTTTAAATAAAAATACCAACGAAATCGAAGAGCACCGTATGTCGTATACGGTGTTGGAACAATTCAAACTCGATAATCCCCACTTAGAATTACATATTTCTTTTGAGAACCTTCCGGTCATGTCGGATGGTACTCGATTATCGGTTCCCGGTATGGGCAAACCGGATTCAACCTTTGAAAAATATGTTATTGGTCGAATGAAAGAACAAGTCGGCCACAACACAATTAAAGATGGTCATAAAACCAAGGCACCTAGAGAATGGTAATAGTGAATAACCAGCTTCCATATTTACTTAACATCAGGAGGTCCGATAATGGTAAAATTAATCCTGTAGAACCTGCTTCTAAAATTCCAAAATATAATAACAACGATAGGAGTTTTAATGAGCAAAAAAAGAATGATGTCAAAACAGCAGCGGCTATATTACGAATATCAGAACAAGGAAAAAGTTCGGCAGGAATTAATAGAATATATAAAGTTACAAAGAGAAGTGGAACAACTAAAAGATTACAGGAAAAATAATGCTATTTGAAATCAAAGCTACTCGGTTTAATGAAGGTGATACAAAAACTTTTTATTATGATAATATGTCCAACATCTTAAAGGATGAGGATGGAAATGTTTTTGAATATCCACAAGAACAAAGAAAGATAAACAACAGTTTAAAACCATACAAACCGTTTGACAAAAACAGGCCATTAAAAAAATCTAAATTAATTTCACATTTAAAAATTCAATTAGGTTTGAGTTGCAATTACTCTTGTGATTATTGTTCTCAGAAATTTGTTGAAAGGCAACCAGAAACTTCCAAAAAAGACCTTGATGTTTTTATGGAAAAATTAGAGGCTCTGCATTTCGATGAAGATATTGGATTGAGAATTGAATTTTGGGGCGGTGAACCATTGGTTTATTGGAAAACATTAAAGCCATTGACTGAAGCTATCGTACAAAAATTTGCTTCTTGGAAAACAAAACCTCGTTTGAGTATTATTACAAATGGATCCATTCTAACCGATGAAATTATTGATTGGTTAATGATGATGGATTTTGCTGTATCCATATCACATGATGGTCCTGGTCAATTTGTTCGTGGTCCAGATCCCTTTGATGATCCAGAAAAGAAAGAAACTATCCTTGGTTTTTATAGAATGATGACACGCCTTGGTAAAAGCTTTAGTTTCAATGCAATGCTCAATTCCAAAAATCAAAGTAGAAAAGAAATTTATGATTGGTTCGTAAATTTAACCGGTGACGAAAATGTTATTCTTGGTGAAGGATCTTTGGTTGATGCTTATGATGAAGAAGGTATTTCAAATTCTTTACTTACAAAACAAGAACATTTTGAATTTAGAAAAAAATCATTTGGTGAATTGTATGGCAGCAATGGTAAAATAGGGTTTGCGGCTCAATTGGGTAAAATTGATGGTTTAATTAACTCTATTTTAAACCATGAAGAATCCAAATATTTGGGTCAGAAATGTGGTATGGATGATGAACACACCATATCGGTAGATTTACGTGGAAATGTAATGACTTGTCAAAATGTCAGTTCTTTAGAAATCTCAAAGAATGGAGAATCTCACCATGGCGGCAATCTAAGTAATTATTCCAATGTAGAACTAAAATCGGTCACTCATTGGTCCAATCGTAAAGAATGTCCAGAATGTCCTGTATTACATATTTGTAAAGGTGCCTGTATGTTCTTGGATAAAAAGTTTTGGGATATTTCGTGTGCCAATGCTTATTCGGATAATGTGGCTCTATTTGCCGCAGCATTCACGTTAGTGACCAACGGATATGTGCCCACTTTAATTAAAAGTGATACTTTACCATTGGACAGGCAAGATATTTTTGGAGATATCTTTGAACACAAAGAAGAAACTAACCATAAAAAAATCATACCAATCAAAGTGGTAAAGGAAATTGTTGGTGAAGTGGACGATATTCCCGTGTATGGTAAATCTCGTTTGGAAGTATAAATAGTACAATAAACAACACTTTAAAGAGTATTTAAAATGCCATTACCAACATCAGGACAACCTATATCGATAGCCAATATTGAAGCGGAAGTCGAAATTCCTGTAGGAACAGCGACCAATTTAGGTTTTTTAAATGAGTACATAAAACCTGGTATAAGACCAGCCACACCAAATATGGCCGGATTTTGGGGTTTAAAATACTATCTACAAAACAATGCAGGCAACTGCAATGACGCTGGGGCAAGTAATTGTAACTGTAATTCTGCAGATTGTACGGTAATTCAATGCAATGCAACAAATAATTGTACCAACATAGGTGCACCAAATTGTGACGTACAAAAATGGTTACAAACAGGTGACTGTAACATTGTTCCCACTCCTGTGTATAATTGTGTTAGTAATCAAAATTGTTTTACTTATAACTGTAATTGTAGTAAAATTATTTGTACCAAACTTTTTGAAATCGGTTTAATGAAACGAAACATTTTTGAAGCCGATCAAGCATTTGGTGAATATCTCATCAAAACTAATCCAGATATTTACAATGGATATCGTGCATGGGCAGAAATTGTTGTTGATTGGATGGAAGGAAAAGGTCCTAAAATGATGTTTTGGATGAGTGATGAGAAGTTTAGTGTGGCTGCCAAAAAGTGGTCAACAACTTGGGCTCACGATATTGCAACTCCTTGGGCTGAAGAAATGGCATATATGATGGGTGAAAAAGAAGCTGGTAGCTTGGCAGGTAAAATGATTATGGTCTTTGGTATCCCTATCTGTAAAGGTATTGGTTTATGGCAACGTTGGTTCGGATCAAGTAAAAAACAACCAGGATTTTTAAAAGGCGCAGCACTTGTCATTATTTTTGTTATGTTTAAATTGGTAGCTGAACTTGGTCGAATGATTGAGAAACTCACACCAAAAAGGAGTGTCGTTTGATGAGAGAATTGAGAAAAACTTTTTTAGGAAAAGAAATTAAATTAGACCCACTCGAAATAACAACAGAAGATGATGGTTCAAAATATATACATGATCATGTAACTTATTTTTTTGATGTAATTAGTTATGGAATTATATGCTCTCTCGATCAACGAGATAAAGAAAGATATTTTAAAATGATAACAGATCACGAAGAAATGATAACAAAATTATATGGGTATTCGATTCTCAATTCTAAGATATTTTTGCCTGTAGCTGTAAGAAATGGTATTGATAATAAATTAATCAAAGAATATAAAACATGGTTGGCTAACAAATGAGTGAAAAAAATACTTTTACTAGTTTAGAATGTCTAGAAACATTTGATGGAAACACAGTTATCTTCAAAGAAGAATATTTGTGTAATTTCTTTAAAACTAAGTTTGAGAGAAAATATATGAGGTTAACACAAGAAGAAAAAGAAGAAGTTTCTTTTGTTGATCAAGAATATGGTGATTTATTGGATAAAGTATGGAGATTACCATTACAAGAAGCATTAAAAACAATGGGTGCAGATTGGGCGGCTCAAAATGAAAAAAGAAATCCTGTAGAGGAATATGAACACGCTTTGTCTTTATCAAAAGACGCCGATTTATCAGAAGAAGCACATCAAGCAAAATTAGAAAGATTGAGAATTTCTGCAGAGATTTTTGCAAAAAATAATTAGTATTATTTTATATTATGAACCAGAGTTTTAAAACAAAAGAAGATCGAGATCGTTACCATTGGTATCAAAATGCACAAAACATGTTTTGGCAAAGTCCAATTTGGGAAGAACAAACAAAATTTGATGAGAAGTTTAATGAAGTTTTGCTAGAAGAAATTTATAGCATTGGAAAAAATATTGTTTTGGGTGTGGACAAAGATCCACACAATAGTATATGGGACTACAGTAGACCCAATTTAAATATACTTAAACAAGAAATTATCGACATAGTAACAAAAAAAATTGCACAAAATATTCCACAACTTAGAATGTTGAATATCCGTGGGTGTGAACATTTTATGGGTTGGGTGAACGTGCGTGAACCAGGTGAACGCCTTGAAGTACACGGACACACCGAATCGGCGATTGCAGCAACCTATTACATAAAGGCCAAAGAAGGATGTGGTGATTTGGTGGCATTTGATTCATCACACGCAATCGATTGGGAAAATAATTGTTTGAGTGGTAGTCCTTTCATGCGAGCCCGAAGATTCAAACCAGTTGAAGGTAGATTAATATTTTTTCCATCATATGTTTTACATGGAGTCGATGAAAATAAATCGGATGATTTAAGGATTTCATTGTCAACCGATTTACGAAAAGTGGTCGAAAAGGATGCATCAAATACAGTTATTTTAAAAAGTTGGGCAGGCCGAATGGCTAAAATCAAAGAGTGGAAACTTGAATAATGTTTGCCAAGTTGGAAAAATCATTCGAAAAACCAATCTATGCAATTACCGATTCACTAAAAACATTTAAAGATGAGAATGGTAAAGGTATTGACTATAAAAAAGTTTGGTCTCCTGAAGCCGAAAAAATTTATGGATTTTTACCAAAAAAATATTGGCCAGATTTTCACTTGACAATAATGACAATTGACTGTATAATACCTCCACATACAGATACAGAAATTATTACTTCAATTAATTTTTATTTACAAACAGAAGGATGTAAAACAACATTCTATACACCAAAGGTTTCTCTGCCCAAAACAACACAAATTGAAAATCAAACCAACGGCCATATTTTTTACGAAGAAGATTTGATGGAAATTGGTAGTTTTATTGCAAAAGATTTTGAGGTGTGGGTACTTGATGTGAGTAAAATACATGGTGTAAATGGTGATTTTAAATTAAGAAAGGCATTAACCCTTGGAACTTTTGCACATAAGTATGAGGATGTAATTAAAATGTTAAAGGAAACAGGCAATGTCATTTGTTAAACTAAAACATTTGTACGAATATATGCCTCATACAATTATACCAAAAGGTCAAGCCGATTCGTTTGCTGGAAAATATGGATTAGGTGTAAGGCACAATACAATTTGGACACCAGAACCTGAACGTGAAACTCTATATAAAGTTATTCCTGAAAGATACTGGAAAGATTTTCAAGTAACCAGAATGTCAATAAATTGTTTGTTATTGCCTCATGTGGATAATGATTTTATAACAACAATTAATTTTTATTATGAACCGGGAGATTATAAAACAATTTTTTGGAAAGCAAAACCTGGAGCAAATTCTTGGAAAACAGAAGAAGATAGGCACACAGGTGTTACAACTTCTAACATGGAAGCAAAAGATATTGATGTTGAAGATTTAAAAACTAAAGTTAAAGAGTTTGTGGCAGAAAAAAAGAATATGCCAACCTGTGAAGAAATTACATATGTCGATGCTGTATACACTTTTGATGATGTGTATGAAATTGGTTCATTTGTTGCCAATAAAAATGAGGCGTATTTGTTGGATGTTCGGGTAGCACATAATGTTGAACCGTTAGATGGCACAAAACTCAGAAAAGCTTTTGCTTTGAGAACCCGACATTATGATTATGGACAAGTATATGAAATGCTACAAGAAACTGGAAATTTATAAAGGAAATAAAAATGTTTTTTGAGAAATTAGATTACACCGTTGACATTGAAAAATTAAAAAAAGAAGTGCGTGAAAGTGTATTTACTTTAGGTGACCAAGTTATACAAGGTGAAGAATTTGAAACACCAAAATATCATGGCTTTGGTGGTTGGAGTTTGTTAAGTAGAAATGCCACATGGACCGATGGATGGGAAGCAATTCAATTGGAACAAGGACAAACATTAGAATCTTTTTTACCCACCCAAGAATTAATTTATAAAGCTTATAAACATTTTAATCTTTACCATGGTTTAGAACACGATAAACCAACTGAAGCATATGTTGGTGAAATTAAAAAAGTAATAGATGATATCCGTGACTTAGGATTTTATCCTTGTAGAGCCAGAGTTTCGTGTTTAAAAGCTCATTCAAAAAGCTTAGTACATAGAGATGCAGATTCTGCAGAATATATGACACGCATACATATTCCGCTATGGACAAATGAAAAATGTGTTCATATCTGTCAAGGTAAAAATTTACATTTACCAGCAGATGGAGGTGTTTGGATGCTTTGGACAAACCTTTGGCATCAAATTAGAAACGATTCCGATGAGGATCGTTACCATATAATTATGGATGCATACGATACGAAAAAGATAACAAAATATTGTAAATATGAAGGAGATTTTGAACTGTATCGTAATTATGTTCGTGGTCAAATGGAAAAAATTGACGAGGTCGAATTAACAGAAGAAGATATTGATTTCTTTGAAGCAATTAAAGAAAAATATTTGGCTAAAAAATAAATGGATGATCGTCATGGTATTATCTTTACTGGTATGGAAAGAACCAGAACAATCAGCCGTCCTGCGGGTGCAGTGCGGCTAAGAACTTTTTTAGAAAAACACAATTACAACATTGAAGTTATAGATTATTTTGGTAATTTTACTGAGAAAGAACTGGAATTACTTTGTGAAAGATATATTGGACCAAAAACATTATTTGTTGGTATAAGTATAACATTTGTGTATGCTTTTGATAAAATTAATTACTTATTTAAACACATCAAAGAAAAATACCCAAAAGTAAAAACACTAATTGGTGGTAGTGAAACGCCAATTGAAGGCGTAGATTTAACACAAGTGGATAAAATTGTTTGGGGCTACGCCGAAGAAACCATGTTACATTACATGAAGTTTCTTAGCAGAAAGCTTTTAAATGATTTGCCATGGGTGCCTTACAGAGGAACAAAATCAATTAATGCAGAGATGTTATATAAAAACGACTCTAGTGATTTGACAATTAAATGGATAGAAAGTGATTTAATTAAAAACAATTTTTTACCCATCGAAATTAGTCGAGGTTGTATTTTTAGATGTAGATTTTGCTCATTTCCACTCTTAGGTAAGAAAAAGAATGATTACATTCGCCATGTAGATAACTTATCTGCTGAGTTGAGAAGAAATTATGAAATGTTCGGTGTCAATAATTACTGGTTTAATGATGATACCTTTAATGACAATGTGGTCAAATTGGAATATGTCGCTGAAGCAATAGCTAAAAGTGGTGTAAAAATAACATACACAGCTTTTTTAAGAGCTGATTTGATTGAGGCTTTTCCAGAAACTATTCCCATGTTGGGTGATACTGGTCTTGTTGCTGCAACCTTTGGATTGGAAACATTTCATCCAGAAGCAAAAAAAGCCATTGGCAAAGGACTAGATAATGAAAGGCAGTTTGAAGCAATTAGACAATTGAAGAAATACAAACCAATTTATACTTACACGGGTATGATTTGTGGATTACCAGGAGAACCAATTTCTAGTGTGTTGAATAGTCAAAAAATGTTGATTGAACAAAACTTTGAAGTGTTTGATAATTGGGATTGGTGGCCACTTTTAATCAGAAAAGGTTCAATAAGTCGTTTAAGTGAATTTGAAAAAGAATATGCAAAATGGGGTTATTCTGAAATGTTACCTGGAGAATACATTATTCCTGCTGGAGAAACCGATACAAAATATGGTAACGAAAATGATGGTGTGATGGTATGGAAAAGTAAATATGCAAATTGGTACACCTGCAGAGCAATTGCCAATAATCTAAACATGGAAACAGAAAAACACAGAATTAAAGCTGGAAAATCCATATATGGAAATGCAGATAAAGGAGTTAGTATTAATCATGATGTTTATGAACTAGTTGGTTTGGGTGTTGATGTTAAAGATATTATTGATGGCAATTTTGATAAAAGCTTTTTAAATAGAAAAATACAAGAAGCTGATCAAACCATTCTTGAATATAAAAAATTAAAGTTGGGATTATTATGATTTGGACAAAAGAAGAAATATCAATCGCAGATGAGTTGATAGAGATTGCACCAAAATTACGTGACGAATTTTTAGATTATCACAAAGATTTTCATACCACATTCAAAGGCGGTATATCATATGCTGCAGCCAATCCTCTAACAATTCTAACAGATGAAGAAAAATCTATTTGGAAAGTGGAAGGATTAAGATATGTTTGCCGTGACCAAAAAGTTGAACGAAATATGTTTTTGGATTCAAAAGTATCAAAAGTATTTCCAACAGCAACAGCATTAACAAAAAAGTACCTTGACTATTGTGGTTGTAGTGGTTATAGTGTTTTGGAACCTGGAGGAGTAATTCATAGTCATTCGGATATTGAAAACACTTCACACTCCACTATTAGAATACATATACCATTAATTATACCTGAAGGTGATGTTTGCCTTGAAACTGGAGGTATTAAAAATGATTGGTCAAATTTGTTCGCTTTCGATAATGGAGAGTTACATAGTGCATACAACAGAACAAACAAGAGAAGGTTAATTTATATCATAGATATAGCTAGATCATTTTTATCAATACCAAGTTGGGGTCTTAAAGTTACTTCAATTTCAATACCTAAAGTTTAAAATAATGTTTAATTACTGCCCACCAAAACAATTACAAGATTTACAATCAGAAACTTTTCCTGATGGTAAACGATTTTATAAACTGCCTGATGGTACAAAATTGCCATCTGTTACCACGGTGATTGGCGCACAAAAGAAACATATTTTTCAAGCATGGCGTAACAAAGTTGGTGAAGATGTTGCCAATGCCATTACCAAAAAAGCTACCTCTCGTGGTACAAATGTTCATACATTATGTGAACGATATCTAAACAATGAATCATTAGGTGATATTATGCCTGATGCACGAGAAATGTTTTTATCAATTAAACCGGAATTAAATCGTATCAACAACATTCACTACCAAGAACAGACACTTTGGTCAACACAATTAAACATGGCCGGCCGTGTTGATTGTATTGCTGAATTCGATGGTATTCTTTCGGTAATTGATTTTAAAACGTCCAAAAAAATCAAGAGCCATGAAGATATTGAAGATTACTTTTGGCAAACATCTGCCTACGCCTTGATGTATGAGGAGTTGATTGGTGAACCTATCCATGATTTGGTTATCATCATGGCCGTTGAGGATTCAAGTCCTATCGTGTTCAAACAAAAGACCGAAGACCATATCACAGGCCTAGTCAATGCCATTTCATATTATGAAAAAGGTGGTAAAATATTATGAAAATATTAGGGATTCACAGAGGTCACAATGGCGGTGTTTGTCTTTTAGAAGATGGTGAAGTTACTTTTCACTTGGAGCAAGAAAGACTTGACCACCATAAAAATTCAAGTGAACTACCCATAAAAATAATTCAAAAAGCAATTGAGTTAGCAAATTATGAGGTTGATGTTTTAGTTTTATCTGGTTTCACAAAACCAATTCCCGCTGACATAAGATGTAATGAACAAATTGATTGGTATTTTGGTAATGATTCAAATAAAAAAAATAATGAACAAGTGTGGAAGGAATCTAACACACAGAACTTGTATGTTGAACTTTTAAAATTTTGGAACAAAAAACCTTTTGAATTTTATTCTTATCACAATAATCATCATGAGTTACATGCAGCTGTTGCTTTTTATAATTCGGGATTTACTGAAGCAATTTCAGTTGTTGCTGATGGATCTGGTGCACTAGTTAGTAGTGTTCCGGGTCAATTGTATGATCAGTACAATTACGAAATTCAATCAGTATTTTATTCAACTTATCCGTCAACATTCACTTCTGTTATAAAAGAGTGTACTTATCAAAAAAATAATCCAAAAATTAATCATCGAAGTTTAGGACTAAAATTTACTACCGCAGCAATATTTTTGGGGATGAATGGTGGTGGAGATGCCGGCAAAGTAATGGGATTAGCTTCTTATGGCAAAAAAGATAATGATGTACCAAATATCGATAATACTGTATTTGATTGGGACAAAATTTTCTTTAAAAGAATGAATGATTATGCTCTTAGTTTAAAAGATAAAAATTCTATTAAACATTGGGTTATTCCCAACGATGAAAATTTTCAAAAATATGCAAATCTTGCTTATTGGGTACAAACAGATACACAAGAGTATATGTTAAATTTAATTAAACGAGGAATAAAAGAAATTGGAATTAAAAATGTTACAATTTCTGGCGGTTATGGATTTAATGTAGTTGCAAATTATTATATTAGAAAAAATCTACCTGACGATATAAATTTGTATGTTGAACCCATTTCAAACGATGGCGGTATGGCCATTGCTGCAGCAAAATTATGGTGGCACCAAAACACCGGTGATAGAACAATTAGACCGTTGAAATCATTATACCTTGGTGAAAAACCAAACTATGATAACCTGGCGGGTTTATTAAATAATGATGAATCTTTAATTGATACAAACTATTCGAATATTATTGATTTAATATTGGATAAAAACATCGTTGCCATATACCAAGGAAGATCAGAATCGGGACCAAGGGCATTAGGTAATAGGTCTATATTATTTGATCCAAGAGTGCCTAATGGAAAAGATATAGTTAATGTGGTCAAGAAAAGAGAATGGTACAGGCCTTTTGCAGGCTCTATAATGGAAGAACATGTGCACGATTGGTTTGATATGGCTGGCCTAAAAAATTCTCCATTTATGATGTACGGAGTTGATGTATTAGAAGATAAAAAATCTCAAATACCAGCAATCACTCATGTAGACGGAACTTGCAGAATACAAACTGTTACAGAAGAACAAAATTATCATTATTATAATTTAATTAAAGAATTTTATAATAGAACTGGTGTGCCAATATTATTTGATACGAGTTTTAATTTGGCTGGCGATACAATGGTTGAAACAATAGAAGATGCACTATGGACATCAAGAAACTCTGATATTAAATATATCTATTTTGCCGATTTAGGTAAGTTGTATGTTAAAAATGGCAATATTGAATAGCTGGTGTTCATAAAGTGGTATACTTGTGATCCGCTGGTTGCCTATATAAGTATAAACACTTATAATAGGAACATTAAAAAGGATATTATAATGCCAAGTAAAGATTGTGTAAGGGAAGTTAAAGTAAAAAGTTTTGCTTTTTATACCGGTGCCTGTGCTTTTGGAGTATTGGTATTAACAGCATTGTATTTTATCAGTAAAGGTGTATAATGAAAGTTAAAGAGTTGGTTAAAAAGTTATATGAGGCTGAAATTAAACATGATACGCCATTGATTAAAAAACTATGGTTTAAATTGTTAAAGAAAAGCCTTAAACATAAACATACTGAAGCTGTAAAGTAATTCGTAGAAGTTGTTTGAAAGTTGTTGTGGACATGGGTGCGATTCCCATCACCTCCACCAAAAGTATATTGACGAACCGAGTTATCGGTAGCAAACACACACTATAGTTGTGGCAATATACTTCTGATGGGGGTGCCTAGATTCGACATGGCAATAATTAGAACAATGGAGAATCGTCAAAGCTAAAGACGTTAGGGTTGAGGATACTCGGCCGAAGAAGCAAAAAACTATAAACGCAAACGATAATAAGTATGCACTTGCTGCCTGATAGGTAAGCGGAGTTTCGCCAGGTGAACTTAGCAACAGAATCACCTGGATAAATAAAACACCAGTAACACACAAACCGCTGGTAATACACATAAACACACACAAGGAGAAGTAAATGAGTATGACACCATACGAGATACGGCTAGAACTCTTAAAAATGGCCAAAGATATGCTAACTGATGATTATCACGGAAAACGTGATGCACTACAACAGCAATGGCATACACAGGTAGATGCAGCTAAAATTGCTGGTACACAATCACCTGAATTCCCGGCGTTACCGCCATTTCCCAATGAAGATGAAATTGTAAAGAAAGCGGAAGCTCTCAATCAATTCGTTTCTCAAACCACTCCACAACCTGAAGTTAAAATAAAATCGAAAACAAATTCGTAATTGGAGACCAAGGCGGTCGGATGTTTGGCCGCCACAATCAATAAGGAAGAAAGATGTTTAAATTTAACACACAGAAGTTTAACACATTAGCAGTAGTATTAGCAGTATTAACAATAGTATATACAGCACCAACTCTATCAAGAGAGTTTATTACGAATGCAACACAAAAACAAGTATCTGCAGATTATCAAAAACAAGTAGAATGCCTTGCTAAAAATATTTACTATGAATCTGCCGGCGAAACATATGAAGGAAAATTAGCCGTTGCACAGGTCACATTGAATCGTGTTAATAGTGGCATTTTTCCACGAGATATATGTTCAGTTGTTTATCAAAAAACAATTGATCAAAATTTAAGAACAGTATGCCAATTCTCATGGACTTGTATGGTCAAAGAAATGGTACACGGTCAAGATCGGTACAGATGGGAGGAATCCCTTTTAATTGCTAAAAGAGCATTGACAGTTCCAGTCCTACATGATAAAATAGCAGAAACAAATGCACTTTTTTACCATGCAGTTTATGTAAATCCTGGTTGGAATAAACAAAAGGTTGTAACAAAAATAGGTAATCATATATTTTACAGTAGAATTTAATATGCCTAATCGTGAAGAAATAAAAAAATTTAGTTTAATGATTGAAAAATTGGTGGCAGAAAATAATTTAGGTTATATGGATGCTATCTGCCACCATTGTAAAGAAACTGGTTTAGAAATTGAAGTGGCTGCAACGTTAATCTCACCTGCACTTAAAGCAAAGATTAAAGAAGAAGCGCAAGATAACAATTTGTTGAAAAAAACATCCAGGTTGCCAATTTAAAATTTTATGACTGAAAATTCAGGTTTTGCCGCATATTCCTTATGGAATGCTTTGAAGTTACATTTTACTTCCGAATCTTATGATTATTTTAAGTATAACGGAAAAACAAATGTATCTAAACAGACATTTACCACCAACAAATCAAAATATCAATTCTATAAACTATCTCGCAAATACGATTTGGACGAATTAAAGAATTTTTATGTTGCCAACTTTATACAAGGTAAGGGTGATTGGGTAGGCGACTTACTTCAAGATGGTGATGAGAACTATACCAAATGGCAAAAAACCCAACAGAGCTTGACATATACCTTTGAGAATGATATAATGTATATGTTTGATAGTGTTGATGGCGCTGAGTTCTGGCATATTGATGATTACTTTAAACCCATCGATGGTGGTTGGCCAATGTTAATTACCAAAATGATGCACGATAAGATTTCATTGGAAACAGTTTGTATTCTCGTTGACATATTTGGTTGTATGCCAAAATGGGAAAACCAAATTACTGAGGATATTATTTGGCCAACACACCGAAGAATTATAAAGAAATATACACCGTTTATACAATACGATAAAGAAAAGTTTACAAAGTTTTTAAAAGAAAAGATTAAAGAATATGCATAAGATTACCAAGATTTACTTGGACATGGATGGTGTGATTGCTGATTTCAATAAGCGATACAAAGAATTGTATAAGATTGAACCAAAAGATGCAGACACATACAAAACTTTTGATAAGTTTTTTACCATGTTCATTGCTGAAAAACAATTTGCAAAACTGGATTTAATGCCTGATGCTATGGAGTTAATTAACTACCTCAGGTCATTATCAATACCAACAGAGATTCTATCTTCAACATCATCTGAAAAGCGTGATGCAGAAATTAGAGAACAGAAGATTGATTGGTTGAATAAACACAACATTGAGTTTCTTGTTAATTTGGTACCAGGTAAAAGATTTAAGAGAGATTTCTCTAACGAAAATTCACTATTGATTGATGATACGTCACAAAACATTGACCAATGGCGATCAGAGGGTGGTATTGGTATACTTCACACGGATACCATAACTACCATCGGTATTTTGAAAATGTACACTTGACATTGGATAAATAATATTATATGATGAGAAGTTCGTGGATAAGTTGTTCATACACCGTTTAATACTCCGTTTAATACGAAAGGAAATACTATGAGTTTTGCAAATCTAAAACGCCAATCTGGCAACCTCGATAAACTATCTAAAGCAATTGAGGCACTCTCCCAAACATCCGAAGGTTCTGAAAAGGTCGATAATTTCTGGCGTCCAGAAGTTGACAAATCAGGCAACGGCATGGCTACAATCCGTTTTCTTCCATCAGCTGAAAAAGATGGCGAAGATGCTTTGCCTTGGGTCAAAATCTTCTCACATGGATTTCAAGGTCCAGGTGGTTGGTTAATTGATAACTGTTTGACTACTAAGAATCAACAATGTCCAGTATGTGAACACAATTCTACATTATGGAATTCTGGCATTGAAGCTAACAAAGATGTGGTTCGTAAACAAAAGCGTAAACTGAATTATGTTTCAAATGTTTATATTGTATCTGATCCAAAACATCCTGAGAATGAAGGCAAGGTGTTCTTGTTCCGTTATGGTAAAAAAATCTTTGACAAGATTAGTGAAGCAATGAATCCTCAGTTTGAAGATGAACAGGCAGTCAATCCATTTGATTTATGGAAAGGTGCCAACTTTAAGTTGAAAATTCGTAAGGTAGAAGGTTATCAGAACTACGACAAATCTGAATTTGAATCGGCAGCTCCATTATCTAGTGATGATGACGAACTCGAAACAATTTGGAAATCACAACACTCGTTACAAGAGTTGACTAGTGATAAAGAATTTAAATCATATGATGATTTGAAGAAACGCCTTGATAAGGTTCTTGGTCTGAATGGTGAAGCACCAAAGACAACCGTAGAACAAACCAAAGCGAAAAACTTTGATGCTAAAACCAAATCTACTGATTCACCATTCAAAGATGATACAGAAGATGATGATATGGCATATTTCAGTAAACTAGCTGAAGAAAACTAATTCTTCTAAACAGCAGTAACACGGCCACACCCTCTGTCGAAAGATACGGTGTGGTTTTCTTTTGGTTATTACACAACTCGCAAACTATCAAATACCATTCTTTGAAAAGAATCTTCCATATTTCTTACAGAAGGTATTGGTCCTTTTGGTCTTTGACCTTTTGTTGAATTTACATTTGTGTTGTTTATAATTTGTGAATTGACAACAGATTCAGGAGTGCTTGGTAAGTTTAGTTCTAAATTTTCACTGGTTACAGTATTTAATTTATTCGTAGTGGACGCCATTGGTTCCATTGCTTGTGGTTTTGATTCTTGGCTAGGCACCATTGGTTTTTCGGTTGAATCACTTGGTTGTGCTGTTGGTGTTACCGGTACAGGCGTTGCTGTTTGATTTCGCTCAGCAATAGCCTTTTGAACTCTATCTCTTTCCATTTTATAATCTTCAACAGCCTCTAAAGCTCCAGGTCCTCTCTCAGCAAAACCTTTTAATTGAACATTGTTTAATGGTACACTTTCATTATAATTGAATTGATAATCTTTTATTTCTGCCATTGTTCTGTCATATTCTGGTAATTTTTTACGGCGATCCATTTCATTCTTAACACCAGCTAAACCCCCAACTTTTTCAGCGTTTGCTATTCCTTCGGCTTCAGCTTTAGCTTCTTCACTAGGTTCAGATTTTATTATTTTCCAAATAGCATATCCTATTCCTGCGCCAGCAAGAATGGCTAATCCTACAGGATTAAACATCAAGAATCTTCCAAGGCCAAACAATAACTTACCAATTGAAGCTAAACCACCAAATGCGGATGTAATCATTGAAATAAAACTTGTTATGCCACTAATAATAGCACTAACTCCACTAATAACAGCCATAACTCCTTTAACGGCATCAGCAATTAATCCTGTTACTATACCCAAAATAGTTGATATTAATCCTGTGCCATCATCAGCTTTTGTTGCTGTTGGTGCAGCCGTGGTTGTTTGTTTTTTGCCTGTGATGGCTTCGATTAAAGCTTTATGCCTTCTTTCTTTTTCAGATTGTTCTTCTTCTTTAAAATTATTTTCTTTTTCTCTACGCAAAGTATCATTTTTATCTGTCGTTTTTAATAGAGTGTATATCTTGGAAAGAATATCCAATACATTGTTATCTGATTCCAACTGACCTATATCAAGATTACGTGTACCTCCAACTTCTTTTGCTTTTTTCGTACCAGAAAAATATTGAATATCTTGTTGTGTTCTACCTAACATACTACCAAGCAAAGCAGGAGCAAATTTAGAACCACCTGTCATAAATTTAGCAATATTCAATACATCAAATTTTTCACTAAAACCTTTAGACTTTGCTTTTGATTTATCGGATAAAGTGGCTTTTATAGCCGAGCCAACGCCTTGACCTTCCGATAATTTTTCGGTCAAATATGATATGTAAGATTTTTCTCTTATCTTTTTGGCTTCTTGATAGTTCATGTTGATCTAGCTTTCTTAATCAGAGGATTCGTGTCATCTTCTTTTTCGGGGTCTTTATCTGATACTGTTTTGTTATTTACATTGGTATTATTTACACTTTTGTTAATCACTGGAGATTGTTGCATTGATTTTTTTAATCCCATGTTTTCTTTTGTGTCGGAGTCAATTTTATTACCAGTTGATACAGATGGTACAACACTTGATTTGTTACCTTGCATATTTTTTAATCTATCAGCATCTAATGCAGCACCCACCTGCTCTGGTGAATTGTGTGCTACGTTACCGCCTATGCCAGAGTAATAAGAATCACCTTTTCTTAATTTTTTCTTACCAACATCCATGTCATAGGGTATGCCAACCGAAGCAAACTCTTTAGCCAATTCTAATATAGCACCATCACGGTCATCACTTTGGCCTTTCACATATGCATCTACTTTTTTTCTTCTTTGTCCAACAAGACCATTGGTAAAAAGTAAATCTTGAGTGGCTGAATCCAAATATGTTGTATCAGGATCTATTTTTAATTGTTTAATTAAATCTTTCATTGTTGTTGGAATTATTTGATACTTACCAACAGCAAAAAGCCTGTCTGGATCACCTTGTTTTAATTCACCCCGTCTTAAAAATTCAGAGATGGTCATTTTACTGAAATCAATTGGTTTATCCGAAGGTATCATTCTGTTACCCACAGTACCTTTGTTGTAAGCATTATAACCAGCTTTACCACTTTCATATTTCGAAATATTGGCCGCAAGAGATTCTTTACCAATTAAAGCGGCAGTACCAGCAATTGCACCGCCGGCCAATATCGCTACTCCACCAATCTTACCTGCCGTGGGCGGTTTAGGCGCTGGCGCAACAGGAGGTTTTGCTGTTGGTGTTGGCTTGGGTGTAGGTGCTGGTGCAGTAGGAGTTGGTTGTGGTGCGGGTACTGTTGGTTTAGTTACTTCTTTAGGTGGTGTAACTGGTTCTTCTTTTGGTTTACCTAATTGATCCGTTTTCTTTTTTTCTTGGCCAACTTTTTTATTGGCATCATCTAATTTTTTTGTTTGTTTTCTTGTTACTTTTGGTTTTTTTCTTGCAGTCAATGCTTCAATCAAAGCTTGATTTCTGCGATCTTCTTCAAACTCACTTTCTTCTTTTTGTCTTTGCCTTTCGTCCAATTCCAATTTTCTGTCATTTTCAATTTTCATTAATAAATTATAAATTTGGCCAAGATATTGAGCAAACTGGCTAGAATTTTGAACTGGAGAATTTTTTAGATTTGCAAACTCACGTTTTTTCTTGCCAGTAAAGAAACCAATATCTTGTTTATTTCTTCCTGTTAAAGCACCAAGTAAGGCGGGAGCAAATTTAGAACCGCCAGTTACAACTCTGGCAATGTTTAATGGATCGAATCGCTGTTTGATGCCTGTAAAGGTTGCTTTTGTTCTGTCAGAAATAGAACTTCCAATAGCCGCACCCGTGCCCATACCAGATGATAACCTTTCGGTCATCATTGACATTAAACCTTTTTTTCTGATGTCTTTAGCTTTGTAATAGTCCATTTACTATTTTCTTTGTTTCTCTCGTATCTTTTGGTTTTCTTCTTCAATATACGCAATCAACATAGAAACGTAAATGTCACGTTCCCAAGGCATCATATTTTCAAGCTCTGACAAACTATATTTGTGGTGTTGTATCAATGAAAAGTTTGTCTTGTAATAATTACTCAGATTGTCATGACGAAAAATTAGCCGAAAAAACTTTCAAGGCCTTCCACATCTATCTTATGATGAAACCCACACTTTGAGCAATCAATTTCAATTATTTCTTTTAGTTTTGGTAAATTATTAAAAAATTCTTCTACCTTAGCAAACTGAGCCTGATTCATGCCTTCAACAAATTCTAACATTTCACCTGGTTGAGCTTCGTTTCCGTAATAAAATTGTTCACCATCGTAAATATATTCAATTGAATTGGCAATCATATTGAAGGTGGTTTCTGTAATATTTTCATACTTAATGGAATCTTGTACGATACTAAATTCTGGATACTTTAATTTAATAGAAATTGTATCCGTTAATTTAATCTCGTCTGAAATGGTTTCATCTCTTTGAACTTTTAAATCAAGTAGATTGATATCTTTTTCCATTAAATTGCCACACATTTTACCATCTACTTCATTATTACATTTGTATTTTGATTCAACAATCTCACCTACTGACTTGGCACGAAGGTTGACAAAATAATATTCAACATCTATAATTGGCAATTTTTCAATATCGACACCCTCTGTCAATGTACAATTATAAAGAATATCTTTTACGTTTTGGTGAATCGTGGAAGTTTCATTGGATTCAATGGCCATTAATAAATTTCTTTGTTCTTTAACTAAAAATGGTCTGTATTTAATTTTCTTTTTTGATAGTGGCAATTCTATTTCATATGTTGGCACGTCAAGTTTTGGTAAAGCCATAATTTATCTCCTTAATAAAATCACTTAAAAATACTACGTTGTATGTTGTTCACGATTGATTGACCAGCTGAGCTTACAGCACCTTGAGCATTTCCACCTAATCCACCAACAACATCTGAGAAGTTGGCGAGACCAGCATCTACCAATTCCATACCAAACGATTGTAGAGAATTGTTATTCCAACGGGTGTATGCAAAAGTTACTGAAAGTTTATGTGGATTATCCGATGACCAATCTAAATCTAATTGGTTCATTGAAATTGGAAAAGCATCAAACAAATTAATTGAATATGATACTTTATTTTCTACATCATATTGATTAATTTTTATTGTTGTGGCATAATCACTTTTGTACCTAAAATTATAATTGTATGTTGGATTGATAAAATTCATCCAAGCATCAAGAAATATTTTTTGTTGCATGTCGCCATCAACAATAAAAGTCAAATCAATATCATTGTATCCAGTTAGATATGGATACTTTTCAACAGGATTTGATCCAATTTTTTGTTCTACGGTCATTAAACTTCTGCCAGGTAAATTGGCATTTTCACAACGATATACCAAATTTCTAGCCGATTTGATGTATGGTATCAAAGTTAAAGGAATAGGAATGTTTACATCAAACCTGTTTGCTCTTGCTAGGTCTTTTGTAAAACTTGATTTAAATTCGTTGATGGTACCTGGCATTTAATTCTTCCTTATTTCGTTTAATGAATCTTGCCAAACTTCATTTACTGTAGCCTTTTTAAACTGTTGAATTGGCAAGTATGCCGCAATATCCCACTCATTTGGCTGCACGGCAAGTATTTTTGACTGAATGTGACCATACAAATACTTCTTCAAACATGGCCGAAACTCTCTATAACGCTTGGAGGCGTTTAAAATATCGTAGCTGACTCTCATACGCATAATGTCATTATTGCCGTCAAGGATGGCGTAATCCATCAATTTATCCAAAAGTGTAATTCGGTATTTTACCGGTAGATAATGTAGGTTCAAACCAAGAAAACCATCTTCATATCGTTCTAGCACTAAAACCAAAGGAAAACGGTCATAATATGGTATGTCTTTTTTTGTTTTGGGATCGTAATAAAAGTAATATAACCCACCAGTTACAAAACGATTTCTTTTTCTAAAAGCTTCGTTATTGATTATCGAGGCTATTCCAGAAGGATTTCTTAATTCAGCAATCTTCATGGTTAACCATTTAAGAGAATCACGGCTCATTACTTGTAATTGAGCAGATGTTCTTTCTTTGGCTAGTTGTGTAAGTTTGGATCCCATTGTATTATTTAGTCTATAGTCCTAGATGTTCTTCCGTTATAAGCTTAAACTCCCAGCCACGGTCCAAACAATATTCCGTTGCCGCTTTCCATTTAGCTTGATTGATACCATAAGTTACTACTTCATTTATGTATTGCTTTGTTAATCTTTTTTTAGGTTCGGGTGTGATTGTTTGTTTTTTAGGTTTAACCTCAAGTAACATGGTTTTTAAGATTCCATTTCTAGTCCGAACTTTAACCAAAAAATCTGGAAAGTAACGGTGCCACAGACCATCTTTTGGAGATTTATAAGGAATGATCAATTCTTCTGATGCCCATGATATAATGTCTGGATTTTTGTCGAGCCAATTCATCATTTTACACTCCCATGAGGAGCGATAAATGATATTATTAGGATCTCCAACGTATTTTTGGGGATTAGAAGGTGTAAAACGTCCATTATAAGCCATATAAATACTATGTATAACTTTTTTACAGAGGATCCAATGGCCATCATTTCCATACCAAATTCCATAGGTGGAGTTTCTATACCTGGAGCCTTAGTTGACGGCCCCTTAGGTACTTTATTTGGAAATAAATTTGGTCGAACCGATCTACAATACCCTAGAGATTTACAAACATCTACAAGAGGTCATGTTGTTGTATTTAACGTTAATGAAATAACTCCAGCAACATATGAAAGTGTAAAAAGTAGTTTTATTAAAGGCAAAGATAAACTGGTTGGTGCTGTTAGTAACGCCGGCAGTTCTTTGGAATCAGGATGGAATGCTGCTACATCATACATTGATGATGTCAGAAAAGGAAAAATATCACTCGAAGGCGAATTAGACAAATCAGTTAAAGGCTTAAAAGATTTTTTAGGTAATGAAAGTATTAATATTAAAAATCCAACAAAAAAAGCCGTAGCTTCAATATCATTGTACATACCTGACACCATGGCTTTTAGTTATTCTGCTGAATATGGTCGATTGAGCTTGGTTGATGCCGCTTCTCAGGTTCCTGGTATAGGAAAAGCAGTCGGTGCAATTGCTTCTATTGCTAATAGTGGCCCAGCTCGTTTGTTAGCCAAAGGCGCTGGCTATGCTTTTAACCCACAACAACAATTGCTATTTGATGGTATTGATTTTAGAACATATCAGATGGCGTTTACATTCACACCATATTCCAAAAAAGAAGCAGAAACGGTTGCAAAAATTATAAAAATGTTTAAAACTCATGCTGCACCAAGATTGGCAGAAGGCACAGCAGGCATGTTTTTTGTTCCTCCCTCAACATTTAATTTAGATTTCTTATTCAATGGTAAAAGAAATTCTAATGTTGGAAGAGTCGCAGAGAGTGTTATTGAAAGTATTGATGTAAACTATTCTCCTAATGGATTTTCAACTTTTGGCGATGGTGCTCCAGTTCAAACAACATTAACTTTAAACTTTAAAGAAATTGAACTTATCACAAGAGAAAAAATAGAAAAAGAAGGTTACTAATGCAATATTTCGATACGTTACCTAAAATTATTAAAACTGATACAAATGGTAATTCATCACTAATGGTGAATTTGATGGCAAGGTGTAGTGTTATTCCAGAAATACTTAAAAATCCTTTAGTATATTATTCTTATGATGTACAAGAAGGTGACACTCCTGAAATTATTGCTTATAAGTATTATGGTAATTCGTATCGTTATTGGATTGTTTTGTATGTTAATGAGATTATGGATCCGCAATGGCAATGGCCAATGCAGTCGAGTGTTTTTGAATCTTATGTTTCCGATAAGTATAATTTTAATGCCAAAGCTACTACTCATCACTATGAAAAAATAATCACAAAAGTTGATTCGGGAACAAACACAACAACAATAGATAATTATATTATTGACCAAGAATCTTATAATAGTTTACAAACTGGAACATTTGAACGTAGTGTGGCAACTGGTCAATTTAGTATAACCACAAGCCGAAAAATTGTTTCTTATTATGATTATGAATATGATTTAAATGAATCGTATAGAAATATAAAATTATTAAATTCAATTTACGTTGGTGAACTTGAAAAACAATTTAAAAAATTAATGGCTTAATATGGCAGAGTTTGATCAATCGTCTTTAAATGTAGAATCTCCTGGTGCGTATTATGCACAAGATTACTCCTTAGAAACTTTAAATTTTTTAACAGCCAGTGGCCAACGATTTGAATTAAAGCGTTTAATGATTGATATGTCCTATTATGAGGACCTTTATAGTTTTACAGCCTCAGGTTATGTTACAGTAACAGATTCTCAAGGATTCATTGAACTTTTTCAATTAACAGGTAATGAATTCATTGAAGTTAATTTTGGTAAAGTAAAAAATGGATCAAATAACAATGATCAACTATTTCGAGTGTATAAAGTTGGCGGCAAAAAGCCTGCAGGAAATTTAAATACTGAAACATATACATTATATTTCTGTTCAGAAGAATTGTTATTATCTGAACAAATTAAAATTAGCAAATCGTATGTTGGCCAAAAAATATCTGGTATTGTAGAAAATATATTAATTGATAAATTAAAGGTGCCTAATAACAAAATTAATAACATTGAATCGACAACTGGTTTATATGATTTTGTTATACCTCGACTAAAACCATTTGAAGCAATTAGTTGGTTGTCAACATACGCCAGACCAGCCAACAATGGTTCTGTTGGTGCCGATATGTTATTCTTTGAAACAAAAGATGGATTCAATTATAGGTCATTACAGTCTATGTTCAAAGAAGAACCATATGCTACCTACAAATATCAGGCACAAAATATTGACATGGACAAACAATCTTTTAAAGAAAAAACAATAAGCGTTTTGGATTATGAATTTGTTAAAACCTATGATTCAGTAAACGAAATAAGCTCTGGTACTTTTGCAAACAGGTTAATCTCAATTGACCCATTAACAAGGTCATACAAAGTGACTGATTTTGACTATTTGAAATATAAGAACCAAGCAGTTACATTGAATGAAGGTGAAGTCAGTAATGCTTTAAAAAATAGGTTAGGTTTAACTCAATATGAAACATATGATGCAACACTAAAAGTGGCTTTGTCGAATGCTGGACAAAATGAAGCCACTTACTTTAAAGAAATACCAGGATCGGTTGCAAAAAATATTGCAATAGAAACGTATTTACCAAACAGAACAGCACAAATAGCTTTGGCAAATTATACTGTTGTAAAGTTAACGATACCTGGTGATCCAGGTTTAACAGTAGGTAGAACAATCGAATTTAATTTAATGTCGTTAAAACCAGAAACAAATGAAAAACAATTAGATAAATTTTATTCAGGCAAATATTTGGTTACAGCAGTTCGGCATATCATACAGCCAAATAAATATCAAACAGTTCTTGAAATTAGTAAAGATAGTGTACCAAATAATTATCAAGAGATAGATCAAACGGCGTTTAAAGAAGCGGTGGCAGAATGAACAATTTTATAGGTAAAGATGGATTTAATTGGTGGTACGGTGTAGTAGAAGATGTCAATGATCCAGCCAAATTGGGTCGTGCTAAAGTTCGTATCTTTGGACACCACACGGATAATTTGGTAGAATTACCAACAAAAGATTTGCCTTGGGCTGCAGCCGTTAATCCAGTAAATAACTCAAAATCATTTAGTGCACCTAGATTAGGTGATTATGTAATGGGTTTCTTTTCAGATGGCACCTCTTCACAGTCGCCAATAATGATGGGTGTTTTTCCTGGTCTTGAAGCCACTCCAAACAAAAACAAAGGATTTTCACCGCAAAGTGATTTAAAGCCTGCAACTCCACCCAATGGTCAAGTTCAATATGAAGCAGGTAAACCAACACTTGCACCATTAGCAAGAGGTGAAGTTGATAAAACAGCCGTATCTCAATCGAATGCCAATTTGGCTCATGTGTGTGATATATCGATAAACATGAAATTTGAAATAGCTAAAATGGCATTTAAAACAAGTGAACTAGTTGAACAAATTAGAGCCGCAATTAAAGGCCTTTGGGCTAGTGCATCTTCAAGTCCATTTGCTGATGAAATCAGAAGTGCTGTAAAAACAATTAAAGCACAAATTAAAGTCGTTCAAAAATTTATTAAAAAAGTACAACAATATGCTGGAGCTGTTAAAGATTTAGTGGATCAACTACAAAAAATAATTCAATACATTGCAACTTTACCTGCAAGAATAGCTAAGTTTTTACAAGATTGTTTAAAAGAAGCTATTGGTGGCATATCTGGTGCAATTGCTGTAGGTCAAGAAATTCAAAAAAATATATCAGAAGGAAATGTTTCTTTAGCAAATTCATCAGCCGTTGCAGCAGAAAAAGCTTTGACTGATAAAGAAACTATTGTACCAATTCAAAATACGATTGTGATGCTATAATGGCTGATATGTCATGGACGGAACCGGAATCAGCAGCTAATACTGATTACCAACCAATATATTCTTATAACAATATACAACAAACAGAATCAGGTCATTCATTTGAAATGGATGATACTCCAACTCGTGAACGTGTTCGTATACAACACCGTTCAGGTTCGTTTATTGAAATGCACCCTAATGGTGATGAAGTTCACAGAATTATAGGTAAAGGTTATGAAATTATTGCAAGTGATAAAAATGTTTTAATTAAAGGTATTTGTAATATAACAATTGAAGGTGATTCTGCTTTGCATGTAAAAGGTGATGCGTACACACAAGTCGATGGTTCTGTATATCAAAATATTAAAGGTGATGTTAATCAATCTATTGCCGGCGATGCAATACAATCGGTTGACGGTGATGTGGAAATAAATTCTTCTGGTGATATTACTCTAGGTGCTTCAACTGTTAATGTCAATGCTGATTTGTATGTTCGTGGTGATATAGGAACATCTCAATCTGTTCAAGCTGATGGAAATATTACAGCAGGTCTTTCCGTATCTGGTAATAAATCTGTTGAAACTTTGGGCTATATGTTAGCAGGCACAACAATTGATGCAGGCATTTCAATGTTTGCACCAATGGTTTCAGATATGTTTGGTTCAGTACAAATGTTTAGAATAAAAGTCAATATGCACACTCACATTGGAAATCGTGGATTCCCAACTTCACCTCCATTAAACGCACCAATGGAAGCATAATAATATGTCCAGTATATACAATAGATTAGGATATAATTTTGATACCACCAAATTTGGTGAAGATGTTAATTTAGCTCCTGGTGCAAATAATTTTCTTAATAATTCTTCAATTAATTTGAGTCAATGGCAAGTTGATGATATTGCAACATCGACAGCAACAGGTTATTATCAGAATCCTTATTCGTCAGTATTAAGTAATATTACGATTGTCTTAAATGGTATGGCTACAAACTGTAATACCAGTTCAATAACTTTTAATGTAGCTCCAACTCAAGCAAACACATTATATTCTTCAATTATAAATGCACTAACGGCTGTTTCTGATTTTACGACACACACAAATTACATATCTGGTGTTGAACGATCAGCCAATACCGTTTTATATCCAGATTTAAACACTGCACTATCAATTGGTCGACAAGTTTTAACTTTGACCAATAAAGCAGATCAAACACAAAATAACGTACCAATATTAGGAAGTTTTACAAGTCTTTATATTCGTGACGATATTGATTCGAAAAGTAATACAATAATTATAGATTCAAGAACTTTAGGTAATTCTTTGTATGTTGAAGATGGAAATACATACAGTAATATTTCTGTTTCTAGTATTAACACAATTATAACGGATGTTAATTCTCTACAAACTTTGTTGGCAACCAGAAGAAACGGAGATATTAATTTTTATCAAAACTCGTTGGCAATTGTAAGAGATTATCAAACTGTTTTACCTTTTTCTAGTGTTGGTGCTACACAAAATTCTTTATTACAAATAGTTGGTACAACAAAATTAAAAACTGATTTGGCTACAGCAAAACCTTTGGCTGTAACGTTAAATACTTCGTCTGTATTGTATAGTAATCCATTTGCGTCCGGTTTAACGTCAGGCACAGGAACGGGTACAACAATTGTAACTGGTGGTACAGGTGGCACAACAACTGGTGGAACAGGATCTTTTACTCTTACGGACACAGGTGTTAGTCCTGGAACTTATGGTTCGGCAAACAGAATTCCTATCATAACCGTTGATAGATTTGGTCGTATAACTTCTGCTACAGCTTTAGAAGCCGCTGGTGGTGGAGTATCAATTATTCAATTTGACACAACCACAACAGATAAAATTGCTGTAGATAATTTTGACATCTATACATATCGAAGTGCAAAGTATGAAATACAGATAACTTCTGGTTCTTTTTACCAAGTAATTGAATTAAGAATTATGCACAATGGAATTTGTGCTTTTATGACACAATACGGTGAACTTGTAAGTGATGTCACTCTTGGCCAATTTGATGCTGATGTTTCAAACAATGTAGTTAATTTGTATTTTCGTCCTACCCAAGCAATAAATACTGTTAAGATGATTAGAAGGTTAATCACAATATAATTTTTCAAAAAGGTGATTTTATTATGCGTTTTCATATTTTAGGTTTACCACATACAGTTTCTTCAAAAGAATATAATGCTTGCGCTTATACACAAAAAGTAGTTAAGTTTGGTAAAATGATGAAGGCCTTAGGCCACACAATTATACATTATGGCCACGAAGATTCGAATTTAGTTTGTGATGAACACGTCACAGTAACCACCAATAAAGATTTAGAAATTGCTTATGGTGATTATGATTGGCGAAAAAACTTTTATAAGTTTGATACCAGTGACCATGCATATCAAACATTTTATAAAAATGCCATCCGTGAAGTTGGTTTAAGAAAACAAAAAAATGATTTCATTCTTCCTTTTTGGGGTTCTGGTGTTCGACCAATATGTGATGCACATTCGGATTTAATATGTGTAGAACCAGGAATAGGTTATGCAGGTGGCCATTGGGCTCGTTGGAAAATTTTTGAATCGTATGCAATTTATCATGCTTATTATGGAATGACAGCAGTTGGTTCTTGTAAACAAGATTGGTATGATGCAGTTATTCCAAATTATTTTGATCCTGATGATTTTACATTTCAAGAAAAAAAAGAAGATTACTTTCTATTCTTAGGAAGAGTTTATGATGGTAAAGGTGTCAATGTTGCTGTTCAAGTAACTGAAGCAATTGGTGCCAAATTAATTATTGCCGGTCAAAATTCATTGAAAAATATGGGTTACAATAAAATACCAGATCATGTGACAGAAATTGGTTATGCTGATGTTGAGATGAGAAGAAAATTAATGGCTGGCGCTAAAGCCGCTTTTGTTCCATCGATGTATGTTGAACCTTTCGGCGGTGTACAAGTCGAGATGTTGTTCTCTGGTACTCCTACGATTACCACCGATTGGGGTTCATTTACTGAAAACAATATTCACGGAATTACTGGTTATCGTTGTAGAACTTTTGAACAATTCTTGTGGGCAGCGAATAACATCCACAGTATTAATCCAAAAAACTGTCGTGCTTTTGCTGAAAACTTTACATTAGAAAAAGTTGGCAGAATGTATGAGGAATATTTTCAATCTGTTTTGAATGTTTACACTGGTAATGGTTGGTATGAAAGGAATGATGCAAGGCCGCAATTGAATTGGTTAAAGAAAAATTATCCTCACGAAATGCCTCAAATTATTAAACTAAATAGCTAGTTATAGAAGCATGTTTTAAATCTAAGGGGATAGTGAACCTTGAGCTGTGACGCAAATAATTTTTTCATAGTAAAAAATGGGCTGACTGTTGGCATTACTCCGGTAATTGCCGCTAATGGAGCTTGGATAGGACCTTTAGGTTCAAATCCTGGAGCTACAGGCGCTCAAGGTGCTACTGGTTCGTCAGGTGTTCAAGGTGCTACAGGTATTCAAGGTGCTACTGGATTTGGTGCAACAGGTTCTACTGGACCAGTAGGCGCTACAGGTCCTTCAGGAGGTCCCACAGGTGCTACCGGTGTAATTGGCGCAACTGGTGCTACAGGCCAACTTGGTACAACCGGTGCGACCGGCCCAATTGGAATTCCTGGCCCTCAAGGCTCAACAGGATTAACTGGCGCAACCGGTATTCAAGGTTTAACCGGTGCGACCGGAACTCCTGGTTCTATTGGTAGTTTAGGTTCTACTGGTGCAACCGGTCCACAAGGTCCTGTTGGATTAAGAGGCGCCACGGGATCTACTGGTCTTACAGGCACAACAGGTGCAACCGGACAAAACCAACCTTTCTTTGTTATTACATCAAACACTACAGCAACACTCAATAATCAGTACATTGCAAACACCGCAGGTGGAACATTTACTGTAAAACTTCCAGCTTCTCCTGTACTCAGTAATACAGTCGTTATTCAAGATGGTGGTAATTTTGGCAATGATTGGTCTGCCAACAATCTAATAATTGATCCTAATGGAGCAACTATTGAAGGTGTTGCTGACAATTTATTACTTGATGTAGGTCAAAGTTTAGTTTATTTAATATATGATGGTGTAACATGGCGTCAAGCAACAAATGCTGGCCCAATTGGTCGAGGTTATGCAAACTTAACTTCAAATACGGCAGTTACATTAGGGTTCGGTTCAAAAACATTTACAGTTAATCACGCCAACTCTTATGTTGCTTTTGATGTTGGTACAAAAATAAGAGCAGTTAGTTCTTCGAATTTACAAAATTATTTGGAAGGAACAATCACATCCTTTCAATACACATCTCTTGTAGTCGATTCAGATTATTTTACAGGTTCAGGTAATTCAAACAATTGGATTATTACTGTAACAGGAACAATTGGCGCTACGGGCGCTACGGGTATTCAAGGACCTATTGGTACAACAGGTGCAACAGGTCCACAAGGTTCAACCGGTGCGGGTACTACAGGTGCCACAGGCACTACTGGTCCTGTTGGCCCACAAGGACCAATTGGGCCATTGGGCTCAACTGGCGCAACGGGTGTAATCGGAACTACAGGTGCTACCGGACCAATAGGTTCAACAGGATCCACAGGTGCAACAGGCGCTACAGGAATAGGTGCAACTGGTGCGACTGGAGTAGGTGCCACAGGTGCTACTGGAGTAATCGGAACTACAGGGGCTACAGGACCGATAGGTTCAACAGGATCCACAGGTGCAACAGGTTCGTTAGGATCAACTGGTGCAACCGGTATAATTGGAACTACAGGTGCAACAGGATTACGAGGTGCATCTGGTGCAACAGGTGCTACGGGTGGATTCGGCTCAACTGGTGCAACTGGACTTCAAGGTGATCCAGGTGGCGCAACTGGACCAAGAGGTTCGACTGGCGCCACCGGTGCAGGAACAACTGGTGCTACTGGTGCCACAGGAAGTTTAGGAGCTACAGGTGCAACAGGTTCATTAGGTTCTACAGGTGCTACAGGATTAAGAGGTAATACAGGTGCAACTGGATTAATTGGTGCAACAGGAATTATAGGTGCAACGGGTTTACAAGGAACTCCTGGTGGTGCAACAGGTGCTACAGGAGAAATGGGTGCAACAGGAGATGTTGGACCTTTTGGTGCAACTGGTTTAACAGGAACAACTGGCGCTACTGGACCAAGAGGTAACACAGGAAATACAGGAAATACAGGCCCAATAGGACCTCAAGGTGCGACAGGAATAATTGGAATTACCGGAGCAACTGGACCAATAGGAAATACAGGTTCAACTGGACCAATTGGTGCGACAGGAATTGGATCTACTGGTGCTACAGGAGAAATTGGCGCTACAGGTTTACAAGGAACTCCTGGTGGCGCTACAGGTCCACAAGGTATTCAAGGTGCCACCGGTCCAACAGGAAATACTGGTGCTACTGGTGCAGGTACAACGGGAGCCACAGGTGTTACGGGTATTCAAGGTGCGACTGGACCAAGAGGTAGTACTGGTGCTACTGGTACGGGTACAACGGGAGCCACAGGTATTCAAGGTCTCACAGGAAATACTGGTGCAACAGGTATTCAAGGTGCAACTGGACCAAGAGGTAATACAGGAAATATTGGTTTTACAGGTGTTCAAGGTGCAACAGGAGCTACAGGTATTGGTTTGACGGGAGCTACTGGTTTAACAGGAGCAACTGGACCAAGAGGTAATACAGGTAATGTAGGAGCTACAGGTGTAGGAGCTACAGGTATACAAGGTTTACCAGGAACAACCGGTGCAACAGGACCTCAAGGAACTCCTGGTGGTGCTACAGGAACAACCGGTGCTACAGGACTTCAAGGTTTTACTGGTGCTACTGGTGCTTCAGGAGTTCAAGGATTAGCTGGTGCAACAGGTCAAATAGGAACTACCGGTGCAACTGGACCAAGAGGTAATACAGGCAATACAGGATTAACCGGATCAACCGGTACACAAGGTTTAACAGGAACAACCGGTGCAACAGGACCTCAAGGAACTCCTGGCGGTGCTACAGGTGCCACGGGGCCTCAAGGAGCTACAGGTGCAGGCACAACAGGTGCTACCGGTGTAAACGGATCATCTGGTGCTACGGGAGCTACCGGCATAATTGGAACAACCGGTGCAACCGGTCCTTTGGGTTCTACAGGTGCAACCGGTTTTGATGGTGCAACAGGTCTTACAGGTGCTACCGGACCGATGGGTTCAATGGGAGCCACAGGTGCTGGTACAACAGGTGCTACAGGACCAAGAGGTAATACGGGTTCAACTGGACCAATTGGAACAACAGGTGCGACAGGTGTAACAGGTTTAACCGGAGCAACAGGTTCTACAGGAGCCACAGGTTTACAAGGATCAACAGGCGCTACAGGTATTGGTGCCACAGGTGCAACAGGATCTTTAGGAGCTACAGGTTTACAAGGATCAACAGGCGCTACAGGTATTGGTGCCACAGGTGCAACTGGCCAAGGATTTAATTATCGTGGCGAATTTCAAGTTGGAGTACAATATTACAAATACGATGTTGTAACATATGCCCGCTTGCAAACTTATCTGGCTCTTCAAGATAGTTTTAATAAAGACCCAACAACAGAACCGCTTTTTTGGTCCGTAATTACAATTCAAGGCACCACGGGTGCTACTGGTGGATTAGGTGCAACTGGCGCAACAGGCATTCAAGGCCTTACAGGAATTACTGGCGCTACTGGTATAATTGGTACCACTGGAGCCACAGGATTAAAAGGTGATACGGGTAACACAGGATTAACCGGTGCAACAGGACCAATAGGTTTAACTGGCTCTACAGGAACTACGGGTGCAACAGGACTAACTGGTGCCACAGGAATTGGTGCTACTGGCGCTACAGGAGTTCAAGGTTTAACCGGTACAACAGGTGCAACAGGACTAACTGGTGCAACAGGAATTGGATCTACTGGCGCTACAGGAATTCAAGGATTAACCGGCACTACAGGTGCTACTGGTGAAATAGGATCCACAGGACCTAAAGGAGATACTGGAGATCCTGGTGGCGCAACCGGCGCTACAGGAATTCAAGGATTAACCGGTACAACAGGAGCTACAGGTATTCAAGGTCTTACAGGAAATACTGGTTCTACAGGTATTCAAGGCGCAACTGGTCCAAGAGGTAATACAGGAAATACTGGTTTACAAGGCGCAACAGGTTTTGGTGCTACAGGTTCTACAGGTGCTACTGGTCCATTAGGTTCAACCGGTGCGACAGGACCGAATGGTTCTACAGGAGCTACTGGTGCTTCTGGTCCTATTGGTGGTACTGGTGCTACCGGCCCACTTGGTTCAACTGGTGCCACAGGACCTGATGGATCAACTGGTGCAACAGGATCAACCGGTGTAATTGGTGCTACAGGTGCCACGGGATTAAGAGGACTTACAGGTTCAACCGGTGTTACAGGAAATACGGGCTCGACTGGTATTACAGGAAATGTTGGTGCTACGGGAATTCATGGATCTTCAGGAGCGACTGGTTCACAAGGAAATACTGGCGCAACCGGTTTAATTGGTGCCACGGGGATAGATGGCAATTTAGGTGCAACAGGTGCCACAGGAATTTTTGGTGCGACAGGACTTAGAGGACAACAAGGATTTACCGGATCAACCGGTCCAATTGGAACGACCGGTGCCACAGGACCTGATGGATCAACTGGTGCAACAGGTGTTGCCGGAGAAATTGGTGCTACGGGAATATTCGGTTCTACTGGTGCCACAGGTATTACGGGTAATACTGGTTCAACTGGTGTTATTGGTTCAACAGGTTCAACCGGCCCAATAGGTTCTACAGGAGCTACAGGTTTACAAGGCTCTACAGGAGCATCAGGTGCTCAAGGTGATAGATACAGAACAACTTCAAATACAACATTAACTTTAACTAACTATAATATTGGAGATCAACTAACTTTAATAACAGCAAATTTATTTTTAAGTTATAGTTCACAACAAAGTGTGATTTTAGCTGCAACTGATAATCCAAGTAATTATTTAAATGGTAGTGTATATTCTTATAATCAAGCAAATGGCCAATTAATTTTAACGGTTACAAATAATGATTTTGTCAATAACACTTCTTATAGTTCTTGGTTAATTAATTTAAATGGTTCTGTTGGTATTGCCGGTGCTACAGGTGCTACAGGATTTACCGGTAATGATGGTGCAACAGGTCCTACAGGAAATACTGGCGCAACTGGTCCTGTAGGTGCAACAGGAATTTATGGCTCTACTGGTGCTACAGGAGAACCAGGAACATTTGGTTCGACCGGAGCAACCGGTGTATTTGGTTCAACTGGTGCCACAGGCGTTACAGGAAACACAGGTTCAACAGGACCAATAGGTTCAACGGGCGCAACGGGACCCGATGGAGCAACTGGTGCATATGGTTCAACAGGCGCAACCGGTGATGTTGGACCAATAGGTTCGACAGGTGCAACAGGACCCCAAGGAGCATCTGGTATATTTGGTTCAACTGGAGCAACAGGAGAACCTGGACTATTTGGCGCAACAGGAGCAACTGGCCCAATTGGAGTAAAAGGTGACACAGGTACTACCGGCGCAACCGGAATTCATGGTGATATTGGTTCAACCGGAGCAACAGGATCATTTGGTTCAACCGGCGCTACCGGTATTAAAGGCGACACAGGTTCAACAGGAGCTACAGGTGTCACAGGAAATGTAGGTGCAACCGGTGTTACTGGTGACATGGGTGCTAGTGGACCTACGGGTTCTACAGGATCCACGGGGCCAACAGGTGATACTGGTGCAACAGGAGTTCATGGTTCAAGTGGACCAATAGGTGCTACCGGTCCGGCCGGCATAAATGGAACTGACGGATCAACAGGATCTACTGGCCCAACGGGTAATAACGGTGCAACAGGTTTAACAGGATCAACAGGAAATACAGGATCAACTGGTGCAACCGGACCAAAAGGAGATCCAGGTGCAAATGGTATCTCAAACGGCACATTTAGAACATTGAAAGTTAATGGTCAAAGTGATTTAGTTGCTGTTGGTGAAGATATTATACAATTAGTTGCTGGAGATGATGTTATACTAAGAATTAATGCTAATACAAATCCAAAGCAATTAATTATTTCTACAAAAAGAATACGGCAGATAGATATAGATGGTGGTTCAGCAATTTCAGTTTTCAGTCCGTCAGACATGATGGATATAGAAGGTGGTTCTGCAATTTCTGTTTATAGCCTATTAGACATAATTGACGGCGGAGCAGGAAATACTGTTTTTTCATCATCAGATTTAATTTATAACGGAGGCACAGCTTAAAATGGCTAGCAAAATACAAGTAAGACGGGATTCATCTAACAACTGGACAAGTACAAATCCTACTTTGTCGCAAGGCGAACCTGGCTATGAAATAGACACAAATAAAATAAAATATGGTGACGGAACAACTGCTTGGAACAGCCTCGCATACACTACAGGAGCTGGATCTGGTGCTACAGGTGCGACTGGTGCTGTTGGTTCAACCGGTGCAACAGGAATTCAAGGTGCTACGGGTGCCACAGGTATTCAAGGACCTAATGGTGTAACAGGTAATACTGGTTCAACAGGTCCAGTTGGTACAACAGGAGCTACAGGAATTGAAGGACCTGTTGGTGCAACAGGCGCTACTGGTGTAACAGGTAATACTGGCTCTACGGGTCCAGCGGGCACAACAGATTATAATAATTTACTCAATACTCCGACAATTAATTTGCCACAATTTGAATACCATGTGGCTCAAAATGGAAACGATACTACAGGTGACGGATCATTATTAAATCCTTGGTTGACTATTGGCAAAGCTTTAATTGCAAGTGCAAATGATGCTAGCAAAATTATACTTCATGCAGGAGAATATATTGAAGATATTAATGTGAATAATTTATTTGCCACAACTTTCACTAGTTTTGATGCTGGTGGTTTTGGAGCTTCGTCACCATTAATTGATGGTAATGTAATTGTTAGTGGAACTAGTTCTTCAATTGCATTTAAAAATGTAGGAATAAGGCGTGGTCTCACACACAGTTCGAGTGGTTCTTTATATTTGACTGATTTAACTTTAGGATCGAGCACTTATTTGGCAACATTTAATAAATCTGGCTCAGGTTTCCTTAGTGTTCAAGATTGTAATATGTCAGTTATTGTAGGAGGTAATTTAACAAATGTTAATATTACGGGATCAGGCATTTCATTATTTAATAATACTCAATTTGCATCTTTAACAGCAAATAACGCTTCTACACAAATTAGTTTGGTAAATGGGTGTACCACTTATTCAGTAACATTAACTACAGGAACTTTAAATATTTTTGACGGCATAATGTATACTTTGGCTCCTAGTGCTAATGCAATCACTGCTACGGGAGGCACATTGCAATTAAGAAATAGTTTATTAGTTAATCCTGCTAATATGACGCCTGCAAAAATTAATTTGGCTTCACCAACTGTTTTTGCATATGATGATATATTTTTTGATAGAACGAATAGTGTTCTTGGTATTAGTGCTAATACTGTTGTTGATTTTCAAAATGTAAGATTGTTTAACAGTTTAAGTGCTAATACAATATCTGCAAATACAATTACTATTTCAAGTTTTATAAGATATCCTGTTTATACTTCAGCAAATTTAATATCTATTACCGGTAGCGTAGGTTCAACCGTTGCTCTTAATACCGGTAAATTGGCATATTGGGATGTTGCAAATACAAGATGGAGTTATGTGTCGGATGATTCAGCAGTATAATAGGAAAATAAATGCCATTAAAACAAAGTGAAATTGCTCAGAGTGGTTTAGGTCGAGGTGCTACTGGCGCTTTTGGTTCTACAGGCGCTACCGGCATACAAGGACCATTAGGTTCTACTGGTGCTACAGGACCAATTGGATCTACCGGTACAGGAACAACGGGCGCTACAGGTCCGTTAGGACCAACTGGTGCTACAGGCTTTGGTGCCACAGGAGCTACGGGTATTCAAGGACCAATTGGTTCTACTGGTGCTACAGGACCCGTTGGTTCAACAGGACCATTTGCAAACACCACAGCCACATTAAATATTACTGGAATAGCAGTTGCAAATACATATTATTTTACTAATTACTCTCCAAGAAGTTTAACAGTACAATATCTATCAGCAAGAATTGTTAATGGATCAGGAACTGCAACGGTTACCGCATTTAATGGATCAAATTTTGTTGGTGGTTTAGTAAATATTCCTGTTTCAGTTTTAGGCGTTTTTCAACCTGCTCAGATTGGAGTTAATAATGTAGCCAACACAGGAAATGCTTTGTATATTTCAGTTCAATCATTAAATTTACAAACAGCAAATACTGTTTTAGTGGTAACATTAGGTTTTTCTTAATATAATGGTAGAATTACTTTTTACTACAAGTGTAATTTGGACAGTCCCTAAAGATTGGACAAATGAAAATATTATTGAAATTTATGGTGGAGGAGGTGGAGCCACAGGTCCTTACTTCTTTGGTTCATTCGGAGGTAGCACTATCATGGGTTTCTCTGGTTTTGCAGGAGGTTATAATTTTACCAGAAATCTCAGCAATCTTATACCGGGTGATCAAATAGAAATTAATGTTGGCGGAAGAGGATCCGGTGGTGTTGGTGTAGGAATATTAATTGAAACTCGTCCACCAAATTCACTCGCCATAAATAGACGTTTTCGAAGTTTTGATTGGCTTGGCAAATACGGCGGTGACACTATAATTAAGCGCACTAATGGCAATATGATATTAAGCGCTACGGGAGGTGGACCAGGAAGTGTTAGATATGTATCAGATTCTATCACTGTGTCACCTTTTACGATCTTTGCAACCATTCCTGGTCCCGATCGACCTGGAACTCCATTGCGCCTTTGGAGCAGCGGTGAAAGTGTTTTCAGTACAAATCGTTATACTCGTTATCCACCAATTAGTGACGGATCTTTGGTTAAACTTGTTACCAAATATGGAGCAGGAGGTGCGCCGAGTTCGGTTGTTAGTAGTACATTTACTCAACAAGCTGGCCAATCTGGTGTAGTTGCAATTTCATATGTATCACGGACAACACACTCACCTTGTGTATGGATATCATAATTTCAAAATTTCGAATTTTTGCGTTCCGGCCCAAAAATTTTTTCCTGCGCTTCTCAAGTTCCAAAAAGCGCATTTACTCCAAGAAACGTAATAAATAAAAGATGGCAAACCTAACAAAGATATATTCCGACATCGATTTCACTTTTACCAAGAAGCCGGTAGTTGGTGACGTTGCTCTCAGCTATGACGAATTGGCCGTTGTTCGTTCTATTCGTAACTTACTACTAACAAAGCATTATGAAAGACCTTTTAATCCTGACATAGGATCCAACATTGATGCTATACTATTTGAACCCATATCTCCTGTAACTGCCACAACCTTAGAGAAAGAGGTTGAGTTGATCATTAAAAACTATGAAAAAAGAGCAAAATTAAAAGAAATAATCATTGTGCCATATCCTGACAAAAATGCTTATGATATCACAATTAGTTTCTATATTGAAAATGCAACACTACCAACATCAGTAACATTACTTCTAGAGAGAAATAGATAAAATGGCTGGAAATAAATCCAATATTCAGATTACCGATTTAGATTTTAATACAATTAAAACTAATCTTAAAAAGTTTTTGCAATCACAAAACACATTACAAGATTATAACTATGAAGGATCTGCACTCTCTACACTATTGGATATTCTTTCTTATAACACACAATATAATGCTTATTACTTAAATATGGTTGCCAATGAGATGTTTTTGGATTCAGCATTACAAAGATCATCAGTAGTTTCTCATGCAAAACTATTAAATTATACTCCAAAATCGGCAGCAGCACCATCAGCCACCATTAATATCACTTTCAATCAAGTAACTGATTCTTCTTTAACACTACCAAAATTTACTTCGTTTATGTCCGAAGCAATTGATGGCGTAAACTACAAATTTGTAACAGTTAATTCAACTACATTAAATACAAATACTGTTTTCAATTCGGTTACGTTTTCAAACTTAACAATTAAACAAGGTGAACCAATCAACTTAAATTATACTTATGATTCTGCGGCCAACCCAACAGCTATATTTGATTTACCTGACACAAACATTGACACTTCTACATTAACTGTATCCGTACAACAGAGTGGTTCAAATACTGCCTACGAAATTTATACTTTGGCTTCAGATTATTTGAGTTTGGATGCAACATCGAGTGTGTATTTCTTACAAGAAGGTATCAATGGTTACTATCAGATATATTTTGGTGATGGCATATTAGGAAAATCAATTACTGATGGCAACATTGTAACAGTTTCATATATTGTAACCAATGGTACAAGTTCAGCAGGAGCAAATAATTTTGTATTGATGGATGCTATTTCTGGATACTCCAACACCACAATAACACCCGTCACATCTACAACACAAGGTTCTGAAAAAGAAACCATTCAATCAATTAAATACACCGCACCTAAATCATACTCTGCTCAAGGTCGTGCTGTTACAAAAGAAGATTACATTTATCTGATTCAAAATAATGCTGGTATTTTTCCAATAGATGCTGTTAATGTTTGGGGCGGAGAAGAAAATAATCCTCCTGTTTATGGTACTATTTTTATTGCCATAAAACCAAAAGGTGGATACACTTTAACACAAACACAAAAAAATATTATTGAAGAAAGAATTATTAAACCTATTTCCGTGTTAACAATTAAACCAAAAATTATAGACGTTGACTATACATATTTAAAAATTATATCAAACATATATTATAATCCAAAATTAACAGCATTGACTTCTGATCAATTAGAAACACAGGTGTTTAATTCTATTCAAAATTTTGCAACTAACACATTAAATAAATTTAATTCAACATTTCAATTGTCATCATTGATAACTGCGGTGCAATCCGTTAATCAATCATTCATAACTAATGATGCATCGTTAGTATTACAAAAAAGATTTTCACCAAATTTACTTAATTCAACATCATATTCATTTAATTTTGGTGTGCCATTGAAAAAAGATATTTTCTCAAAAAGTATTAGTATTAGTCCTACTTTTCAAGTAATTGATACAAAAAATAATAATATTGTTAGAACCGCATATCTAGAAGAAACTCCATCAGGAACAACTTTTTTAGATTCTATAACTATTATTAATCCAGGATTTGGTTACACATCCAATCCAATAGTAACCATTGTAGGTGATGGTACAGGTGCAACAGCAAAAGCAACTGTTGTAAATGGCCAAGTTAATAACATTACGATAACAAATTCTGGAATCGATTATACACAAGCTCTAATTGAAATTACTTCAGCTGATGGTAACGGAACTATGTGTTCAGCTTTGGCTGTTTTAGCTGGCAACAGAGGAACATTAAGAACATATTATTATAGTGAAGGTGTTAAAACAATTTTAAATGTTAATGCTGGCACAGTAGATTATCAAACTGGTGTGGTCACATTAACTGATTTTAATCCATCACAAATTGATAATCCTTTAGGTATATTAACTTTACAAGCAATACCAAATTCAACAATCGTTTCTTCTGATAAAGATAAAATTATCACATTAGATAATACGGATCAGTCAGCAATTGAAATAAACATTACAGCAAGTAGTTAATAAATGATTTTAGATAATCACAAAACATCATTACAGGTTGCTAAACAACTTCCTGAATTTATTCAGGATGATTCAGCTTATCAAAATTTTGTTTCTTTTATTGAAGCATACTATCAATGGATGGAAACAACTCATAGTGCAAATGCATCAAATACCATTGTTACTTCAAGTGACCAAGGTATAACACACGCATCAAAGAATTTATTAAATTATTCTGATGTTGACAATACATTAGATGAATTTATTGATTATTTTATTAATGATTTTCTTCCTTACATACCAAAAGATGCTTTAACGGACAAAAGAAAATTATTAAAAATATCAAAAGAATTATACAACAACAAAGGAACAGAAAGTTCTTATAAATTCCTGTTTAGAGCTTTATATAACTCAAGTGCCGAAATATTTAACACATCTGATACAGTTTTAAAAGCTTCAGATGGCAAATGGGTAATTACAAAATCTTTAAGAATAGATTCTTTAAATCCAAATTGGCTTTTAATTAATAATTTAAGAATTTTTGGAGAAACAACCAAATCATATGCAACAATTGAATATTCAAGTGTAACTGGTTCTAAAACTGAAGTTTTTATTTCAAACATACAGAGATTATTTAATTCTGGAGAATTTGTTCGTGTAGTTGACAACAATAATTTAGATGTTTATTTCCTTAATGGTAAAGTTTATATTCAAAACCAAGGAGTAAACATACCAGAAAACGCTGTGATACTAAGAGGTAAAATTATTGGTGTTATTTCATCGATTAGAATAAACTCCAAAGAACGTGGCCAATTTTATGAACCAGGTGATCCTGTTATTATTTCTGGCGGATTAAATCCGGATGTTGTTGATCCAGTTGGTGCAGAAGCTTTTGTTGGTCAAACAACAAGAGGTAGTATTTCATCTATAGTTGTTACTGATGGATCAAATGGCTTTCAATTGCCTCCTAATTCAGCTATTAATTTTTTAGGAACGGCAGACGCACCAGCAAGAGCTGAAATTAATTTATTGGATAGTGAAAAATTAACAAATGTTTCTTTTATTATCAGCAATTCTTTAGGTACGGCTTCAAATATAGCAATTGGCAATACAACTTTAGCACAAACATATAATATATTTCAAAATCCAGGTGTAACTAATACAAATTCTAGATTAGTGGATGCATTTACATTTACATCTTTTGTTGTTGGGCCAATCGGTTCTATTAAAATTACAAATCAAGGTGCAGGATATAATAAAACACCAAACGTTACTGTTACTTCTTTGTATTCTACTGACGCAGGACAAAGTGATTTAAAAAATCTTGGCATATTACAACCTATTTCAATTCGAAATGCTGGTACTGGTTATGGAAACAATGACACAATTAGTATTGTTGGTGGTTTGGGATCAGGAGCGTTTGCGAACATAGTAGTTAACGCAACAGGATCAATTGTTAGGGCACCATACATATTTTCTGGCAACAATATAAACACAACTTACTCATTAGGTGGTTTTGGATACACACTTTCTGATCTACCAACTATAATAATTAATAGTGAATATGGATCAAATGCAAGTCTTGTTATTCCAGGAATTATGGGAGATGGTGCAATTTTATCTCCAACAACGGATCGTATTGGCCAAATTTCAACCATCAATATTACCAATCCAGGCGAAGATTATGTTTCTGCACCAAAGGTATATTTAAATGTGCAAGATATTGCTCTGAGTAATGTGTCTGGAACAAATTCAATTGTTACCGGAGATATCATCTATCAAGGTAATACATACCTGTCTGCAACATATTCTGCAAATGTTTATTCTTTTATTAGAACTTCATTTGACACCACAGGAAATACACAAAATGACATCTACAGATTAAGGGTGTATGATTATTCAGGAAATTATGCCGAAGGATTAACTTTAAATATTGATAGAGAAGTTGGCAACACAACAGTACAATTAAATTTCAGTCCACAACCAGTATTGATTAACAAAGCTGGTTTACCTGGCAGTATGATTAAATATGGTGATGGTAATGCTAAAGCTAACGCAGCATTTTTAAATGGATTAATTGTTGGCCAAGGTGTATATTTAAATGAAGATGGACAACCTTCTTCATTAGGATTAGTTCTGGAGAGTTTAGATTATAATAAGTATACATATGTTTTATCGGTAGAAAAAGCTTTAAAATCATATAAAGATTTAATTTTAAACCTTTTACATCCCGCTGGTTCAAAACTTATTGGTAGAAATTTACTAAGAAGTTCCAATTCCTTTAACCTTGGAACAGAAACGGGGCACCAAAAAGGTTACACTTTGGAATATGTGGCTGGCGGAGCAGCTTACTTGACTTTAGAAGTTAACACCGCCACGGATATAATTAGCACCAATATTATCAAAGTCAACAATGTTATATCTGGTAATATTGGTAACACTATATTTGCTAATGATTATATAAAATTTGAATCTAGCAATAATGTAAAAGTATACTCCTTAATTACTGACGTTGACTATGTAAATAACAAATTAACAATTGATGACAACGTATTTTTAACTTTTGCAAATGTGGGCTTTGGATATGCAAATGCCTCCTCAAACGTCATAAATATAACATCAGTTACGGGACAATATGATGGTAATTTTGACAGTAAGACACCAGCCAATAACATTATATACGTTGGAGATAGTGTTTCGTTAAACGGTGGACCATATTATGCAGTCACCAGAGTATTCGCCAACGGTAACATATCGGTGGCCAACAGTTCATTTGGACCATCAGGTAATTCTAGAATAACAGTAAACAAGAATGCTAATACACAAACCGCATTCATATACGGTCAAGTATTTGTATATGATTATCCATTATTAGCAACAGAATCCGGCAATGAGATTATCACAGAACAAGGAACTTATCTAATCATAGGGTAAAAAAATGGCAACAGTAAAAATATCACAACTACCAGTTTTATCACAGTTATCGGCTAACAACGCCAACACAGTATTTGTGGTGGTAGATAAAACCACCAATACAACTTCACAGTTTTCTACCACGGTTTTAGCTCAAGGCTTATACGCCAACAATATTTTGAATGTTGGTACTGCAAACACAGGTCTTTTACTTCCTAATTCTGTAGCACAATTTATTAGTAATACTGCAATCTTTTCACAAGTTAATTTTCAAAACATTAATTCAAAAGGTTCTGCTGATATTGTTATAACATCAGATGATGGTGATAACTCAAATAATTATTTGGATTTGGGTGTTCAAGGTTCAAATATGGATGCTGATCCAACATTTGACTTACCCAATAATGATGGTTATTTGTATATGCATGGCAAGGACAATCAAAAGTATGGTAATTTATGGATTGGTACAGCGATTGCAAATACTGATTTAGTTTTCTTTACTGGTGATCATAAACAAGCCAATGAGGTTGCAAGAATTGAAGATGGTGTTGGTCTATCTTTAAAAATGCCTATCAAGTTTGCTGATGGCACCATACAGAACACGGCACCGGTCACAGCAGCACACTCACAAGTTATTTTCAATCAAGCCAATTCAGCGTATAATTTTGCTATTAATGTAAACACTTATACTGCGGCAGTGTACGCTCTTTCTAATACACAAAGTAATAGTATAACAGTAATGCAAGGTGTTAATACAACACAGAATACCAACATCACAACTGCCAACAACCAAGCTTGGGCAGCTTTTGATGCTGCAAATACAAACTCTGGCAATATTGCCATACTACAGGCAGTTAACACAACACAGAACACCAACATCACTACAGCAAACAATCATGCTTGGGCTGCATTTACCAAAGCAAACAATGCTTTAGCCAATACAACAGGTATATTTGGTGGTACACTGACCATTACTGGTGATTTGGTGTTTGATGGCAGCCAAACTATTTCAGCAACTGATGATCTTTATATTGGTTCAAACGCTGGTATACAAATACAAACTGATCTTGGCGGAACTCAGAAACAATTTCAATTTGGAACGGATGGAAATTTAACTGTTCCAAATTATATTGTATTCCCGGACAATACTGAAATTGGATATAATCCTTCTGCAAGTCCAACTTCTTTCATGGTTTCGACAGCAAACACATTGACATTGGAAGCAAATACATACACTTGGGGTTTTGGCGCAGATGGTACTACGATATTTCCAAACGGATTGATTAAGACTCGGACCAATCAGTCCATTGGTATTTTAGCCATAGATGGCGGATCACTTTCAGAATATCCAGCACAGTTAATGGCACAGCAAGTGGCACAAGCTCAACCAGATACTATTATTTCTTCATATGATAATAGAGCTACTATCCAAACAAATGTTAATAGTACCATCAAGACTTGGACATTTGGCAGGAATGGTAGTTTAACATTCCCAGATTTATCTGTTCAAAACACCGCATTTACTGGTACTGCAATTGACCAAAATGCAACCAATTTGGCTCAAAGTGCTTACGACAAAGCCAATACAACAGCCAATACAACAATTACCATATCACAATTAAAATCTATATCAGCAAATGCTGGAAATTTTGGCGATTTTCAAATTGCAATTGCTGCTTTATAAAAACACTTAATAAATAAATCATGGCAAATTTTACAGCAAACTCATCTCAACTCATATACGGTAGTAAAATATATGAGGTACTACAATATTATTATGCTCCTGCAACCACTTCTAATGCCACAAACACATTACAGAATTCTTTGTATGCGTTTATTGGCCAAGTGGATCCATGGCCAGATGAAGAAGAACCACCCACACCAACACAAGATCAATATTCTTTAAAACAAGTATTCAAAAATATTATTGCTGCCAAAAAGGTAACATCATCTGATATTTCTCCGGTAATACCAAGGCGAGATTGGAAAACTGGTGTAATATATAATCAGTATTCTGATACAGAAGATATGTTTACGGTTGATGCCAATGGTATACTAACAAAAAATTTCTATGTACGAAATCGTTTCGATCAGGTGTTCAAATGTTTAGGAAATGCTAATGGATCACAATCAACTATTGAACCTGAGTTTTTACCTGGTACATTTGATAAGTCATTCTTGGTAAAAACAGCAGATGGTTATAAGTGGAAATTTTTATATACAATCAACATTGGCCAAAAACAAAAATTCTTAGATACAAATTGGATGCCTGTGGTTGGTATTGGCCAAAACATTCCAAATCCGGTTGAAACTTTTGCTGCGCAAGGTGATATTCAGGTTATTAATGTTACAAACACCGGCCGTGGTTACTTTTCTGGTGGTGTAAAAATTACCATTAATGGTGATGGTCAATTTGCAAATGCTACGGCTAGTGTTAACGCATCCGGCTTTATTACAGACATTGTTATGGCAAATACCGGCCAAGGATATACTTATGCCGAAACAATAATAACAACGGAGGCAGGTTATCCGACCCCCAATGTAGTAGCTACTGCGAGTAGTCCTGTATCGCCTGTAGGAGGTCACGGATTCGATCCTATATCAGAATTAGGATGTAGTCACGCTATGATGGCTTTAGAATTTACTGGCAGTGAAGGTGGATTAATACCAACCGATATCACTTACAGGCAATTAGGTCTGGTGTTGGATCCATATTCAAAAAGCAACTTAGGTAAACTCATACCATATGCAACCGAAACTGTATATGATGTAACGACAAGTATTTTGGTTTCTTCCGGATTAGGTTCGTATGTTAGTGGCCAAGTGGTTTATCAAGGACCATCTTTGGCAAGAGCAACTTTTAAAGCAAAAATTGTTAGTTTTGATCCAACAACCAATATATTAAAGGTCATAAATATAACAGGAACACCAACTGCAAATGAAGTTCTTGTACAAGACAGTTTATTATCAGGTCAGGCTATTATTAGAACGTTATTACAGGTGACCGATCCTGATTTTATCATCTATTCTGGATATATCACTTATATAGAAAATAGAACAGGAGTTGAACGTAGCGGAGATGCTACTGAACAATTTCGTGTTGTGTTAAGATTTTAATGGAAAGAAAAAATGGCACTTAATTTTAATGTAGAACCGTACTATGATGATTTCGATGTAACTAAAAACTACCATCGAATTCTTTTTAAGCCAGGGTATTCTGTTCAGGCTCGTGAATTAACACAATCTCAAACCATCTTACAAAATCAAATCACAAGTTTTGCTGATGCAATTTTTGCTCAGAACACTCCCGTTTCTGGTGGTAAAGTAACAGTCAATCAAAATGTTCATTTTCTAAAGTTAAATGCAATCACACCATCTGGATTAACCACAATTGCGGCATCGTTTGAAAACGGAACAATTTATAGCCAAGATGGTTCGATTGTTGCAAAGGTAGTTGCTTTCGCAGAAGCCACATCAACTTCTATTGGAGTTGACGGTGATCCACCAACATTAATGGTAACATACATTACTGGCAATAAATTTAATAGTGGTGACACCATCTATTTAAATGGATCAAACTATATTGCAACTGTTATTACTTCATCTGTTGGTAATGAAGCTACAGGAAAAGGATCCATTGCTTCTATATCGAGAGGTATTTTTTATGTTAAAGGTAATTTTGTAACTGCTTCTGAAGATACGGTTATTCTTTCCAAATACAACGAAAATCCTTCTTTAAGAGTAGGTTTAAATGCAACAGAAACAATTATAGATTCCAATGATGACACCACTTTGTTGGATCCAGCATTAGGTGCTACAAACTACCAAGCTCCTGGAGCCGACCGATATTTAATTAGTTTATCGTTAGAAACTCGGCCATTAACATTAGGTGACGATGACAATTTTATTGAATTGGTTCGTCTTGCTGAAGGTAGCATACAAAAACAAGTTGATGGAACCGTATACTCTGTTATTGACGATTATTTTGCCAAAAGAACAAATGATACTAACGGTGATTTTATTGTTAATGATTATACTTTAACCCCTAAAGCAAACACCATTAATTCCAGTAAATATGATATTGGAATTTCAAAAGGTGTTTCTTATGTTCGTGGTTATAGGTTAGAGAATCAAAGTCCTGTATCATTAATAAACGACCGAGCAAGAACTCAAGATAGTGTATTGAATAATCCAACATTTATTGATTATGGAAATTACTTCTTTGTCAATTCATCTAATGGTGTGTTTGATGTAACTACTTTACCTCCTGTTGATTTTCACACAGTAGATAAAACAAGTATCTCTTTGACAAATGAAAATTCATACAACTCGACTAGAGCGGCCACAGGATATATTAGGAATATGATTTATTCCAGTACATCTAATACGGCAAATGGATCGGCTTACATTTACAAAGCGTATGTTTTTGGAATTCAAAACCAAACCTTAACAGCTAATGTGGCCGCCGGTTCAGCAAATAATTCTTACATAACATTACCAAGCACAAATCAATTTTCAAATGTGGCAAATGCTTACTACAATGTAACTGTGAGTATTGACAAAGGTACTTCTGCTGGAGATTTTCGTGTAATTACTAGCTATGATGCCGCTAGCAAAATTGCTTACGTTGATAGACCTTTTACGGTTGCACCAACCACTTCTTCTCAATTTACATTAAGGTTTGATGTAACTGATATAGAAACTATCATTAAAGCAACACCTGGAATATCATACAACATTACAGCAAATGCAACAATCGACACATCAAGCAAACAAACAAATGATGTTCTTGCTGATACTGTTCTTCAAAATCCAAATGCGCCTGAGTTATTGTTTAACTTAGGTAATCAATATGTAAGTTATGCAAACAACACTTCATACTTAACAACACAGGTGTTTAGAAACGTTGCGTTTGGTATTTCTGGTGGAAACATTGTTGCAACATTAACTTTTGGTTCTGCACCTGTTTCCACTCTTTCTTTCTTGGGATCAGGAACATTATCTGCCGATGCTGTTTCACAAAACTTTCAAATCATTGTAACAAATCCTGGTTCAAATGCAGGTTTAAGAGCTGGTCAAACACTTCCTTGGAACATTTTATCTAGAACGTGTTCGATTACTGGTGCAGGTTCTACGGCCACATTTACAACACCATCTAGTGATTTAACATCATTTACAGCAACAATTATTGCAAAATCTTTTGTAAAAGCAGGTAATGATACGAGTTATATTATCAAAGCTAAAAATTTAGTAACAGGTAATACAACCGGTGTTAATCTTTCTGGAACAAATGTCAACAGTTACAGTTATGTTGACACAAATCAAGGTCAAGTGTATATTACTTGGCAAGGTTTGGTTAATCCAGGATCTCCACAAAAATTGTATATTACGGATGTAAAACGAATCGTAAAAATTATTGATACAAAATCTCAAGCAACATTCCCAACAGATGCAATGTTGTCCGATCCTTCTTATGATATTACCAATAGATTTACGTTTGATAATGGTCAAAGAGATTCTCATTATGATTTTGCCACAATTACTTTAGGTGTAGGTCAGCCTGCAATTAAAGGTAACTTACTTGTGGTTCTAGATTACTATGCAACAACTGGTGGTGATGGTTATTATAGTGTGATGTCATACTTGGCACCAATTTCTTCTTCGCCTGAAGATTATGCTGAAATTCCATCTTACACAAGTTCAACTGGTAACCCATACCAACTAAAAGATTGTTTGGATTTTAGGCCATCTCTGATTAATGCTCAACCTGATTTTACGATTAGAGCAAGTGCATCTGGATCAGGTGCCTTAGGTGCTTACATACCTGTTGACCTTTCAATATTTGAATCCAATTATGGTTATTACTTGAGTAGAAAAGATAAACTTGTTTTAACTAAAGATAGGTCTTTTGAAATTATTCAAGGCACTCCTTCATCCAATCCAATTGCGCCTGGTGAACCAGATGGTGCACTCGTTATTGCAAATTTAACTCATGATCCATACACAGCTTATATTCCAGGTGAAGTAACAGGAGAATTACCAAATCTTTCAATTGAAAGAGTAAAACATAAACGCTGGCAAATGAGAGATATCTCCGATTTGGAAAGCAGAGTTAATAATATTGAATACTATACGGCTCTAAACACTTTGGAAAAAGGTGCTGCTTCATTACAAATTGCTGATGGTAATGGTTTAAACCGATTTAAAAATGGTATATTAGTAGATGATTTTTCTAGTTATGCTGCATCTGATATTTCTAATAATGATTATTTGGTTTCTATTAACCGCAGAACAAAACAAATGACAGCAGCGCAAGTGGTTAAAAATTTCCCATTACAATCACTATCATTAGTATACAATATGGGTCAATTGGATTCCACTAGTGCAAATAATTTAGGTTATAAAATTACGACTGCTGGAAAATCTAATTTCTTTATGCTGGCCTATACAACAGCCAATGTTATTACTCAACAGATTGCTTCTCGTACAGTTAATTTAAATCCATTTGCTGTATCATTGAATTCAGGTATAATGGATTTAACTCCTCCAATGGACAATTGGGTTGATACCGAAAAAGCTCCTGATTTATTAATTGTTGATCCGAATCTACAAGTATATCGTGCAAGTGATCAGGTTAATGTTTTACAAGTAGGTGATTGGAAAACAACAGTAGCCACCACCACAGATAATGTAATTGCTGCCGGAAGAAACTGGAGAGTAAATCAGGTTACAACCTACACAGAGCAACAACAAAAAACTGTATTAGGTAACTATGATAAGTTGAGTTCCAGTTACCTCGAAACATCAGGATACATTACCGATGTCAGTATTTTACCATATATTCGCCAACAATTTTTACAATTTAATACTTATGGCATGTTGGTTAACACCGATGTAAGTGTATATTTTGATGGTGTTTTAGTTGACAAATATATTCGTAAACCAAATATTATAGAATTAACAAACGTTAGTGGATCATTTGTTGATGGAGATGTTATTGGTTTATTTGCTGGTGGTAACTTTACACCTTATGCCAAAATTGTTTCTTATTATGTTAATCCACAAAACTCAAATGTTCGTTTGTATGTTGTAACTTTAGAAGGAATTACATTTAATTCTGGCGTAACACTTCAGAATGCCAAATTTAATACATCTGGACAATATCAATCATCTACTGCTAGTGGTAGAATTGCTTCATATACTGGTGTATCTGGAAGATTAAGAAGTGCAAACTCAACAACATCGATTCAGTTGTCTGTTGCGTCATCAAACACCGACATTTATACCGGTCAAACATTGTATGTTATTAGTGGTTCTGGTGCAGGACAATCTTCTGTAATTAGTGCATACAACACGACCACAAAAACAGCAACTTTAACAACGGGAGTTGGTGCAGCTGCAAATGACATCTACTCTATTGGAAAACTAACAACCAATGAAGTTGGTATGTTATCTGGTATTTTTGCTTTGCCTGGTGCTACTTTCAAAACAGGCCAAAGAACTTTCAGAGTAGATAATCGAATTGCTGGTAATATAGGTTCAGAAACAACATTCTCTGAAGCTACATTTCATGCTTCTGGTTTACAAACAACAAAACAAGGTGTAAATTATGCTTCTTCAATTGATTCAGCAAAAAATACATTTACACAAACACAAACCAAAACAAATGTAAGCAGTTACAATTACACAACTGTGTGGGATCCAGTAGCTCAAACATTTATTATCGATAAAGATAATTATCCAAACGGTTGTTTTTTAGATTCAATTAAAGTTTTCTTTGCCACCAAGCCTTCTACTGGATATGCACCTGTAACAATATCAATTGTAGGTACAGTCAATGGATATCCTGGTGGAGAAACTTTGGATCATTCACAAGTAACTTTAACAGCCGAACACATAAAAACATCCAATGATCCACACTATTTAAATCCTAATACATATACAGTATTTAAATTCCCAACACCAGTTTATTTGGAACCAAATAAATTGTATGCATTTATATTAAAATGTCCTACATCTAACGAGTATACAATTTATACGGCACAAAACGGTGATACAGCAATTTCTTCATCAGTTAAAAATTTGCCAACTGATCCTACACCAGCTACAACAACAAAAATTAACTCTGCGCCGTATGTTGGTTCATTATTTGTATCACAAAATTCTCAAACATGGACAGCAGATCAAAATGAATCTATGATGTTTGTTGTTGAAAGATGTGTGTTTGATGTTGGTTCACAACCACAAATACAATTTGTTGTACCTAATAAATTACCTAATAGAAAAATTGTTGGTCAAGAAATAGAATATTATTTAAATGCAAATTCTATTTCAAATACAATAACGTCTTTTGAAAACACAGATGTTTCTGTTGATGCCTTTAATATTTCAACAACAGATTTTATACCAGGTACAACTTCTTTGGGTTATCAATATGCATCAACAGTAAAATCATCATATGCAGGTGCACCTACTGTAAGTGTAACTCCTGGTAAATTTGGTACACCAACTTATGATGACATTTATTTAAATGATGGTTTGGGACAACGTGTATTGAATGCAAATTCAAATACATCATTCTCTCTATTTGCAACAATGACTTCTGTAAACGATGCCGTTTCTCCTGTAATTTCTGATGATGGATTAAGTGTATATTCTATAACATGGAATATTAATAATCTTGGATTATCAAACAACATTATAACAATCGTTTCTGGTGGAACAGGATATAATGCACAAACAGTTTCCGTAACTGTAAACTCTACTGATGGATATGGTTCTGGTGCAACGGCTGTGGCTAATGTTGTTGGTGGTATTATTGATAGTGTACGCATTACTAATCCTGGTTCGGGTTACATAACCACTCCTACAATGACAATAACAGATGATAGCACTCGTTCTGGTAATGCAAATGCTTCCGTTATTCTTGCTGGTGAAACTTCTAAATCTGGTGGTAATGCGTTGGCCAGATACTTTACCAAGAAAGTTGTATTGAATCAAGGTTTTGATTCTGGTGATCTAAGAGTTTACTTTACTGCTTATCGTCCAGTCAATACAAATATATACGTATATTATAAAATACTTTCCAGAAACGATACACAAAAATTTGAAGAAGGTACATGGCAATTGATGACGTTAATTAACAATAGTGATTCATTATATTCTCAAACACGAGATGACACATATGAATTTGTTGCTGCACCAGGAACATTGGGTAAATCACAAAATTATGTTTCATATACTAGTGACGTAACAAATCAAACTTACAACAACTTTAGCCAATTTGCTATTAAGGTTGTTCTATCAACATCAGATAACACTTTTGTTCCTTACCTTTCGGACATTCGTGCTATCGCTCTACCATCGGCGGTTTAATATGTTAGTTAAAGTAACTGGTACAACATTCGTAAGAGATACTAAAACAATGGCTCTAATCAATCAAGATACAGCTGGTTTGGATGATTACAACTTTAAAAAACAATTAATGGGAAGCCAAAAAGAAGAAATAAATAAAATTAAAAATGAAATCAACGAAGTAAGAGATGATATTAAAGTCATCAAAAATATGTTGATTCAGTTATCTTCCAGGAAATAATAATGGCTAATACCGTATCAGTTTTAAACTTTACAAATACCTTTGGTGACCTTCTGGCTCAACAAAATATTATTGCAAAAGAATTAAACAATCTTGGTGCCAATAATTATACAAAAGATAGTGGAACATTATTTGTTAGTGGTATTGGTACAGGACTATCTGTAACAAACACAGCGGCTCTTGGTGCCGCAGTTGTTTCCACAACTTTATCCGTTGGTGGTGATTCAACTTTACTTGCAAACGTTTATTTGGATGCTCCTGGTTTTACATTACAAGTTGCAAACAATGCAATTATACACAAACAAATAATTACTGATAATATTACAGCTAACACACTAGTAAGGTCATCAACTCTTAATATTTCAGATGTTGCACGAGTTAACAATTTGACAAGCAACAACGTAGTTTTAACTCCAACATTAAACACCACAGGTTCTGCTTGGGTTAATAATTTAAGAGCCAATTCTGGTGTATCGGCACCATTCATGATTGCTACAACAAGAGGTATTTTTGAGGACATTACTGCAAATAATCAAATTACCACAACATTTTTAAATGTAACCACTAATGTCACATCGGACTTAAATGTAACCACCGATGTTCGTGGTAGAGATTTTTTTGGTAGAGTCGGAACATTTGATAGTTTTGTTGCTGGATCAATGACCGTAGCTGGAAATTTTGTAGTTAGTTCACCAACCATTTATTCTTCTAACACCTTTGTGTTAAATGCTAGTGCTGGTGCAGGTCAAACAAGCACATTAGGTGTTGATCGAGGTATTAGTGGTGCAAATGCTTCTTTTAGATGGAATGAATCATTAAGATATTGGGAAACACTTGACGTTCAAAATGGTGAACACTTTAGAGTATTGACCAATATGCATTTAAGTAATTCAACGATGTTGAATAATTCTTTAAATGTGGCAACATCAGCAGCTGTGTTTGATTTACAAGCACAAGTACGAGCAAATACAAATACATTTACATCAAATGTAAATTTTTTAACAACCACTCTGGCGGCCGCAAATCTTTATTCTCATACATCATTTGGTCGAGCCAATACATCAGCAAACGTATTTACGGGCACGGACGGTTTTTCTGCCAATGCCACCGACGGAAGAATGTCATTTGATAGTAATAATGGTGTTGTAATTTCAGCAACAGGAAATACATTATTTGTAAATACTCCACAAGATTTAACCACCTTATCCAATCCAACATTTAACAGTATTTACAGTTTAGGTAATCCACTTTCAGTAGAAAATGGTGGTATAGGTGCATCTGAAAAAGTTCAAGGTTTAATTAACTTATTACCATCTACTATTGATGTAGCAAACGGATCTATATTGGCCGCTAACGCCAACACAATATATTGGACAACTCGTGGACCATTTTTTGCCAATAACTTAACATTTACACCATTTGGTAGTATTACTCAGAATACTATTCAATTGGCAGTACAAGACCTCGAAACAAGAAAAGCAACTATTGCTAGTCCGACATTGACAGGAACTCCTGCTGCACCAACTGCAACCACCAATACAAATACAACACAAATTGCCACTACTGCTTTTGTTAATACATCAATTGATTCAGTATTAAATTCTACAACCACCAAAAATATTAGTATCAGCGGTAATGCCGGCACAGTTACAAATGGTGTATATACCAATCAATCGTATTCCGATCCATCATTTATTGCATCTTTGGCTTCAACGAAAGTAACAGGTTCAATACCTGGTTCTCAAATTAGTGGTGCCATATCAGGAACAGCCGCAGGCGTAACTGGATTTACAATTAATCAAAGTGTTGGTACCGGTGATAATACAAGATTTAATTCTCTTGGTGTTGGCACAGCCGCTTCTGGTACTGCAGGTGAAATTCGAGCAACTAATAACATCACTGCTTATTATTCAGACGACAGATTAAAAACACGTTTGGGTACCATTGAAAATGCTTTAGATAAATTGATGACTTTAAGTGGTTTTTATCACGAAGCCAATGAAACCGCTCAAAAATTAGGGTATACACCAATAAGAGAGGTTGGTCTTTCAGCTCAAGAAGTTCAAAGAATTATGCCCGAAGTAGTTGCACCAGCACCAATTGATGACAAATATTTAACTATTCGTTATGAAAGATTGATTCCTTTGTTGGTTGAAGCAATAAAAGAATTAAAAGCCGAAGTGGATTTGTTAAAATCCAAATAAAATTAAAACTAAATACCAATAGGATAAAGAATGCCGGCCGGTTACCAAGATTTATTTTTAGAACAAGGCACAACCTTTTCAACAACCATTACCTTAGATGATGTTGATGGTGTGGCTTATGATTTGACTGGCATGCAGGCCAAAGGACAAATAAGAAGGTCTTATTATTCTGCTAATGCCACAGCCACTTTTATTGTGTCGATTCCTAGCCCAACAGAAGGTGGTATTATTTTGAATCTGGCTGCAAATACGACAGCAAATATTGCAGCAGGTAGATATGTATATGATGTGGCAATTAAAGATTCATCTAACATAATCACTAGAGTTTTAGAAGGTACTGTTAGTGTTCTTCCACAAGTAACTAGGTTTTAAAAATGCCAGGACAAGTAATAGGCACAGTCAATGTGCAAGTTAATACTCAGAAAGCCAGTGCGGTCAGGTCGATTACCTATGGTGCCAGAACATTAAAAAGTGCCACAGATTTATCAATGACTGGTGCAGAAGATGGAGAAGTTGTGGTTTATGATGGAGCTACAAATTCGTTTAAAGTGGCTCCTGTATCTGCCACAGCAACTAGTTTGGATGCCGGAGAGTTCTGATGGCCAATACGACCATACAGATACTTCGTTCATATGCAAACACAAGGCCGTCAAATCTAGATGATGGTGAATTGGCGTACTCTTTTGTATCCAATACATTTTTTATTGGTGATAGAAATGGTAAAATAATTACGGTTGGTGGTTTAACCACTACGGAAAATGCAGCAAATACAGTAGTTCTTAGGGATGCAAATGGTAATATTAATGTTGCAACCATAGACGGTGGAAATTTCTAAATAGTAGTAGTGGACAACTAGCCTAATAATAAGGAAAAAAAATGGCAAATACAAATATTTTAATCAAACGTTCATCGAGCACAGGACGCCCAAGTTCGCTCGCTGCTGGTGAATTAGCGTACTCGTATCAATCAAACACATTATTCTTAGGTACTGCCGCAGGTAATGGTGCTATCAACGTTGGTGGTATATACTACACCCAAGCCATTGATAATGCCACTGCTGCTGCAACTCCAGATACCATTGTTAAACGAGATGCCACAGGCAACGCTTCGTTTAATTTCATTACTGCCAACATTATTGGTACTATTCAAGGTACTGCAAATGCTGCTGTACAATTACAAAACTCTAGAGATTTCGCTATTTCTGGTGGTGACATTACTGCTAGTGCTGTAGGTTTTAATGGTACAGGTAACGTAACACTAAATGCTTCACTTAATGCTATTCCCGGTTTATCTGCTGGATCATACGGTTCTTCGACTGCAATTCCAGTTGTTACTGTTGCCGCTAATGGTCGTATTACTTCAATTAGCACATCTTCAATTTCTACTGAGTTTACTTTAAATGGTGATTCTGGTACTACAACCATTTCTGGTGGTGATACACTTACTCTTACTGGTGGTGCTGGTATTACAAGTAATGTTTCCGGTGATACAGTCACTTTTGATGTAGATAATACAGTTGTTCGTTCAAATACAGCAATCACAAGTCAGACTATTGATGGCAACATTACAATTTCTGGTAACTTAACAGTTCAAGGCTCACACACAACAGTTAACACATCCACATTGAATGTTGTTGATCCATTAATTATCTTAGCTTCAAATAACACATCTGATGCAGTTGATATTGGTTTTGCTGCTCATTACAATGATGGTTCTACAAACAGACATACCGGTTTCTTCCGTGATGCTGGTACAAAAGAATACCACGTATTTGATAACTACACTCCTGAATTGGTTGGTAATAGCATTGATGTTGCTAATGCATCTTTTAGACATGCAAACGTTAATGCATCAGTAGTTAAAGGTAATTTGATTGCCACAACAGCCGTATCTGATGGTTTTTATGGTAATACAGGCGCTGTATTGAATTTGTATCCAAATCAAGCATATGCCGCATCAGGTAACCAATATATTGTTGTTGATCCAACTGCACCAAATCATATTCATCTTCGTGCTGGTGGTACAATTGATGCTTCTACTGCTGAATTGTATTTGGGTGGTGAACAAACTAATGTTAATGTAAGTGACACTACAAAAGAAGTATACATTCGTGCAAACAATGCTCATGTAACAACATTTGCTAACAATGGTACATTAATTGTTTCTAATAAAGTTATTGCTAATGGTCTCAATCTAAACGACCACTCACAAGCTGCATTTGATAAGGCCAATTCTTCTGTAACATCTACAACATCATTAACATTAGGTCAGTTAGTTATTGGCACTGGTAGTAATACTGTTGCAACATTGGCAAATTCAACATATGTGTTAACCGGTTCTTTATCTGCTTCTAAAACAATCACATCACTCACAGTTGATGCTTATGGTCGTGTAACTGCTGCCACTGGTGCTGATATTGCAATCGATACTTCTGCAATTACTTCTGGCACATTGAGTGTTGAAAGAGGCGGTACAGGTCAATCTTCATTTACAACAGGTGCAATTCTTGTTGGTAATGGTTCAGGTGGTTTACAGACTCTTGCTAATTCAACATTCACAGCAACGGGTTCTGGTGCTTCGAACAACACAATATCTTCAGTAACCGTTGATTCGTATGGCCGTTTAACAGCTACAACGTTCTCGGCAATTTCTGGTTTAACTGTTGGTCAAGGTGGTACAGGTCGTTCAACATTTACCACAAACGGTATTATATATGGTAATTCCACAGACGGTCAATTGGTAACTGCTGCCGCAGGTACCGCTGATCAGACATGGAGTAATCAAATTCTTACTGTTACGAATGCTGGTGTTCCAGTTTGGACTAGGTCTTTAGATGGCGGCACATTCTAAAGTAGTTTTATAATCTATATTATTTTTTATGTGGCCACTTTCGGGTGGCCCAACAATTTAGGAGTTTGAAATGGGAAATGAAAAGTTTGTTAATTATTATATTGAAAATTTAATTGCCACGATGAATGATTGTTTGATAAGAAACATATCATTACAAGTAAACGAAAGAATTAGTAAAGAAGCAATTGAAGATCAATCTAAAGCAATTGAAGATTTACAAAATACTATTGAATCTTTAAAAAAAGAAAATCATTTTTTACAAGATAATAGACAGGTTTCTGACCAAGAAAAATATCAAAATTTAGAAAATAGTATTAAAGAGCATTTAAATACCATTAGAGGTTTAAATGAACGAATTGCTGAAGCCGACAAACTTAAAAATGAATATGAAAATGTAAAACATCAGGTTCAACATGTTGATACATTTAGAAATGAATTGATTAAAACTCAAAAAGAATTGGAAGAAGTTAAATCACAAAATGTTAGTCAACAAAGTTTGAATGACCAAGTTAATAGACTACAAGCTGAACTCACCAATTCACAAAATATTATCATTCAAAAAAATGGTATTATTGAGAAAATTAATATTGATAGAGATAAAACAATTGCTGAACTATCAGAAAAAATTGAATATTTACAATTAACTCCTGCCAAGCGAAAAAAAATTGATGAAGAAAGAGCCAAAGAAATAGAAGCTCCTGCTTCAGATTTATTTGTTTCCGATACATTAGATAGGGACGGCGGAAGTTTTTAAGTAAATGGCAATTGCAAACACGACTGTAAAGTTAAAAAATTCAGGTGTAGCAAATAATGTACCATCATCACTATTATTTGGTGAGTTGGCGATCAATTACGCCGATGGAAAATTATTTTATAAAAACGCCAACAATTCAATTGTAGCATTTACTTCTGGTGCAAATGCTTCCAATACATCATCATTTGCAACTGTTAATGCAAATTCATCTTTAGTTCTTGCTACATCCTCTACAGACACATTAAATTTAGCGGCCGCAAATGGTATTAGTATTACAACTAATACAATCACCAAAACAATTACATTTGGTGATGCAGCCACTCAACAATTAGCTCAAGCAGCTTTTGATGCCGCAAATAATGCTTCTAGTGGAGGTGGCGGAGTATTAACTTCTACGGTCAATACTTTTTTAGGTAATGGTTCAAATAGATTTTTTAATTTAACGGTAACACCTACAGATATTAATTATACAACTTTAGTAATTGGTGGTGTTTCACAACCTAGAAGTTATTATACGGTTGCTGGTTCTTTATTAACAACCAGTTCAGCACCAGCAAACAACATTATTGTTGAAGTAACCACGGTAGGCACATCCAATACAACACTATATACCATTAATTACACAACAAATAATATTCTTAGTCCATTTTTATTAATGGGCGCTTAAAGGAAAAAATATGGGGATAGTTTATAAAGTACTAGGACAATCCAATCCAACGGCAAATACTGCTGGAACATTGTATACTGTGCCTGGAGGAACTAGTGCAGTAATTAGTACTGTTACTGTATGTAATCAATCAGCTACACCTGCATGGTTTAATCTTGCGGTTCAACCAGCTGGTGCACCATTGGCAGCCAAACATTATGTGAATTTCAATACTCCAGTTCCTGGAAATGATACAGTTTCTTTAACACTTGGTATTACTTTGGGTAATACTGACATCTTATCTTGTAATGCCAATACTAGCACCGTAAGCTTTAATGTATTTGGCAGCGAGATAAGTTAATGGCAATCACAACAGCAAGTCAAGCTCAACTAGGACAAGCTACTGCCAAGAATAGTCAAGTAGTTACTACTGCGGTAAAACTGATTAATTCTGGTGGTGGAGCAGCTGCTGGTCCTAATATTACATCTATTATCGTAACAGATAGTGGATATAATAATTTGGATGATACGGCTGCTGCAACAAGTAATTCGTATATTAAAATTCTTGGCACAGGTTTTCAATCAACTGCCAATGTGTTTCTTAATGGTACGATGGTACTAAAAGCCAATGTTACATTTGTAAGTTCTACTGAATTGCGGGCTGTATTGCCTGTTTCTAATACAGGCAACTATGCGGTATCAGTTTATAATTCTAATTCAGCGGGTGCATTGTATTCAAGTTCATTTGTTATTTCTACAATGCCACAATGGCTGACATCAGCAACTTTAGCTAATGTAACCAGTAATACAGTATTTTCTGAAACATTATCTGCTACTTCCGATTCATCTGTTACATATGCCAACACCACTATATTACCAACCGGATTTAATTTATTAGCCAATGGATATTATTTTGGTAATATATCAGTTGGTGCAACCACAACATACTCATTTGATGTTAAAGCTACTGACGCTCAAAATCAAGATTCGACCAGAACATTTAGTTTAACAACAATCACAGTAAATCCTTATGGTGATTTTGGATTTTCTTTAGAAGGTGGAACTTTAACAAATATAGGATCAGGTTCAAATGCGATGAATAATAATGGAGCATCCGTTTCAACCGCTCAAGCTGCTCAAGGATCCTACTCATTATATTTTAATGGATCCGCTTCAGTTGATATAAATTCAACCAATTCTAGTACTTGGTCATTTTTAAGTTCTTCACCATTAGGAACAAATACTTTAGGTACAATTGAATTTTATATTTACCCACAAACGGCACCCCCCAGAGGAGTAATGGTAGGGAGTTATCGTTCCTCACAAGAAAAAGGATGGACGATTGACTATGATCAGTTTGGTAATTTATTTTTTGCAAGAGATTCCAGTGGCCCAGGCACATATGCGGTTGGTTTGTCATTTAATACTTGGACAAAACTAGGATTTGTTTTTAGAACTGATGGTAATCACCAAATAGAAATTTATAAAAATGGAACATATCACGGCACGTATAATTATGGTTCTGCCGCCACCTTTAGTGAAGCAAATATGAGAATTGGCCGAAGAGGTGACAACTCTTTAGGAACAGTTGGTTATATTGACGACTTTAAAATATGGCTAGGTACCAGAGGCCCCTACTAATATTAATAAATAATAGAATAAGAATAAAAGTTTATAAATGACTACCTTAAAAATACAACCGTTAGCCGTAGACCAAACAGGTGACTTCTATTTTAATACAGTCACGGCTAATAATTTACTTGTAAATACGGTCAATGTATATGATTCTATTGTTGGTGCCAATGCCAATATTGCTTTACTATTTTCAGTAAACAATTATCAAAATACCATAATAACCAATGTAAACACCTATGCAACCTCTGCATATGGTCAAGCAAACATTGCTACAACATTGGCTCAAGCGGCTTTCAATTACGCTAATACTATTGTTAGCGATACACAAATTGACCCATTTGCCAGAGCAAATGCAAATGCGGCTTTGGCCACAGCCAATACAGCATCAGCAAACACCATTTATTTACAAGGTGTTAATACCACACAAAATACCAATATTACAACTGCTGATGTAAAAGCTCAAGCGGCTTTTGATAAAGCAAATACTGGTGTAACTACTTCATTTGACCAGTATGCCAGAGATACTGCCAATTCAGCACAAGCCAATACCATCTACAATCAAGGTGTAGATACAACTCAGAATACTAATATCTCCTTATTACAAGGAGCAATGACTTCAGCCAATGCCAATATAGTACAAATATTTGGTATTACGTTGGGCCAAAATGCTTTTTCACAAGCAGCTTTTAATACAGCCAATACAGCCTCAGCAAACACAATCTATTTACAAGGCGTTGTTTCAGGCCAAAATACATTTATTCAAGCGGCTTTTGATAGGGCAAATACCGGTATATCAGATTCCATAGATGCTATTGCTAGAGCCAATGCAAATGCAGCTTATGGTCAAGCAAATATTGCTACATCGTTGGCTCAATCCGCTTTTGATTATGCCAACACCATTCAAGGTGGAGGCGGTAGTGGTACCTTTACCGGTGGTTTAGTCACAGGACCTACAATTTTTGCCAGCACCTTACAAGCCAACGGTGCTGTAAGAATTGCCAACACCAGCGGTAATGTAGTATATACTTTACCAAATTATGATGGTGTTACTGGTCAGTCCTTAATAACTGATGGTTACGGAAGATTACAATGGACTACTTTGACTGCTATAAATGGTACTGGTGGTGGTACTAGTACCGGTTTTCCATATGTTGATTTAGGTTTTGTTTGGGAAAATCCGAGTGTACTTCTTGATATGGGTACGTTGACCTAATCGGAAATAATAATATAAATATAAGATAACTTAATAGAGATATTCCATGCCAGCTACACAATTACAATTCAGAAAAGGTAACACCGCCCAGCACTCCACCTTCACCGGTGCGTTTGCCGAGGTTACAGTAGACACCGACAAGAAAGTTATTGTTGTTCACGATGCCGTCACTCCTGGTGGTACTCCAATGGCAACCGCAGCGTTTGCTCAAGCTGCTTTCAACAAAGCGAATACAACTGCCACCAATAATAGAATTACAGTAAGTAATACCGCAGGTTATGTTCCGACGGCCAACACATTATTACCTGGTGAATTATTTGGTAATTTATTTGATGGTAAATTGTATATGCAGCTTACAACAGGTCGCATTATTGACCTTTCAACAAGAGCTGTAGGTAAAACATTCTATGTTTCGACAACCGGTTCAGATACTTTTGATGGAGTAACGCCATCTGGTGCGAAAGCAACTATTCGTGCTGCATTAGCCTTGGCTCAACCAACTGATATTGTTCAAGTATTTGCTGGTACTTACACAGAAATTAATCCTTTAATTCTTCCACAAAACGTACAGTTAGTAGGTGCTGGTGAAAGAGCTTGCATCATTCAGCCTTCCGATCCAACTAAAGATATTATTTGGGTAAATAACAATTCTTATGTGACCGGTTTTAAATTTATAAATTATTCTAAATCTGCGATTGCTTTTCCAGATTTAGTCATTGATGCCAATACTACGGTAGCTGCAACACAAAATACGTTTACTCTACGATCAGGTGTACCTTACGATAATTTTTATAATAGTATGAGAATTACTATTACTGGTGGTATTGGTGCTGGACAATTTTCAAACGTGGCATCTTATAATGCCGCAACTAGAGTTTGCACAATGGATGTAAATTGGAATCCTTTTCCAACCAATACATCCACCTATTCAATTGGCATTCCTTTGAGAACAACACCTGCAGCCAACACAACAAGATATACAACCAATATTACAGGTAGTCCTTACATTTATAATTGTTCTTCTATTACTTCAAATGGTACCGGCATTAAAGTTGATGGAGCTTTATCAACAGGAAATAAGAGTATTATTTCTGCACAATTTACACAAGTAAATTCTAATGGCCGAGGCATTCATATTACCAATGACGGATATTCTCAATTAGTTTCTATTTACGGTATTTTCTGTGACACTGCTTTTTTAGCTGATAATGGTGGTACTGCTTCACTAGGTAACTGTAACGTTAACTTTGGTAACAAAGGTCTAGTGGCTAATGGTAAAGGTGCTTTAGCAATGACAGCTCGTTTTGCTAATACATCGGCAGAGGCCTGTACCTCTATTTTTCTAAATACAATTAGTTCAAATACCGATTTAGGTATCACCGCCAATGTACCGTATTCTGGTTTAGTAATGAAAATTACTGGAGATGGTGTAGACAATTATTATTCAGTCGCTGAGGCAACTCCATTGTCTGCAGGAAATACACAAGTAACATTTCAAACTGGATTACCTGTTAGTTGGCCAAGTGAAACAACAGTTTCATTTTTTCAACAAAGTCAATTAAGAGCTTCTGGCCAAACATTTGAATTTGTTGGTGCTGGCACCAGTATAAATTCTTTGCCAAAATCAGGCGGAGTACCAAATGTGGAATCTCAAATTATTACAATTGGTGAAGGCGCAGTGTTTGCTACATCTACCGATCAAGACGGAAACTTTAAGGTATCGGAGTTAGTAATTAATCAATCAACATCAACCATTACAGGTAGAACTTTCTCAAAAAGTCTTTTTGCAGAAATGACGCCATATATTCTTGCTCTGGAGACTTAAAAAATGGCTACAATAGCATTAAATACATTTAAAACAACTACAGCGAATGTAACAACAGTCCAACAGACAATATATACCGCACCTGCTGGAGTAACCACAGTTATTCTTTTGGCTCAAGTTTCAAATATAGATACAACCAATTCTGTAACAGTTTCTGCGAATCACGTTAGAGGTTCAAATGTTACTTCAATCATTAGAAACACCACTATTCCTATTAGAGATGCCGCCACTTTATTAACAGGTAAATTAATTTTGCAAACAGGAGATTCATTTACTGCAATTGCTGATGCCAATAATAGAGGACAATTGTTGTTGTCTTACTTAGAAACAGCTAATCAATAAAATAACAAATGCCTAATAAAGATTCAAGATTAATTAGCGGTCGAGTTCCGGTAAGTAATTCGTCCAGTGTAACATCAGATAGATATGAATATCTGGATTTAAGTTCTGCGGAACCAAATTTAGGTGTTGGTAATACTGGTGATGTTTTAATTTATAGTTCAAACACACCTGGTAATAGGCAATGGGTTTTACCTAGTCAGATAAATGCGTATGATGCTATCGCCAGAGCTCAAGCAAATGCGGCATTTTTGGCAGCCAATACAGCTGCAGCAAATACTGTTGTATTGCAAAATGTTAATGATTCACAAAACTCCGCAATTACAGTTCTTCAAGGTGTCGATAGTGGTCAAAATGCTTTTATTAATTCTGTAAGTTCTTTTGCTCAAAGTGCTTTTCAACAAGCCAATACCGCTTCAGCAAATACTGTATATTTACAAGGTGCATTAAATACTGCCAATTCGAATACTGTTATATTACAAGGCCAACAAGATTCACAAAATGCTTCAATAACAGCCGTTAATCAATATGCTCAATCGGCATTTAGTTCATCAAATACAAATGCAGTACAAATTAGCCAAGTAAGCACATATTCTCAATTTGCTTTTTCTTTGGCCAACACAGTACAAGCAGGTTTAACAACCACACAAATTTATGTACAAGGTATTAATGATTCTCAAAATGCTTCTGTAGCAAATTCTTTTTCTTATACCAATAGTGCTTTTTTAAGAGCTAATAATTCACTTGTTTTAGCTCAAGCTGCTTTCGATAAAGCAAATACTTTTGGTGGTGGTGCAGGTGGTGGTGGCGGAGGAAGTGACTTTGACGGAGGTTCAATCACTCAACAGTTAATTCTTCTGAATACAGAAGATGCTGTGTCAAACACCACAGGTTCTTTGCAAGTTAGAGGTGGTGCCGGTATCAAAGGTAACCTCTATGTAAGTCAAATTTATATTACAGGTAACAATGGACTTAACTTTCCTGATGGTTCAACCTTCAATGTGGCCACAACCTTTGTTACCTACGTACTGGATGATATTTCACAAAAATTTGATGGTAAAACAACCAATTTTGATCTAACACACTCTGGTGGTCAAGTAGTTATACCTACTAATCCAGTTCAACTAAATATATCGATAGGTAATATAAAAATAAACCCGGCAACCAGAATTGATGATTTGGTTCATTTGACAGAAATTTCTCTATTCGATAGAGGTTATATTTTTTCAAACAATCAAATTTTATTTGCTTCGGCACCATCACCGAGTTTAGGATTTTTTGGTACTTTTACATCAAACCAAGTAGTACCAAAAGACTATAGTTATATAACAACACCATTTACACCACTAAATATAATGCTAGGACCTTAAAGGAAAACTAAAATGGCAAGACGAATAATCTTAGAAACCCACTATACATTCACACCATCAACAAGAACGATTGTGCTACCAAGAGTTCTGCCAAAAGAACGTTTATTGTTGATTACGAATGTCACTACAAATAAAGTACTCTATAACTTTAGTGATCCTACACTCACCACCACTAATTATATTATTACTCAAGGTACAGATATTTCTACTCCACCATCTACTAGCATTGTATTGAGTTATAATACTACCAGTATGTCCTCAACAGACAAAATACAAATTGTTGTTGATGAAATTGCTGAGGCATTTGAGCCTGTAGATTCACTCTATGATCCGGTTGGTAAATTAAGAGTTTCGGAACCAGAAGCTTTGATTGATACTGACTTTGAATTTGGTTTACAACCAACAAAATGGGAAAATTTAACTTTATTAAATAATCGTCCTTCATTCTTTACAAATACACAAGTACCAATTAATTTGTTGAATTTATCAGCAACGAATGGTTCTGTTACTGTTGTAGCAAATACTTCTCCAAGTGCACCACCAGCAATTGGTACTCCAGTTTTGATTAATGATAGTTATTTTCCTGGAGGAAATGGACCATTTTTAGTTGAAGCAAACAACACATCACTAAACACTTTTTCTTATTCTGCAAGAAACACTTTTACAGCTCCAACCGGTTCAATTTTTAATTCTGCACAAACCGTTGCTTATGCTGGAACTTTTTATAGTAATACAAATATTGCTTTTACTTCCGTAACATCATCGGGTCAAGTAGTTACAGCAACAACAACTCAACCTCACGGTTTACAAGTTGGTGACGGAGTTTATTTTATTAATATGACAGCTGTATCAAATGCGCCAAACGGATCATGGACTGTGGCGGCCGCATTGTCAAGCACAGTTTTTCAAGTTATTGTTAATGCTGCACCAGGATCATTAAACTCTACTGCTGGCACAATTTATCCAAGGCCAGATGGATTTTTTGCGCATCGAGCTTTTGATGGCGGTGTTCAATTTTCATCAGGTGGTCCTTCAGGAAATGGTAGCGCAATTCGTCAAACTCGTAAATATTTCCGTTACCAATCAGGTAAAGGTTTACAAATGAGTTCTGGTACAATTCTTAAACCAAGTTTAAATGTTGATGAAATTTCTTCATCAGGTACAACTTGTAGAGTAACAACAAAAATTCCTCATCAGATGGCTCCAGGAGTTAGTGTACGAATTTCAGGTTGCAACGAGAGTGCTTATAATGGTATATTCATTGTTGATTCTGTTATAAATCCTTTTACATTTACATATACAGCTATTAGTGCACCATCAGCAACTCCAGCTTCTGGTGCAGCAAACGTATCGGTCAATAATTGGTATAATGCAGCTGCTCGATTAGGAATGTTTGATTCTAATAACGGGCTTTACTTTGAGTTTGATGGCCAACAATTGTATGCAGTTAGAAGAAATACTACTCAACAAATTTCTGGTTATGTAAATTTAACAAATAATTCTGCAACAGTTACAGGAGTAGAGGTTAATGGTGTAACAACCAAATTTAGTAAACAATTGTTGCCTGGTGACAATGTATTAATTCGTGGTACTTCATATAGAATTGTTGATATTCTTAGCGATACATCAATGACAATTGTTCCTCCATATAGAGGACCATCTTATTCTGGCAGTAATGGTGTAACTATTTCTAAAACCAATGAACTTAGAACTCCACAATCACAATTTAATATTGATAAGTTAGATGGAACCGGCCCAAGTGGCATGATTTTAGATTTATCTAAAATGCACATGTTTTTAATCGATTATTCTTGGTATGGTGCGGGTACAGTTCGTTTTGGATTCAGAGATACACAAGGTAAAATTGTGTATGTTCACAGAATGGTTAATAGTAATCAAAACACCGAAGCTTATATGCGTTCTGGTAACTTACCTGCTCGGTATGAAATTGATTGTAAACCGCTTAGAGCTGTTTTAGCTGCAACTTGTTTAAGTTCAGATACCACATTAACAGTATCCAATACTGCTGGATTCCCAAGTGTAGGAACATTATTAATTGCAAACCCAGGTGCATATGAATATGTTAATTACACAGGTATTTCATCCAACACAGTATTTACTGGTGTAACAAGAGGTACTGGTACAACCACTATTGCAAGCATTGCAACTACTGCAAATTCAATTAATGTCACTACAACAAGTTCTGTAACCGGAATACATAAAGGAATGTATGTATACGGTCCTAATATTCCAAACAATTCATTTATTTATAATATTATTCCAGGTGCTACAAGTGTTATTCAATTATCACAAGCTGCTACTGGAACTGCTGCGGGACAAACATTAAACTTTAATCAAATGGGTGTATCAGCAACAACTCATTCATATAGTGCTTCAGGTCCTATTGCAGTATATTTACATAGTCCATACTTTGGTCCAACAGTAAGCCATTGGGGAACTTCTGTAATAATGGACGGTAGATTTGATGATGATAAAAATTTACAATTTACTTATGGTGAACTTGTTCAGACTACTGTTGCTGCTGGTGCTACAGCTGCATTGTTAAGTATTCGATTGGCTCCATCTGTTGATAATGGTATTACAGGTTTTCTTGGCCAAAAAGAAATTATTAACCGTATGCAATTGCAATTAAAATCACTTGGTGTTCTAGTTAATGGCTCATTTTTAATTAACTTAGTACTAAATGGTACTGTAGTAACATCAACTGGTAATTTAGGAACTTTTGGTCGTTTAGCAGTAGGAACATCAAGTTTGGCTCAGATTGCCGATCACACAGGTAATGTGACGATATCCGGCGGCGAAAATATTTACGGTTTCTATGCAGTTAATTCTGCTGGTGCTGGTAATTTTTCTGTACAATCATCCGATTTAAGTTTCCTTCGTGAAATGGGTAACTCTATTCTTGGTGGAGCTATATCTAATACACCAGGTCAAGGAATTTATCCTGATGGTCCTGATGTTGTTACAATTTTGGCAACCAATATTGGTACCGCTTCAGCAAACTGTCAAGCTCGTTTAAACTGGACAGAAGCTCAGGCATAATAAAAAAATAATATGTCTATTAATAAAATAGTATTAGAAACTGATGGGTTGATTGTAGGTGATAATCAACTTGTGGCATCCGGTGGTGGTGTTTCTATTGGCAAAAATTTAGTTGTCGAAGGAAACACCTACACAGGAAATATTATATCGTCTAATGTGGTAACACAAACATTATTTGCTACATCAATATTTTTTCCTGCTAATAATGCTACAGGATCTCCACAACAAACAATTACTGGTGCCACAGTATTAGAAAAACAATATACAAAATTGGGAGGTTTAACTCCTTTTGTGGATAATTTAAATAGATTTTATCCATCTGCTCCTGTTTTAGTAACATCTCTTTTAGCAAGAGTAGGAACAGCACCAATTGGAGCAAATGCAACATTTTCAGTATGTAAAAATGGCATTCCAAGTGCCAATTTAACAATTTTATCAGGTCAAACCGCTTCAGCTGAAGTAGTAACTTCTATTACAGCAACTACGGGAGATTTCTTTAATATAAATATAAATACTATTGGAGCAACAGTTGCAGGTGCCGACTTGTATGTTATACTTAAATACTTTAGAACCACTTAAAAAAATATAATTGGAGAAATAAGATGGCAATAACCCATACTTTCATAAACAACAGTCTTGAAGTGTTTAAAGACGGCGTAGTTCAAATTAATCAACCATTTAGACCAACTTCAACAGGTGATCAACCTGCATGGGAAACTGAGCAAGAAGCTCTTGAATGGTTTTATGAAAACGGTTCTCATAGATTTGCAAAAGAAGAAATTGAAGAATACAAAATAAGTTTGGGAGCAGAATAAATGCCAAAAATTAAATCAGTTCAAGTATCAAATACAAGATATCAATTAATTGAAGATCCAAATCCTAGCTTCAACAGGTTATTTCAAGACGGACAAGCTCTCGATTTAAATACATTGGTTCCTGCATGGCAAAAACAATTTATGTACAATATTGGTGGCACTCAACAATATGCTGGCCAAAATCATTTTGATGGAACTTTTCAGGATATTCAACCAGCTTTAACTCGAACCAATTTAGCTACTGGTTTTACAGATAATTTTCCTGTTTTAGATTATGGATTTTTTAGAATTGGATATATGGCTTTACAAAAAGGCACCGTTTCAACTTACGCTGTAGCTGATGGTTCTGCAGAGAGTGGTGCTACTGCAGGCGGCTCAGGCTCAACGTATTCAAGGTCAACTTTACAAGGCCAATATGATACTTATTGGTGGTCTTTAGATTTTGCAAATTATCCTGTTGTAAAAAGTTGGAAAAGTCCTGTAACAGGATATTGCCACATGATTTATTATCCAAAAGAAATTTTAAATAATGACACAACTACGATTGGTTGGGGAACTTGGTTGTCCGATTTAACTCAAGGTATAAACAATACATCAAATAACTCAGCATTATTCATCAACACACATAATCTTCAAATGAATATGTTTTGTTGGGAAGATACCAATTTTGGTGTTATGTATGGTATGAGAAAAATTGGTGGCCAATCGCAAAGAGCAGTAGCTGTTCAAGGATTTAATTTTGGAAATACTTACAGTTTTACAACCAGTATTGTAGCACCAGGAGATCAATCATGCATATTTTTTATGGGTGTTGATAGCTTTGGATTTACTTGGTGGTATCAACATCAAGATCAACGTGACGATAGTAGAGGATTTATTTACAAAATTGATCCTAGAAATTTAGCTTCAACAACAATGATTTCTGCTTTAACATCACAATCTGTTCAAACTACTAGAACTAGTGGAGGATATAAGAGAAATTGGCCAAGTAATATTCGCCGTGATGCCAATAATCGTTATGTACTTTATACTTCACATTTTGATAACAATGATTCACAATTAGCTCCAATGAGAATTGTGTGGGATGCAGCAAACGGAACAGTCAATACCGCTAACTGTAATATGGTTTTCCCGGTAGGTCAAAATTATCGTAGTTTTGCATCACCAATGGCGATTCCGGTGGTTGATGCCACCGGTTTTAATAACCATACATGGATGATGAAGCCACACCAGTTTACTTCGAATGGTAACACATATATTACATACTGGTTGGTTGATCAATTCGCATGGCCATCGGCTTCTTTATCTGGTACATATCAAACTTATTATTCGTCTAACGGAAATATTCGTTGGGCAAATACAGCACAAAGAACAATGGTAACTTATCAGATTGCTGCTAACTCTGGTTTTGGAAATCCTCTTGCAAATAGCGATGCAACATTAATTTACCATAGTAATTACACATTTAGCACAGTTCTTGATATTCCTAAAAACTTTATGCCAATCAATGCCAACAACACATTGATGGCTGTTGTTTCTGGAAGTAAAACAAACTTCTTTGCTTGGAACAATCAAACTGGTTGGGCTTCAGGTGGCGTATACAATACCGAATTCCGTATGCTTGGTATGGATACAACCAACAGAATTTGGGGTTATGCAATGGATGAAAACAATGGTAGTCTACATGTTCTCACACCAAGTTTATCAGTAAACGTTGTAATTCAAATGGCTTCTGTAAGTTATACCTACACAGGAACAACAATTAGTACATCAGCAACAATTAATGCTTATGACTTTACCGGTTCCAGAGTAGCAGCTAACGTTACATTGACCATTGATGGTACAACAATGACGTTTGCACAAAATGGATTAAGAACATTAAATATTCAGACAAGTTCTACTATTGATACTACAGTTAATTTAAGTATTTTTGGTGGTGGTGTTAATAATATTTACGCCTACGCTTAATCTAAATAACATTATACTTTAATTTTAGGGAAGTTAAAAATGCCAGAAATCAGAACAGTTCAATATACAGATAGAAAAATTGCAGTTATTGAGGACCCAAATCCAACATTTAGCCGGATTTTTATTGATACGGTTCAACACGATTTAACAACTTTGACTCCATCATGGACTAAAAGCTGGCATTATAACTATCAAGGTATTCAATGGCACGCCACAGGCAATTCATATGCTCAACTTGTTGGTTCTTTTGGTCCAGGACAAGGAATACAAAGAGTTATTAAATCCAGCACTGGCGTTTCAATGGCCACAATGGAAGCAAACATTTATTTTCCGGTAAGTGATGATGGATTTTTTAGAGCTGGAATTATGTGTTTGTCTAAAGGAACAATTTCAACTTATGCAGTAGGTGATCAGTCAAACAATTTTGCAGCAAATACCAATGCATCCAATACTATTCAAGGTGGTTCAAGAGCTTTCAATAATTTTCAACACGACACTTATCACCAAACAATGGATTTTGCAAATTATCCTATGTTAAAATTAGCAAGAGTTGCTAATAATACTTTAGTTATCGCAATTCTACCTGGTGACCGAGGCCTCGGTGGCCAAATATCTTCCGGCGGCTCAACAAATCAGTTTGGCCAGAATCTCGTTTTTAATATAAATGCAAATGATGGTTGGTTTCTTTATGGTTCAGATATAACTGCTGGTATTGGTGCTACATATGGTGTTCCTGGATTGCAATCGTTTACTAGTGGCGGCACAAACAACCCTCCACTAGTAACATTAGCACTAAGCCAAGCTGAAGCAATAGCAAATCCAACAACTCGAAATGTGATTGGTGGCCAAAGTTGGGGATTTGGTAAACTGGGAAGTTCCATTGCATGGGAAGATTCTGGTAATGGTTTCATTTATATGATGAACAACGCAAATCCATCTAAACCTTATGTTAGTAGAATTACTGGTTATACAACAGTAAATCCTGTTATTAATCCGGTGATTGGTGGTGTTGGAAGTCCATCCAGTTGGGACTCTACCGGTTCAGCCAACAACCAACAACGTATTTTCTTTGCTGGTGTAGATAACTTAGGCAATACATTGTGGGTGATAGCTAATGACAGTCCATCCAGAGCTCACTCTGTTGATACTGGTATTATAGTTCAACGTTTAAGTTCACAAAATAATTTCTTCTCAAACGTTTCCTTTATTCATACTTCAGCAAATCAAAATACTCATTTTACCAGTTATTCCGGTGAAAGATTACGCAGATTATCTCCAAGTAACATGCGCAGAGATGCGGCTGACGCCAATCGTTGGGTATTTTATACTCCTCATTATGATTCAGGTACTGCAACCAATCCAAATAACTTCCCTGGAGGTTCTGCTTTTGGTAACGCAAACTTGATTCCTTTAAGATGGACAATCAATGTCAATACAGGTAATGTACAACCATCTTATTGTAACATAGCTTACCTTGGATCAAATTCTCACTGGAATATTGCTGCTCCAATGGTGTTGAATATGAACCAATGGACTCCAGATACAGCAAACAATACTTGCCCATGGGGAATGAAGCCTCATCAGTTTGTATCGAATGGTAATACATACATTACTTTCTGGATTACAGACCAGATGGCATTATCTTCAACTGGTCAAGGTGCTCGGCGTTGGCCTACTCCAAATACCAGAACCATGATTACGTATCGGGCAGGTACAGGTACTAGTGACAACCAATTGACATATCATAGCGCATATACATTCTTCACATTGCAAGATATTCCTAAGAATTTTATGCCTTTAAATGCTAATTCGACTCAGATGATAGTTCCACAAACATACAAGACTTCATTCTTTGTTTGGGAAGATGCTACTGGTTGGAGAGTTGGTTCAGTATACAATTCTGAATTCCGCACATTAGGTATGGATGCAACAAATCGTATTTGGGGTTATGCAATGGATAAACATAATGGTAGTATTCACATTATTACTCCTACATTACCTGTAAACGTTGCTGTTATTATGTCTGGTACAAACTTTACATATACAGGAACAACTATTTCAGCAACTGCTACAGTAAATGCTTATGATTATACTGGAAATAGATTAGCAGCCAATGTACAACTATCAATTGATGGTTCTACAATGTTGTTTGCTACAAATAGTTCTAGAAACTTAACAGTATCTACAAGCAATACAGCTGATACTGTGGTTCCCGTGAATATTACTGGTGGTGGAATTAATAATATCTATGCTGCTATAAGCGTATAAGACAGGTAACCCGATGACACTCGCTACCGGGTTACCGGTTTCTACCGGCACAGCAGTAGTATCAGCATCTGTTGCAACAGTAGTACCCAATACAAATAAGGGTGACCAAACAGATTTTTTGGGTTTGAGAACTATTGAGGTAATGATACAATATCGTATTGGGAATCAAGGAAATTTTATTTCCAATACGATAGTTTCAGTACAAAAAGTAACGGTACCAACAATAACCAATGTTAATTATGGATTATTAACTGGCGGATTGACCAATGGTTTAAGTTATGTTTCTGCTGTTGTAATTGCCGACTTGCGGACACCTGTTGTAGTTCAAGCCAATAATTGGGCTTCTTTATCTTCAACTGGAATTGCTTCAAATCCTGTATACACATACGGTTCTAGAAATGATAGCAGCCAACAAGCAACAACTGTAATAACAAATGTTCGTACACCTGCAGCATTTGGATCAAATTTATCTATAACGGCCGTTGGTTCTCAATCGGCAGTATTACCTTTTACTACAACTGTATCTATAGGTTCACCAAATCCTGTTGTAGGTTTTGGATCAAATTATACATTTAGTTCAAATGTTGGTTTTAATTATCCTATGGTTCAAGTTATAACAGAGTATTATACAGGAACCAATACTGTAATAAATTTAATTGATGTTCAATCCAGAAATTTTGTAAACACATTTACTAGTACAGGAAATACAGAACACAGGCAAATAATGAGTCCTTGTGTTGTGGCTATCAAATCAAACAATGATATTAATTTGTTTATTAATAGATATATTACAAATGAAAGACCTGTTACTGTAAGTACAATTACTCGATCAGAAAGCTTTAATCCTTTTAATGCTTATGCAGAGTTAAATCGTAGAACTGTTGTAACAAATTATTATGGTGGACCAAGTAGTTTAATTCCAAATATTTTACCCTCAATAGATCCAGAAGCCGTAACTAAAACCATAGTTGATATGCCAAACGATTTAGGAACAAACAACTATCCTTATCGGCCCTATAATATTAGAAGTCAACTTTCAGCACCTGTAACCATAAATAGTTTTATTCCGGCTGGCAATTTAATACCAAGAATAGCAGCTTCTATTCTTCCTATTGCGTCTGTTACTATCAATGATATGGTAGCAGGAGGAACAGCAAAACCATATAATATTCAAAATTCAACGCAAATTATAACTGCAAACACAAATGCAAGTTTACAAGCCGGACTATTGCAAAGAATTACAAGTGTTAATCCAATTGCTTTACCATTTGAAAATTATTTAATTGGTGGTCCAATAAGACCGTTATATACTACCGGCATGCCGTTGAGGCCAGTGCGAATAGACACCACAGCTTTTAGTCCAGTAACCTTTAGATTTAATACAGGTTTTGCTCAGGTTGTTACTAATTTGTTTACTACTGGTGGTACCGGTGGTATTGGTGGTATTGGTGGAGCTACTGCGTACTGGAGTTAATACCGCTGGTGAACTAAATACCCTAATATAGGAGATTATTATGCCGGCCGTAACAGATAGAACAACCTTCAAAGACTATTGCCTTAGACGATTGGGCTTCCCCGTTATTGATATTAACGTGGATGAGGATCAAATCGAAGATCGCATTGACGATGCGCTTCAATATTGGCAAGATTACCATTTTGATGGACTTCAAAAATTTTATTATGTAAAAAGAATTGATCAAACCGATATTAACCAAAAATACATTGATTTAAGTAATGTTCAAGATTCTTCTAATAACAAATTAGATATTGTTGGTATTTCTCGTATATTCCCTATTCAAGATTCTCAAGCATCAATTAGTATGTTTGATTTAAGGTATCAACTTCGCCTAAATGAACTCTATGACTTTACTTCTGCATCATATGTTAACTATACATTAACACTGCAACATCTACGTTCACTAGAACTTATGTTTTCTGGTGAAGTACCAATTCGTTTTCAACGTCATATGCAAAAACTCTATATTGATTGGGCATGGGGTTCATCACAGGCACCAAAAATTGTTGTTGCTGAGTGTTATGCTAATATTGACCCTACTGTTTATAACAGAGTATGGAATGACCGTTGGATGAAAGAATATACCACAGCATTAATTAAACGAACATGGGGAAATAATTTAAAAAAGTTTAATAATCTACAGTTGCCTGGTGGTGTAACATTAAATGGTGATAAAATTTATGAAGAAGCCGTTGGTGAAATTGAAAAGTTAGAAACCGAAATGCAAAATGAATATGGTGCACCATTAGAATGGTTTATGAATTAACATGGCAACTTCAGTTTATTTTAACAACTATAACTCTGTAGCCGAACAACGAGTTTTAGAAGATTTGATTGTTGAGTCCATAAAAATTATGGGCTTTGATGGTTACTATCTACCAAACGATAATGATATTGCCAGAGATTTATTGTTTGGTGAAGATCCTGTTAAAAAATTTCAATCAGCATTTCCATTAGAACTCTATCTTTCCAATTCATTAGACTATGATGGCGAAAAAGAATTCTTCTCTAAGTTTGGTTTAGAAATTAAAAATAATGTTAATGTAATTGTTTCTAAAAGATCATTTCAACAAAGAGTTCCACAAAATGTATTTCAAAGACCTCGTGAAGGTGATTTGATTTATGTTCCTTTTTTAAATGGTACGGGTGAATTGTATGAAATTAAATTTGCAGACCAAGATAAAGATTTTCATACATTAGGTAGACGTGTGCCTTATTTCTATGAATTACAATTAGAGAAATTCAAATTCTCACATGAACTCATCAGCACAGGTGTTCAAGAGATTGATGATTCTGCAACATTTTCTTCTTACACCATTCAACTCAATGTTGGAGCTGGTACAGGTATATACCAAAATAAAGAAATTGTTTATCAAGCACTTGACAGTACAGAAGCAAATGCAACTGTGGTTGCTGTGGTACAAGAATGGAACAAAAAAGCGAATACACTAAACGTTACCAATATTGCTGGTGAGTTTGTACCTAACAGAAATATTATTGGTGCATCAAGCAATGCTAGTTATGTTTTGGCCAATTTTGATCCATTAAAAGATAATGTTAGAGATGAATCAAGTGATAATTATATTATTGAGAATCAAGCCAATTCGATTATTGATTTTTCTGAAACCAATCCGTTTGGAAGTATATAATGGCTAATATTTTTTATAACCGAATCATACGAAAACTTGTTATTGGTTTTGGTAATATTTTTAATGAAATTACTTTGGTTCGATATAATCCAGATTTGACTGAAGCGGAAAGGCTTATTGTTCCTATTATCTATGGACCAAAAGAGTTATATGTTTTTCGTAATGAAGAAGATCCACTATTAAACAAAAAAGTTCAAGTAACGTTACCAAGAATGTCATTTGAGATGACAGGATTTACATACGATGTTTCTAGAAAATTAAATACCAATTTTAAAAATTTTGCACAAACAAATACAGGTTTGGTCTCACAATATAATCCTGTACCATATAATTTTGATTTCAATCTTTACATTTATGTAAGAAATATTGAAGATGGTACACAAATTATTGAACATATTCTTCCTTATTTTACGCCAGATTATACAATCAAATTAAATTTAATACCTGAAATGGGTATTGTTAAAGAAGTTCCTATTATTTTGAATTCAACTTCACAAGATATAGATTATGAAGGTGATTATTCTAGAAGTACCAGAAACATTATTTGGACATTGAACTTTACGGTCAAAGGATTTATATTTGGTAAGATTAATGATTCATCTAGTGGTTTAATTACACATTCAATTACATCTGTTTTAAACAAAATTGGACCAGAAGATGTTGTACTCTTTAATATGAATGCAAATTCTGGTGTCGGTAATTATCAAGTAGGAGAAATTGTATATCAAGGTTATTCTGCAGGTACAGCAACTGCCACCGGAAGAGTTATTCTTTGGAATAATAATACATTACACTTAACAAACATTAATGGAAACTTTGTTTCTAGTGTGCCTATTCGATCAACCAGTTCTAGCACAAACTATACATTTACTTCTTATAGTCCAACACCAGAAATACTTGCAAGAATCAATACTACACCATCACCAACCGATGCAAATGTCAATACGCCACACATTATCACTTCAAATATATCCGAGTTTCCAAATATTGTAAGTGGTGAGTTACCAGATAATTTTGCTGGTGATGCTCTACTTCAAGTTGGTCAAGATGACCTACATATACAACAACAGAAAACAACAGATTTACAGTAAAGGTAATCAAAATGCCACGCACACTACAATTTAAACGATACGGTTCAGCGACATTAGCCAATACAACTGGTGCTAATGGTGAGTTAATTATTAATAGCACCAATAAAACTTTGACTGTTCATGACGGTATAACTCCTGGTGGATTTGCATTACTTAACACTGCAACAGATAGTAATATTGATTCATTTGCCAGAACAAAAGCTAATGGCGATATTGCAATTGTTCAATTAAAAGCTTTGGTGGCCAACTGTGCAACTTATACCGATTTTAAAACCGCAATAGCATCATTATAACTAAACACTATACAATTTTATGAACGATTTGAATAAAAATTTATCTGATGTTTTTGATATTACTCCTATACCAGAAGAAAAAAAAGAAAAACTTCCGGTACTACAAGCACACTATAACGAGCCTGATTTAAAACAAGACCTTACCGATGCATATCAACAATCAAGAGAAAACCTACAAGGTCTTATTGACCAAGGTCAAGAAGCAATGCATGAGATACTTAACATCGCTAAAGCAGGACAGCATCCCCGTGCTTTTGAAGTATATGGCACATTACTCAAAAATGTGGTAGACGCCAATAAAGAATTGTTGGCTATACAAAAACAAATGCGTGAGATGGATGAAAACGCTAAAAAAGATAAAGGTGGTACCAATATTGATAAAGCCATCTTTATTGGTTCTACCGCTGAGTTGAATAAACTCATTAAAGGCAAAGAGTAATGGCCACTCAAAATAAAGATTCTTATCGTGACAATCCGTTATTAAAAAAAGTAGGCGTTGAACACAAATATACAGAAGAACAGGTTCAAGAATATATAAAATGTTCTAAAGATCCTGTATATTTCTGTATAAATTATATTAAAATTGTAAACGTAGATGAAGGCCTCATCAATTTTAATATGTGGGGCTTTCAGAAAGAAATGATTAATCTGTTTAAAGATAATCGTTTTGTTATCACTAAATGTCCTCGTCAGGTTGGCAAAACAACCACTACGGTTGGATATCTTCTTTGGGCAACCATTTTTACCGATTCACAAAACGTAGCCGTTCTGGCAAATAAAGGCTCATTGGCTCGTGATATTCTATCCAAGTATCAACTGGCATATGAAAACTTACCACAATGGCTCCAACAAGGTGTGGTGACATGGAACAAGGGTAATGTAGAACTAGAGAACGGGTCTAAGGTTATTGCGGCCAGTACGTCATCCTCAGCAATCCGAGGTGGTTCTTTTAACATTGTGTTCTTGGACGAATTCGCTTTCGTACCAAACAATATTGCCAACGAGTTTTTTAACTCTGTTTATCCTGTAATTTCTTCTGGTAAATCTTCCAAAATTATTATTGTTTCCACGCCAAATGGTATGAATCTATTCTATAAGTTATGGATGGATTCACTAGAAGGTCGAAACAACTACAAAAATTTTCAAATTCATTGGTCAATGGTACCAGGTCGAGATGATGCTTGGAAAGAAGAAACAATTCGTAATACCTCTGAGAGGCAGTTTGCACAAGAGTTTGAAACCGAGTTTTTAGGATCATCAAACACTCTTATTTCTGGTTACAAACTACAGCAATTAAGATATATTAATCCAATTGCCGAGCATGATAAGATGAAAATATATGAACATCCAATCAAAGAAGGTACAGAAAACAAATCAGACCACTTATACTGTATTTGTGTGGATGTATCAGAAGGTAAAAATTTAGATTCTTCCGCCTTTTCGGTAATAGATATATCTTCAACACCATATAAACAGGTGGCCACATATAATAGTTCTTCAATATCGCCAATACTATTCCCCACCGTAATCTACAATGCGGCCAAATTGTATAACGATGCTTACGTTTTGGTAGAAATAAACAATAATCCTCAAGTGGCCGACATACTACACCAAGACCTTGAGTATGAAAATCTATTAAAGGTGTTTACTGGCAATAAAAAACCACAACAATTGTCAGCTGGTTTTGCCAGAGGTGTACAAATGGGTCTTAAAATGTCGCCACAGGTGAAGCAAATTGGTTGTTCAAACCTTAAAACATTAATAGAAGGTGATAAATTATTAATTAATGATTTTGATACTTATTCAGAATTGACCACTTTTGAACAATATAAAACTTCTTTTTCTGCGGCCGATGGAGCTAATGATGATAATGTAATGACTTTAGTTATTTTTGCTTGGGCTGCCACTCAAAAATACTTTAGAGAAATAGTAAACCATGATCTTAGAAAACAGATTCAATTGGAAAATATGAATCAAATTGATGAAGAGGTTCTACCTGAACCCATTATTGATGACGGTACAAAACCAGATTTTATGATTGAGGGTGGAGATTTATGGGAAGTTGCTAATGGTGGTGACACTTATGCAAATTATAGTGCCAAATGGTTCAAGGATCTATAAATCCTATGATTGATAAATATTGCTATGGTATCATAACTGCCAGAATAACATCATATTTAAGGAGAATAAAATGGCGTTTCAAATCTCTCCAGGCGTAAATGTTTCCGAGGTTGACTTAACTACAGTCGTTCCTTCGATTCTAACTACGGCCGGTGCTTTTGTTGGAAATTTTGCGTGGGGACCAGCAAAAAAAATAATTCTTGTAGACAGCGAAGCAACTTTAAAACAAACATTTACAGGTCCAACTGAAAATACAGCTGCATCCTTTTTTACTGCAGCAAGTTTTTTATCATATGGAAATAATTTAAGCGTTGTTCGAGCTGTTGAAGCTAACGTATCTAATGCAACAGCAAATTCAGTATTACAAATTGCAAACGAAGATGTATTCCAATATCTTTATTTAAATAACGATAATAGAAATTTATATGGTGCTTTTACTGCTCGATATCCTGGTTCTTTAGGCAATTCTTTAGATGTTCACGTTTGTGCAAATACATCACTATTCAGCTCTTGGTCATATAAATCGTATTTTACCAGTGCACCAGGAACTTCTGGATATGCGGAATCAGTTGGAGGTTCTAATGATGAACTCCACGTTGTTGTAGTAGATTCTGGCGGTAAATTTACCGGATCACGAGGAACTGTATTAGAAACTTATGCGTTTTTGTCGAGAGCATCTGATGCTTCAATCAATGGTTCTTCAAATTATTATAAAAATGTAATTTTTGATAAATCAAAATACGTTTATGCTATGGATCCTCCAAGTTATGGTGCTACTTATTTGTCTTGGGGAACTTCAGCTGCAAATACTAATTTTACAAATTTAACAACAAATTTAAGTATTCCTTTAGCTGATGCTTCTTTGGTTGAATTTGTTGATGATGCTGTTCCTGCATTAAATCAATATCAACAAGGTTATGATTTGTTCGCCAATAAAGAAGAAACTAATATTTCTTTAGTTTTAACTGGTGGCGCTACTGTAGAATTACAACAATATGTTATTGATAACATTGTAAATTTACGAAAAGATTGTGTAGCATTTATTTCACCTCCATTTACTTCAATTGATGGCATTGGAGAAACTCCTACAGCAGGTATTACAACATGGTTAGCATCGTTAGCTCGATCAAGTTCATATGTTGTAGCTGATAGTGGATTTAAATATATGTACGACAAATATAACAACAAGTATCGTTGGATACCACTTAACGGTGACGTTGCTGGTCTATGTGTAAACACAGATACAGTTCGTGATCCATGGTTCTCGCCTGCTGGATTGAATCGTGGTCAACTTAAAAATGCAATTAAATTGGCCTGGAATCCAAATAAAACTCAAAGAGATGTATTATATTCGGCTGGTGTTAATCCTGTTATATCTTTGGCTGGCCAAGGAATTGTTTTGTTTGGCGATAAAACATTACAATCAAAACCGTCCGCATTTGACCGAATCAATGTCCGTAGATTGTTTATTGTTCTTGAAAAAGCAATTGCTGAAGCTGCAAAATATTCATTGTTTGAATATAACGATGAATTTACACGAGCTCAGTTTGTTGCACTAGTAACTCCTTTCTTACGAGATGTTCAAGGTCGCCGTGGTATAACAGACTTTAAGGTTGTATGTGATACAACAAATAATACTCCACAAGTTATTGATTCTAATCAATTTGTTGGTGATATTTTCATCAAACCTGCTCGTTCAGTCAATTTCATCCAATTGAACTTTGTTGCTGTTGGAACTGGTGTTGACTTCACAACAGTTGTTGGTGCTGTCTAATAAATACTAAGAATAATAGGAGAAATTAAATGGCATTCAATGTAGCAGAATTTAGAGCAAATATGATTGGTGACGGAGCTCGTCCTAATCTATTCAAGGTCTCTTTAACATTTCCAACAGTAGCAGCAAACGGTGTTGCAGCTGGCCAAAAAACAACTTTTATGGCCAAAACAGCACAATTACCTGGTTCAACAATTAATAGCTTTCCATTGTATTACTTTGGACGTGAATTAAAGTTTGCTGGTAATAGAACATTTACAGATTGGACATTACAAATTATTAATGACGAAGATTTTTTAATTCGCAATGCATTAGAATCGTGGATGAATTCAATCAACAGTCATGTATCTAACGTAAGAAATCCTAATGCTGTAAATCCTTCAAACTATTCAGTTGATGCCGAAGTTACTCAATATGGTAAAGCCGGACAAGAATTGAAGAAATATAAATTTGTTGGTGTGTTTCCTGTAGACGTGGCTCCAATTGATTTAGATTGGGGTTCAAATGATTCTATTGAAGAATATGCAGCAACATTTGCATTTCAATATTGGGAAACAGATACTACTTCTTAATATGTTTTTTATATGGGGTATTTTACCCCATTTATGTTTAATTGAATTGGAAAAGTAAATAATATGGCAGCTAATAAATTCTCTCTTTTTGGTTTCACAATCGCACGGGATAAAGCCGAGAGTGATCAGTCGGCGCAACAATCTTTTACATCACCGGCTAATGAGGATGGTGCATTAACAATACAATCGGCCGCTTATTATGGAACTTATGTTGATCTGGATGGTACAGCAAAAAATGAAGTAGAGTTGATTTCTCGTTATAGAGAAATGGCTATGCAACCAGAAATAGAATCGGCTATTGATGATATTGTAAACGAAGCTATTGTAAAAGATGATGATGGTCAAGTTACCAATATTGTTTTGGATAATTTGAACCAACCAGATAAAATTAAAAAGGCGATTAAAGAAGAATTTCAAAATATTTTAAGAATATTAAATTATAATAATATGGCTCAAGATATTTTTCGCCGGTATTATATTGATGGTAGATTGTTTTATAATATTATTATCGATAAAGAGAATCCAGTTGCAGGTATTAAAGAACTACGGTACATTGATCCACGTAAATTGAGAAAAGTACGTGAATTAAAAAAACAAAAAGATGATAAAACTGGTGCAGAAGTTGTGAATGTGGCCAATGAGTATTACATTTTTAACGACAAAGTGGTTACCGGCAGTTCTACTAATTATGGTCCTATTGGTGTACGAATTACAACTGATTCTATTATATCTGTTGTTTCTGGTTTAATGGATTCTCGCCGTGCTGTGGTATTATCTTACTTACACAAGGCGATTAAGCCACTTAATCAGTTAAGAATGATAGAAGATGCGACAGTTATCTATCGTATCTCACGTGCACCAGAGCGCCGTATATTTTATATTGACGTAGGTAATTTGCCTAAATTAAAAGCAGAACAGTATCTTCGTGATATTATGGTCAAATATAAAAACAAACTTGTGTATGATGCCAACACAGGTGAAGTTCGTGATGACCGTAAATTCTTATCTATGATGGAAGATTTTTGGTTGCCACGCCGTGAAGGTGGTAAAGGCACAGAGATTACAACATTACCTGGTGGACAAAACTTGGGTGAGTTGGAAGATGTAAAATATTTTCAAAAGAAATTGTATCAATCGTTAAGTGTTCCTATTTCTCGATTAGAACCTAATCAAGGTTTTTCAATTGGTCGAGTTGCAGAAGTTACACGAGATGAATTAAAGTTTGCTAAATTTGTTGATAGAGTTCGTAATAAGTTTTCAGATATTTTTGATCAAGCTTTACGTGTGCAATGCGTATTAAAAGGCATTTGTACCAATGAAGAATGGTCTTTATTTAAAGAAAACATTCATTATGATTTTATTAAAGATAACAACTTTAGTGAATTAAAAGAAGCTGAGTTAATGACCAACAGATTACAGTTGTTGAGTTCTGTTGATCCCTATACAGGTCGGTATTTTTCTCAGGCATGGATACAACGAAATGTATTGCGTTTAAATGATGATGAAATTAAACGTATGCAAGAAGAAATTGATGAAGAAAAAGAAGCTGGTCTTGGATTGCCTGTTGGTGTTATGAATGACGTAGCACAACAAACTATGATGTCACAGGTGCCTGCTCAACCACAAAATCCAGATGACCAAGAACATCAAATGGATATGCAACAACAAGCAGCTGATCAAGCAATGCAACAAGCAAAAGCGGCTTCTAAAGTTAAAGAGTCTACCGGAACATTTGGTAAATTAAAACAAATGCTATAAATATTTTGAATGGAGATAATAATGGAAAATACAAGAGCAATTATTGATTACGCTTTTGACGACAATGCAAAAGATATGCGTGATGCACTTTATAGTGACATACAAGATAGAGTAATGGCACATTTGGATGCTCAAAAGCAACAAATTGCACAAAACATATTAAGTCCGGCTGAAGATCCGTTGGCCACGGCACAAGATGTGGCGGTAGAACCGGCAGAAGAACAAGACCAAGAACAGGAACAAGAGAGTGAAAACACTTAAAGAGTTTTGCAACCTCTACGAAAAAAAGAATAAGGCTGAGCAAGATCCGCCAAATATTCTAATAATGAAACGACAATCCATTAGGTTGTTTCCTAATGGCCAAAAAGTAGCATTGTATTATGTGGATAAAATTAATAAATATGTGACCATACCATACGAATCTATGACATGGTCCTCTTCCATACCAGAAGAATTTAAACAGGAATAAAAAATGCCAAACTCATTTACATATCAGGTTATTAAAGATACTACAGAAACGGCCGTAATTAAAATTACTGGTAATTTTGATGGTTCAGGACAAGAAGATAATTCTGCACGGATTACAGCAAACTCATTGTATGGAGCTTTAGATGCAAATAATGTTCCGTTAGGTTCAAGTTTAAGTCAAAGTAATACGGCAAAACCATTTTATGGACTATCCGTGAATCGTTTGTGGTATACTATTCCTTCAGGAACATTGGTTCAGTTGTATTGGACTGCATCGACCAATGCACCTATATGTAATCTTGTTGCTAGTGGTGAGTTTGATGGAACATCACAATGGGCTACCATTCAAAACAACGCACAAGGAACTGCAGGTTGCAACGGAAATATTGGCATCTCAACAAAAGGAATGGGAGCCAACAGTGCTTATACAATTATGTTAGATGTGCGTAAACATAACGAATATTACCAGCGTGGTCAGTTTAATGATCCTGCTGCATTCAATTATGGCGATTACTCAATAGATCCGTAATGAAAGATTTTGTTACCAAATTATTGTCTGGTAATTTAATAGAGGCAAAAGAATTATTAGATAAACGTATTGAAGAATTGATTAATGAAAAATTTAACCAAATTCAGGAACGTTTGGCTAATGAAATAGCTGAAGGTAATATACAAAAAATAGGAAGAACAAGCCTTGTTCGTATACGATTCCGTAAAGGAAAAATTCAACGAAGGGTTAAGAAGTCGGCGGTATCGGGTTTCACGATTCGTGGTGGTCGTTTAGTAAGAATGTCACCACAAGAACGTAGGCGGAGATCAATGGCTGCCAGACGTTCTAAGTTTAAACGAAAAAGTAAATTAAGACAGTCGTTAAGAAAACGGCAAATATCTTTAAGAAAACGAAAGGCAATGGGACTATAATGAAGTTAATTACAGAAGTCACCGAAACATTACAATATCTTGCTGAAGATAAAGACGGCAAAAAAACTTTGTTTATCGAAGGTCCATTTCTTCAAGCAGAAGTGGTAAACCGTAATGGTCGTAAATATCTGAAAGAGACCATGGCCAAAGAAGTACAAAGATATACAGAAAATTACATTAATAAAAATCGTGCCTTTGGTGAGCTGGGTCATCCAGACACACCATCTATCAATCTCGACAGAGTTTCACACATGGTTGTGGGTCTCCGTCAAGAAGGTAATGATTGGATTGGCAAAGCAAAGATTCTTGACACCCCTATGGGTAACATTGTTAAGAGCCTAATCGAAGGTGGCGCACAAATTGGTGTGTCGTCCCGTGGTATGGGTTCTCTTAAAAATGTTAATGGTGTTAACATAGTTCAAGATGATTTTCATCTAGCCACAGCGGCGGATATTGTAGCAGACCCTTCTGCTCCAAATGCTTTCGTTCAAGGTATTATGGAAGGCAAAGAGTGGGTATTAGTCAACGGTGTATGGACCGAACAGCAATTCTCTGAAGCCAAACAGGCAATTAAAAAGGCCTCGCAAAGGGAAATTGAGGAAGTGAGTCTACGCATTTGGGAATCACTCGTAAAAAAACTTTAAATATAAATATCCAATATAAATCAAGGAGATTTTCAAAATGGGAAAATTTAATCTGTCCGAAGCCGCTAAAGAGATTCTTGCTGGTACTGTATCAAGCAAAAAATCTGGCCAAGATAAATCACAAAAATTAACTGGCGATGTAGCCTATGGTACCAAAGAAGTTGGTGACATTGGTACAGAAATTACCAAAACAACCGATTCTGGTCCTGATGCATACAAAGGAGCACCTACAGCAACCGCACCTGGTGCAACACCTCCTGTAGGTTCTGAGCCAGCCAAGAAACTCAAAGGTCAGCCTGCTGAGCAAGGTTCTGTTGAGCATCCAGAAGGCAAAACTGGCAAAAACCAAATGCCTTTAAATAAAGGTTCTGTTGGTGTTCAGCAATACGAAGAAACTGAAGATGATGACGAAGTTATCGTTGAAGCAGAAAAAGAAGGCCACGAAGATGAGAAAGAAGATAAAGCCATGATTAAAAAAATGCTCAAAAAAGAAAAAATGAAGGAAGATATTGACGCCTTAATTTCTGGCGAAAATCTTTCCGAAGAATTTATCACTAAGGCAACAACAATTTTTGAAGCAGCAGTTATTGCTCGTGCTGAAGAAGTTATTGCTGAAGCCGAAGAAGCTTTAACAGAACAATTCGAAGCCGCCATCGAAGAAATTAAAGAAGAAATGGCCACCAAAGTTGATGATTACCTCAACTACATGGTTGAAGAATGGGTTAAAGATAATGAAATCGCCATCGAAAAAGGTCTCCGTGCCGAAATCGTTGAAGATTTTATTTCCGGTTTAAAAGATTTATTTGAAGATCATTACATTGACATTCCGGAAGAAAAAGTGGATGTTGTTGAAGAGCTTACCGCTAAAGTTGAAGAACTTGAAGAAGCTTACAATGAGCAAATCAAATCTGCTATTGAGTTGAAAAAAGAACTCAATGAGCACAAAAAGTTTGAGGCTATTTACGCAGCGTGTGAAGGCCTAACGCAGACCCAAGTAGAAAAAATGAAATCACTCGCAGAGAGTATTGAGTTTACTACTGAGGAAGAATTTACAGAAAAAATGGAAACATTGAAAGAATCATATTTCAAAAATCCAGTAGTTTCTGCTGATAGTTCTGCTTTGGATGATGAAGTCCAAATTGAAGAAGAAAAGAAGGTTGTAAAATCTTCCGATCCTTTAATGGAAGTTTACTCGAAAGCAATTTCACAAACTGTAAACAAATAATAACAAATATACAAAAAAAGGAAAACAAAAAATGTATATGACCGAAGAACTACAAAAGAAATGGAATCCTGTTTTGGAGCACCCAGAACTTGAAGCCATTAAAGACCCATACAAGCGTGCTGTTACAGCTCTTGTTTTGGAAAACCAACAACAAGCTATGTCACAAGATGCTCAAGTATTGAATGAAACAGCATACGGTACAGGTGGTCCTACCAACGTTACCGGTTCTGGTATCAGCAATTTTGATCCTATCTTGATCAGCTTAGTTCGCCGTTCATTGCCAAATCTTATCGCTTATGACGTTGCTGGCGTTCAGCCAATGACAGGTCCTACAGGTTTGATTTTTGCAATGCGTGCACGTTACACCAACCAATCTCAGACTGAGGCATTCTTCAACGAAGCCAATACAGTATTCTCTGGTGCTTCTTCTGGTGCTAACCCATACGGTTTCCGTGGCACAACAACACCTGACAATGACATCGCAACAAATCCTGTAGCAAGCTTTACAGCTAACGCCTTTACAACTGGTATTGGCATGCCAACATCGACAGCTGAAAATCTTGGCGCTGACTCTGACAGCGTATTTGGCCAAATGGCATTTAGCATTGAGAAAGTTACTGTAACTGCTCAAAGCCGTGCTTTGAAAGCCGAGTACTCTTTAGAACTCGCACAAGACTTGAAAGCAATCCATGGTCTTGATGCTGAAACAGAATTGTCTAACATTCTGTCTACAGAAATTCTTGCTGAAATCAACCGTGAAGTTATCCGTACCATTTATTTGTCCGCTGTAACAGGTGCACAATACGGTACAACAACTGCTGGTACATTTGACTTAGACACAGACTCCAACGGTCGTTGGTCTGTTGAACGTTTCAAAGGCTTGATTTTCCAAATCGAGCGTGATGCAAACGTTATTGCTAAGCAAACTCGCCGTGGTAAAGGTAATGTGTTGATCGTTTCTTCTGACGTTGCTTCCGCTATGGCAATGGCTGGTGTATTGCAATATACTCCTGCTCTGTCTGCTGATTTGCAAGTAGATGACACAGGCAATACATTTGCTGGTTTGTTACATGGCCGTATCAAGGTATACATTGACCCATATTTTGGTGGCTACACAAGCAACCAAGAGTTGGTTACAATTGGTTACAAAGGTACATCGCCTTATGACGCAGGTCTGTTCTATTGCCCATACGTTCCTCTCCAAATGGTTCGTGCTGTTGACCAGTTTACATTCCAACCTAAGATTGGTTTCAAAACTCGTTACGGCATGGTAGCTAACCCATTTGCTAAAGGTGCTTTGGCAAGCGGTGCTGGTACAAACCAGATTACACCAAGAACAAACGTATACTATCGTATATTCAAAGTTGCAAACTTGATGTAATATAAAGTCACCAACAAGAGTGACCTTTAGAGAGACCTCCTACCCGGAGGTCTCTTTTTTTATGACCTAAATAAACACATGAACGTACTAACTAGAACTCCCGAAAATACCAACCTATTACAACCGTCAAAGTATATAATGACCTTTGATCGGATAGGTTCAACACAATACTTCTGCCAATCTGTAAACTTACCAGGGGTAAGTGTAGGACAAGCTCTAATCAACTTTCCATCGTTAGATGTATATGCACCTGGTAATAAGATTGCTTACAACAATTTCAACATTGAATTTATTGTTGATGAAGAACTAAAGACATGGCAACACATGTATAACTGGTTTCTTTCTTTTGCTTCTCCTGAAGGCACGGATGACCGAAATTTAAAAACCGAGTTACAGAATAATTTTAAACGACAGCAAAAGAAAGAATATTCTGATGCTACATTGACCATACTTTCCGCTTTAAATAACCCTATTTTGCGGATAGAGTTTACCAATATGTTTCCTGTATCACTATCGGATGTTATATTCGATACCAAATTATCTGCGGATGATATAGTATCTGCTGACGTATCCTTTGTGTATGAAAGTTTTAAATTTGTACCAATTACGGCTTGACACGATAACATAGTTTGTGTTATGGTGTAGAATTATCGTTATATCATTGAATATATTATGGAAAATCTAGAACAAATATTAAAGTTGTGGGAAAAAGATACAGAAATTGACCAGACTGAACCTGGTAAAGAACTGTTGAAGATACCAAAATTACACAATCAATATCTCTCCATACTCACCAAACATAAGATTGCCTCTAAGAAGGCACATTTTGATTATCTCCGTATGCGTAAAATAAAGATCGATTACTATTCTGGTCGTATGGACCAAGAAGAATTGGATGCGCATGGATGGTCACCCTTTGCGTTTGTTTTGAAATCTGATATCAACGCCTACTTAGAAGGTGATACGGATTTAATTAAAATGTTAGAGAAGAAAGTATACCATGAAGAATGTGTGTCGGTCATCGAATCTATTATGAATGAACTCAAACAAAGAACTTGGCAACTGAGAGATTTCATCTCTTGGGAAAAATTTATTGGAGGTCAATAATGTCATTTCTCGTTGCCAACATACCACCAGTTCAATGTTTTGTTCGTAAAGAGTTTCTTTATAACCATGAAAAAGGTCATGGTGAATTAGAACCTTGTGTATGGATAACTGCCAAGGCTATCAAAGGTCAGGCATTTCGTATTGAGTGTATGTTGACCGATTATGGTGCTTTGTTTGATAAACTACCTATCTCTGCATATGTTTGGAAACCTGTAGAAGAATATCTGCCGTTAGATAATCTACAGATATGGGATTGTTTATCATACGACATGGCGGTAATTGAGAAATCAAATCTACGAGGACTTAAAGTAAAATACTTTGGCAAAGACCGAGCATTTCATTTTGGAAAATACCTTTTTACAATTGACTTTGCGTCACCAGATTTTAATCGTATCGACACGAGTTTTTCAGAAGGTGTGCAAGAACACAAGTCGTATAACTTTATTCAATTGGATAATGGCCAGTTTGCCTGTCAGCCAAACAATCGTTGCCTATGGTATGATGTATCACTGGTACCTCCTGCAGTTAAAACTCCCGATTTCAAAATACCAACAGAAGTATATTCAGTAGAAAACATATCCAAGTGGAGTGTTGGTAATCCCGATTCATGGTTCTATAAGTTTGATGAGAAAGAATGAGTGATATAGTTATATCCAAAAGAGATGAAGTGTATGCCAAAATAACTTGTGAAAAACATATTTCAAAAGAGTTATCGGAGTTTTTTACATTCTTTGTTCCTGGTTATCAATTTGTTCCTGCATATCGTAATCGAGTTTGGGATGGAAAAATTCGTTTGTACAATTTACAAACAAGCCAAGTTTATCTTGGTCTTTTGCCGTACATTGAAGAATTTTGTAATGAAAGAGAATATAAATTTGATTATGGTGATCCAAGGCCTGATATTGAAGATGAATATTCGGCATACCATGCCAAAAAGTTTACAGATTCTTTAAATATTCATTCTCGTGGCGAATCAATTGAAGTACGAGAACATCAGTTGAATGCTTATATTCACGCCATGCAAAAACGCCGAGCGTTGTTAGTTTCACCAACTGCTTCTGGCAAATCTCTCATCATATATCTAATCTTTCGTCAATTACACCAATATCAAAATCTTAAAGGACTTATAATTGTTCCCACCACATCATTGGTTGAACAATTGTATTCTGATTTTGGTGATTATAATGATGGTGAAATGACCGATGTACATCGAATTTACCAAGGTAAAGAAAAAGAAACGGACAAATCACTTACCATTTCAACATGGCAATCTCTATACAAGATGCCAAAAGAATACTTTCACCAGTTTGATTATGTTATTGGTGACGAAGCACACCTTTTTAAAGCTCAATCATTAACAACTATATTAACATCTTGTATTAATGCCAAATACCGTATTGGTCTTACTGGCACTTTAGATGGAACAAAAACGCATAAACTGGTATTAGAAGGTTTATTTGGCACGGTTAAAAAAGTTATTAGTACAAAAGAATTAATTGATAAACAACAGCTCTCAAATTTTGAAATTAAATGTTTAGTTTTAAAACATACCGATGAAGAATGTTTGAAGGCAAAAGATTATACTTACCCCGAAGAAATTCAATATCTGATATCACACGAAATTAGAAACAAATTTATTAAAAATCTTGCAGTTAGCTTAGGTAAAAATACACTTGTATTATATCAAATGGTTGACAAACATGGTAAAATACTGTATGATATGATAAGAGAAACAGAGAAGATTGGCAATAGAAAAGTATTTTTTGTTCATGGTGGTACAGATACAACTGACCGTGAAGATATTAGAAAAATTATGGAGATAGAACAAGATGCTATTGTAGTTGCTTCTTTTGGCACTTTTAGTACCGGTATCAATATTAGAAATTTGCATAATATTATATTTGCAATGCCAACTAAATCGTCTATTAGGACGTTACAAAGTATTGGTAGGGGTCTTAGGCAAAATGAAGGCAAAGAAATAGCCACATTGTATGATGTATCAGATGACTTACGATATAAAAAACATATGAATTATACACTAAAACATTTCGTGGAAAGAACAAAGATATATAATGAGGAGAAGTTCCCATTCAAAATATACAAAATAGGACTAAAAAATGAATAACGTCAAAATAGTCAGGTTAAAGAATGGTGAAGATATTGTTGGACAATTAACAGCCAACGGTATAAATGCATATGATGTTACTGAGCCTATGACTGTTGGATTAGAGTTTCAAGGTAAAGAACTTGGTCTTGTAATGAGGCATTGGTTACCAATACAATTAATTAAAAAAAATGAAATCAGTTTGGAAAAACAAGACATACTTTGTTTAATTGAACCTGCAGATGATTTCTGTGAATATTACGTCAACACAATAAAGAAAATACAAGACTTATTGAAAGCTAAAAAAATGGTACAGAACATGTCTGACGAAGAAATAAACGATGCACTACAACAATTTGAAGATTTAAATCATGATGGAAATATATTACATTAATACTTTCAACCAAGGACATACTCGACTATACACACTTGTCAAGCGATTGTCAACAACAATATGTGGTAAATATGGTTACTAAACAAAAACATTATATAAACAACGCTGATTTTTTGAAAGCACTTGTCGATTACAAAGAGGCATGTAAGAAAGCTAAAAAAGAAAAACAAATAAAACCTGCCATACCAAATTATATCGGTGAGTGTTTTATGAAAATAGCGGAAGGCCTATCACATAAACCTAATTTTATTAACTATACCTATCGTGACGAAATGATGTCGGATGGTATAGAAAATTGTTTACAGTATTTTGACAACTTTGATCCGGCCAAGTCAAAGAACCCATTTGCCTATTTTACACAAATCATTTATTTTGCTTTTTTACGGAGAATAGGTAAAGAAAAGAAACAAACATATGTTAAGTATAAAGCCACAGAACAAATGGGCATTTTGGATGAAATGGAAATGATGGAGTTTGATGACGGCACCACCAAACAATTTGAATTGTACGATAATATAGCCGAATTTATAGATACTTATGAAAAAACAAAGAAGGCCAAAAAAGAAGCGGTAAAGAAATCAAAAGGTATTGAAAAATTTTTAGGAGAGTAGTATAATGTACAAAGTTACATATTATCCAGCACTGGATAAAAAAGATGTTTTACTGTTTAAATGGTTTAAAACTCATAGAGAGTCATTGGATTTTGCCAAAAAAATAAACAAAGATTGTTTATTTGAAATTAAATTCTATGACGAGAATGATCCTAATGCTCCAACGGTGAACATATAATTTTAAAAAAAAATGTGAGTTAATTATGTATTATAAAATTTCTTATTATAAAAAAGATAAAGATGCTTCACCTTTTGTTCAATTTCAAAAAGTTGAAACTATGGAAGAATCTATAGAGTTTGTAAAAACAATTTCAAAAGACCATGCCGTATTAGAAATAAAATGTTACTCAGATGAAGTAGCAAAACCTGATAGAACTTAATTATGAAAGTAGCAATTATTACTGACCAGCACTTTGGTGCTAGGAACGATTCAATCCATTTCTTAGATTATTATGAACGGTTTTATCGTGATACCTTTTTTCCAACCCTTGAAGAACATGGTATTAATACTGTTCTTATTTTAGGTGATACCTTTGATCGTAGAAAATATGTAAATTTCTACACACTCAAACGATCAAGAGAAATGTTTTTCGATAAACTGTATGCAAAAGGTATACAGGTACACATGTTGGCTGGTAACCATGATACCTATTTTAAAAATACCAATGAGGTCAATTCAGTTGATTTATTATTACAAGAATATAGTAATATCAACGTCATTTCATCTCCACAAACCATTCATTTAAAATATAGTGATACCGGTTATGATATCTGTATGGTACCATGGATTTGTCCAGAAAATTACAATAACAGTTTGGCAGAAATACAAAACACCTCGGCAAGCATTTGTATGGGACATTTTGAGATTGCCGGTTTTGCCATGTATCGTGGCATGCCAAGCCAGGAAGGATTAAGTCGAGAATTATTCAGACGCTTCGATTTTACTTTTAGCGGTCACTATCATCATAGAAGTTCAGCTGATGATATACATTATCTTGGAAACCCGTATGAACTTACTTGGCAAGATTATAATGACCCTAGAGGGTTTCATCTTTTTGATCTTGCTACACGCAGTCTTACTTTGATAAAAAATCCAAATGTGATGTTTCATAGAATTGTTTATGATGATAAAGTGGAATCAATTACGGATATTACCAATAAAGATTTGAGTAAGTATACCAATACCTATGTCAAAGTGGTGGTAATTAACAAAACAAACCCCTATCTGTTCGATAAGTTTATGAACAGCCTATACAATGTCAATCCAGTTGATATTACCATTGCCGAGGACTTTACGGACTTGACAGAAGGTGTAGAAGATGATATGATTGATCAAGCAGAAGATACTATTACAATTATTAATAAATTTGTGGATGGTATTCAAGAAGAACATATTAATAATGAAAAGCTAAAAACAGTAATGCGTGAATTATATGTAGAGGCATTGAACCAAGAACAGGCATGATTAAATTTGAAAAAGTCCGTTGGAAGAATTTTCTTTCGACCGGAGCAATATTTACGGAAATTAATTTAACCAAATCACCGAACACACTCATCATTGGTAACAATGGTGCCGGCAAATCTACAATATTAGATGCCTTATGTTTTGGTCTCTTTGGTAAACCATTTCGTAAAATTAATAAACCACAGTTACCAAACTCCATCAACCAATCCGATTGTGTGGTTGAGATTGAGTTTTCGATTGGCAAAAAACAATACAAAGTAATTCGTGGTATTAAACCAAATATATTTGAGGTTTATTGCAATGGTGTAATGGTTGACCAAGATGCCAAGGCCAAAGATTACCAAGAACACTTAGAAAAGTTTATTCTTAAATTAAATTATAAATCGTTCACTCAAGTAGTAATTCTTGGTTCAGCATCGTTTGTTCCTTTCATGCAGTTATCTCCGTCTGACCGGCGAGCCATTATTGAGGACTTACTGGACATTCAAATCTTTTCGTCTATGAATGGTGTGGTCAAAGAAAAAATGGCCGTCATTAAAGACACCTTTACCAAAAATAAGTATGAAATGGATTTAACATCCGAGAAAATTAACTTTCAGAAACAAAGTATTGAAGATCATAAGAGTCGTTCTGATGAAGAAATCACCAAGAAGCGTAAAGAGATTGCCGATTCGGTTGATCAAATCTTTACACTAGAAAGAGATGTTGAATTAATTCAAAAACATATTGCCGTGTTACAGAGTAAGATTGCCGATCAAATGGCCATGCAAAAAAAGAGTGGCAAACTGATTCATCTGGAATCCAAATTAGAATCTCGTTTAAAGAAGATTGAAAAAGAAGTAGGATTCTACCACGATAATAGTGATTGTCCCACTTGTAAACAAGGTATTGACCAAGAATTTAGAGAAGAACAGATTACCACATTAAATGAAACTAAGATTGAAGTTAATGGTGCATTAACGGATATAGCAAAACAAATTGCAGAAACAAGTAATAGAATTGATACAATACAAAAGATACTACAACACATACAGGCACACAGTAATGAGGTTGTAAAACACAATTCTACCATTACAGCCGTGAATAGTTTTATCAATAAACTACAAAATGAAATTAATGAGTTATCCAATCACAAAGATAACCTAGAAGAAGAAAATGCCAAATTAAAAGAACTTAAAACAGAACTTGTTGCATTGGTTGCCAAACAAGAAGGCCTTGCAACCGAAAAACAATATTATGAATTTGCTGGTAATTTATTAAAAGATACCGGCATTAAAACAAAGATTATTCGCCAATACTTACCTATTATGAATAAACTAATTAATAAGTATTTGACGGCCATGGATTTCTTTGTAAATTTTAACATCAATGAATCGTTTGAAGAAACAATTAAATCTAGGCATCGTGATGAGTTCAGTTATGCTAACTTCTCAGAAGGCGAGAAAATGCGAATTGATTTGGCTCTGTTATTTACATGGCGTCAAATTGCCAAGTTAAAGAATAGCACCAATACCAATCTGTTGATTCTTGATGAGGTGTTTGATTCTTCTTTAGATGGTGTTGGTACTGAGGAATTTTTAAAGTTGATTCATGAGATGGGTAATGATACCAACATTTTTGTTATATCCCATAAAGGTGACCAGTTGTTTGATAAATTCAGGTCAATTATTAAATTTGAAAAGAAAAATAATTTTAGTCAGGTGGCAAAATGAGTGTGTTGAGAGAATATACTAATGCAAAACATCGAGAAGCGGAATCTAAACCTTTCGTTCAATATCTTCTTGGTGGAACAATTACAAAACCACATTACGTGATGTATCTACAACAGATGTTTCCTGTTTATGCTATCTTGGAATATTATGCGGAATTGGCTGGTTTAATTCAAGATTTACCGGACATAAAAAGGTCCAATTATATTCTACAAGATTTGTCTGAATTACATTCTGGTTATCCAACCAACAAATACGAAAGCACACAAAAGTACCGTAAACACATAGAAGAATTGTTTTACACACCTGAAAAAAGACACCTTTTGTTGGCACACATCTATGTTAGACACATGGGTGATTTATATGGTGGAAAGATTATTGCAAAAAGAGTACCCGGTTCTGGCAAAGCATATCAGTTTGAAGATAGACCCGCATTAATCAAAGCATTGGATGCTAAATTATCCACAGAGTTAGTTGAAGAAGCTTTACTCGGATTCGAATTGTCTATGGGAATATTTGATGAATTACAGGAGAAAATAAATGAGTGATATAATCACATTCAACACAGAAGATGCAGTAAAAGTTTCTGAACCTAAAAAACAAATTAATACTTTTAAATTGGTGGCAGAAACAGATCCTATTTTAAATGAGGTAATGCCAGAATTTAATTTTAATAATCCACCAGTTAATCCTAGTTTATTTGCATCCACTCTTGTTGAAACATGCAAACACAATCGTGGTTATGGATTGTCAGCAAACCAATGTGGTTTTAAGTATCGAGTATTTGTTATGGGTGTCGATGATGATTTTGTGGCATTTTTTAATCCAGAAATAATTAATTCTTCAAAAGAAGAAAGTCATATGATAGAAGGATGCCTTTCTTTTCCTTTACTAGGCTTAAGAATTAGCAGACCAGCTGAAATAGGAGTCCGATATCAAGATTTTAATGGAGAATGGAAAGGTGCCACTTTTTCTGGCATATCTGCTCGTTGTTTTCAACATGAGCTTGACCACATGAATGGAATAGTTTATACTAGTAAAACTAAACCAATGGCATTGCAATCTGGAATGCAAAAACGAAATAAATTAATGAAGAAATTGAAACTTAAATAATGGCAAAAAAGATTGATACCATAAGTACATTATGGGGTGATGAAGAAGTTGTTGTTTCAACTAAAGAAATTGGAACACCTGAAGAACAATGGGAAGTTTGGCAAAAACAAAATCCTATAGAATCTTTTGAACACATTGATGACCTTATTTTAAAAGAAACTTTAATCTCCGATTTAAGATATGCTTCGGATATGGATGTTCGTGAATATACATTATATCAAAAATGGTGTGAAATCAAAGAAAGATATCCCGTACATGAAGTATCAACTATGTCAGATGGTATTGAAATACAAATAATTGATAAAAAACAAGAAGAACTAATTAGAGAAGTTAAAGAAAACTTTTGGGTACCAGAATCTCCTGATGATTATGAAAAATTGGAACCTGTTATGATTCTTTCGAATGGTCCTGGAGTTGAAACTTGGAATGCCATTCGTACCTTTTCTTCTACAATGAAAAATAATAGTAACATTGGTCGTAATCTGTATTATATTTTACAAGATAAAGTTACAAAAAAATATCTTGGTGTCATCTGTATCTCCTCAGACTTCTTGGACTTGACTCCAAGAGATAATGCAATCGGTTGGCCAAGAGATGTCAAAACAAAACAAAACATGATTAATCATACGGCAATCGGTTCTACAATTGTTCCGTTACAACCGCTTGGTTATAATTATATGGGCGGTAAATTATTAGCTTTGATGTGCCTATCTGATACCGTTCAAAAAGATTGGAAAGAAAGATATGGTGATACTTTGGTCGGAGTTACCACAACTAGTCTTTATGGAAAAACTAAAGCTGGTGGATTATCGCAATATGACGGACTCGAACATTGGAAGGCAATGGGATTTTCTTCAGGCTCGGTTGCTTTTGAACCGACTAGAGAAACTAAAAAAATGGTATTTGACTGGATTAAAAAGAACCACACCAAAAAATATTTTGAATGGTGGGACGCCAAAAATCCTCAAGGACTTCCACTCAAACGAGACCATAAAAATCGTTCTTTGAATTTTGCTTATTCAAAACTCAATATTCCTAAAGAACTAATTCGTACAGAACACCAACGTGGTATCTATTTTAGTCCGCTGTATAATAATACAAACGAGTTTCTACGTAAAGAAATTACGGATGAATCACTGGTAAAGTCATTTGATACCAGTGAAGAAGCATTGGCAAATATTTGGAAAACCAAATATGCCAAAGGTAGAATTAGGCAATTACAAAAGAAAAATAATGTTTCATATGAATCACTCTTTTATGATGACCTTATCTACCTGTCTTGGGAACAAACCAAGGCAAAGTATTTGCCACAAGTTGGCAGATGAACAAGTATACCACATATATACTTGACACACACACTAAATAATGTTATGATGTGTTCACTTGCTATTGCAAGATTTTATTATTAACTTACTATGGAGTATTACATGAAAAAGCAATTATCCGCTAAACAAAAAATCGTCAACTATTTGAGCAAACAAGAAGGTTATAACACCTTAACCACAGCACAAGCTCGTGCTCGTTTTGGTATTCAAAATGTTTCCGCTCGTATCGATGAACTTCGCCAAGAAGGTCATTGTATCTACACCAACACCGTAAAACGTGGTGATGGTACCAAAGTTAAAGCATATCGCATGGGCAAGCCAACCAAAGCTATGGTTCGTGCTGCTCTTAACGCAGGTTACAGCTTTACTGCTTAATCTGTTTTATCGGGAAAGTCGTTGTAAAACGATTTTCCCTTTTTTTATAATCATGGAGTAAAAATGGAAATTTCAATAAAAAAAGAAGATTTACAAAAGAAAAGCTTGTTTATTGCTACACCAATGTATGGCGGAGTTAACCACGGCCTATACATGAAAGCTTGTCTTGATTTACAAGGTTTATGTTTTCAATATGGTGTACAGGCGAAATTTTCATTCTTGTTTAATGAATCTTTGATTACTAGAGCACGTAATTATCTCGTTGATGAGTTTCTTAATCGTTCGGATTGTACTCATATGTTGTTTATCGATTCCGATATTCACTTTGAAGCTCGTGATGTTTTGGCTCTTTTAGCCTTAGACAAAGATGTTGCCGGTGGTCCTTATCCTAAGAAAGCCATTAAATGGCGTTCTATTAAGCGAGCACTAGAAATGAATCCTCAAATGGATGCTGGCATTTTAGATAAACTTACTGGTGACTATGTATTCAATCCAGTTAAAGGTACACAACAATTTTCTGTAACAGAACCTTTAGAAGTTATGGAAATTGGTACAGGATTTATGATGGTGAAACGTGAAGTTTTTCCTAAGTTTGCTGCAGCTTATCCACACCTCAAATATCGTCCTGACCACGTTGGCCAAGCACATTTTGATGGTACTCGTTATATTCATGCTTACTTTGATACCGTAATCGATAAAGACTCTGAGCGTTACCTATCAGAAGATTATATGTTCTGTCAATGGTGGAGAAACATTGGTGGTAAAATTTGGTTGTGTCCTTGGATGAAAACTTCACACATCGGTACATATCATTTCCAAGGAGATATGCCTGCTGTTGCTAATTATGTTGGTGAAATGTAATGAGTGGTGTGAATGATTTTTCTAGTTACAAGATTACAGATGAAGTAAAATCTTCACAAAATGCAACCACAGGTGGCCGTAAGTTCGATGGCGGTAAATTACAATATGGATTATTGCCGCCAGCAGCATTAAAAGCGACAGTTGAAATCCTTACGTTTGGTGCAGAGAAGTATGAACCTGACAATTGGAAGTATGTACCAGATTCTAAGCGTAGATATTTTGATGCATTACAAAGGCATTTGTGGGCTTGGAAAGAAGGAGAAATTAACGATTCTGAATCTGGTAAACATCACTTGGCACACGCAATGTGCTGCTTGATGTTTTTGTATGAACATGATATAATATATTCTTTAAATAATGGAGATGTAAATGAAGCTATCAAATGAAACACTAACTGTATTAAAAAACTTTTCTACAATCAATCAAGGCATCCAATTTAAAAAAGGTAATAAATTGGCTACAATGGCTGCCACTAAATCTGTGCTTGCCAAAGCTACATTGAAGGATGAATTCCCTCAAGATTTTTGTATTTACGATTTAAATCAATTCTTATCCGTACATTCACTATATAAGGATACAGAACTTGATTTTAACGATATTGATGTGATTTTTAAATCTGGTCGCAGTAAGGTTAAATATCGTAAAACTGAAAAAACTCAAATTGTTGTTCCACCTGAAAAAGAATTAAATCTTCCTAGTGTCGATGCATCTTTTGTTTTAAGTGCAGAAGATTATGATTCTATTTTAAAAACAGCAAGTGTATTACAGACACCTCATGTTTCTATTGAATCCTCAGGTGACAAAATTAATCTAACAACATTTAATGCTGAAGATAATTCTGCTCACACCAATTCAATTGAACTTGGAGTAGGTAACGGAAAAAGTTTTAAAATGGTATTCTTGACTCAGAATTTGAAGATGATTGCCGGCTCTTATGATGTAGAAATTTCATTTAAGGGGCTCGCTTCATTTAAAAATACTAAACAAGAAATCCAGTATTGGGTAGCATCAGAATCAAAACATTCTAAATTTGGAGAATAAAAAATGTTATTAACTTTTACAGAAGCATCAAGCAAAGATCCTATCGCAGTCAACCCTACAGCAGTTAATGCCGTATTTACCGCACCACAAGGTGAGATGAAAGGCAAAACAGTCATAGCGATTGGTGCACAACCAGTTGTAGTTGAAGAAGCCTATTTGGATGTAGTTGGCCAACTCAACGGAGCATTGGCTTAATATGTTAAAGGTTCCAATCGGAACCTTTAAACAACTCAATATTCATTTGAAAGCAGTATAGAAGTAAAAATATATATTATGGGAGTTTTGAATGGAACATTTACTGTGGGTCGAGAAGTATCGGCCAAAAACAATTGAAGATTGTATTCTTCCGGATGCGATCAAGGAAACTTTTCAGGAGTACGTTAAGAGAAAAGAAATACCAAATCTTCTTTTATCTGGTACGGCAGGTGTTGGAAAAACAACAGTTGCTAAAGCATTGTGTAATGAGGTTGGTTGCGACTACATTATCATCAATGGGTCTGATGAGTCTGGCATTGATGTTCTACGTAACAAAATCAAAAACTATGCTTCTTCAATGTCGCTCATGGGTGGCAGAAAAGTTGTCATCATTGATGAGGCTGATTATCTCAATCCTAATTCAACTCAACCTGCTCTACGGGGAGCCATTGAAGAATTTGCATCAAACTGTTCATTCATCTTCACTTGTAATTTTAAAAATCGGATCATTGATCCGATTCATTCCCGTTGTTCTGTTATCGATTTTAAAATCAACGGTTCTAAACCAAAACTGGCGTCATTATTTTTTAAGCGGGTTGAAAGCATCCTTTCACAAGAAGGAATTGAATACTCCAAAGATGTTGTTGCGGCCGTTATCACGAAACACTTTCCTGACAATCGAAGAATTCTTAATGAATTGCAACGTTACTCGGTTTCTGGTGCCATTGATGCTGGTATTCTTTCTAATGTTGCTGACATCCAACTCGAAGCCTTAATCAAAGCTCTCAAAGAAAAAGATTTTTCATCCGCTCGCAAATGGGTCACCAATAATTTGGATAATGATCCAATCAAAGTATATCGAAAATTATATGATTCTTTGTATGAAGAATTAACACCAGATTCGGTACCCCAATTAGTTCTCATTCTCGCCAAGTATCAATACCAATCCGCATTTGTGGCAGACCACGAAATCAATATGATAGCCTGTTTAACAGAAATCATGGTTGATTGTTCCTTTAAATAAGGAGAAATCATGGATCGTTCACAGATGATGGACATTCTCGGCCGTATGGGTGAGAAATATGTCAGCAACTACTTGGCCAAAAAAGGTGTTATTGTTGAGCAAGCACTCAATCATTTTGATAGTAAGAAAGATTTGACTGGTGACGGCAAAACTGTTGAAGTAAAAACTCAAGTACCTTTTATCAAAGAAAAAGCAATCACAATCAAACCAAATCAATTACGTAAGTGTCGTGGTGTAGATGAATTATATTTTGTCACCGTGCCTGCTGCTCGGCATAATTACAAGTATGCTGGATGGTTATTCAAAGTTGATCCAAAAACATTTAAAACAAGAAAATATTATACCAAAGATGGTCGTAATATGGTTTTGATTGACATTGAACAAGAGGCAGTTACACCTATTCAAAAAGTTGATGATAACACTCTGACAGAAATGATGAAATATACGGTATCGGAGTATTAAGATGCCAGATTTATTCAAAGAAGTTCTTCCGTCTATCTTAGAAAAGAAAAAAAGTGTATTTCGTGATGAGTTGGATTATAAAGATTATAACTCATATATTGTCAACCGAGCCTTATCCTATCACATGGACTGTGTTTTATATGTCAACGAACTAAACAAACATCCAAATCTGGAAAAAGACCTTCAATATCAATATCTTCTAAATACCATTAGACCAATGAAACGGAAATTTCAACCGTGGCAGAAATCAGAGGTCGATAAGAATATAGAATGTGTAAAGGTATATTTTGGTTATTCTAATGAAAAAGCCAAAGAGGCTTTACGAATTCTTACTGACGAACAAATCGCTGAAATAAAAAGAAAAACAGATAAAGGCGGAGTTAAGTAATGATTAATATTACAGATTTGGTTGAAGTGACTTTGAATCAACAAGATGATTTCCTAAAAGTCAGAGAAACCCTCACACGCATTGGCGTGGCATCAAAAAAAGAAAAAATACTATATCAATCGTGCCATATTTTACATAAACAAGGCAAGTATTATATTGTTCATTTTAAAGAATTATTTGCTTTGGATGGAAAGCCAACTGACATTAGTGATAATGACCTCTCCCGTAGAAACGCTATTGCTAATTTGTTAGAAGATTGGGGTTTGATAGGTTTAGTCAATAAAAAATCCACAGAAGTTCCACAACCAACTTTTTTATCACAAATTAAAATTCTTTCACATAAAGAAAAAAGTGATTGGCAATTAATACCGAAATATAATATTGGTAACAAAGTTAAAACAGGTAATTATTAATACCAAAAAAGTATTGACAAATAAAAGCAAATGTGTTATAAATATGGATGTAGGCGCCTTAGGGGCCTATAATTTTGATTAACTCGCTTAAACTAAGGAGCACATAAACATGACTACAAGTCTATTACCTTCCCTTTTTGACTTCCACAAGACCCTCGATCCGTATACGGTTGGCTTTGACAGTTTCTTTAAAGATATTGAAGAAGTTACCAAAACGATTCAGAAGGCTGTGCCGTCATATCCCCCATACAATATTAAACAAGTAAGCAAAAACAAGTATGTCATCGAAATGGCAGTTGCTGGTTTTGCCAAGTCTGATATTGAAGTAACACTTGAAGGCAATAAATTGGTCATCAAAGGTTCCGCTCAAGAAAACGATATCAA